TGATGAAATAAATTTAATTAACTCTATTAGACAGAGTAATTTAACTCCATCAGAGTATTTACAATAGATTGCTGGTACAAGTGTTCAATCAGAACCTCAATATAAAGTAGATGATTTATCTGATGATGAACTCTTTATATTGGACTTGGAATCTAGAGTAGGAGAATTAACAGATGATGAAGCTGCACTGGCTTTGAGTAATGCTAAACAAAACGAAGATTTTTACAAAAAGCAAGTTGATGGTATTCGTAAAGAATATAAAGAAAGAGAAGATTTTAAATCAGCACAAGAACAGGCTGAATTAGAGGAAGAACAACAACAGGCATACAATCAGTATCAACAAAACATTGTTAATGCTATTAGTCAGTTTAACTCTGTAGGAAATCTTGATTTAAATATGGAAGATGCCGACAGAGATGAACTTGCTGACTTTATGCTTGCTCAAGATGAGACTGGGCATAATTATTTATATAGAGCTTTACAAGATCCAGAGACATTAGTAAAAGCTGCATGGTTTATATTAAATGGTGATGAAGCATTTGATAGTATTTCAGATTATTTTACTAATTAGATTAAAACAATTTCAGAAAACCAATATAAAAAAGGTTATTTGGATGCGTAGAAAGGTGTCGAACCTACGAGACCTGGAGTAGTTATAAAGAAAGAAAATAAAAAAACTCCTCAAAAACAAGTTAATTCAATATACGATTTATATGACGAGGAGTAATTAAATAAAATGGGAATATGAAAATAGCTTTTACATCTAATATCCCTACAATGGGTAAGTGGTATTGCCCATTTAAAACTTGGTTAATTGCTGAAATTCCTTCAAATTATCGGAGAATCAGCATCTATTAAAAGAAGTTCAAAGACTATACGCCAAGAATTGTGCTATTTCAATTATGATATAGTCTCGTCTAATATGATGATAAAATATTAGTTAAGGCCACAGATACTAGAACTTACGAAGATTTTTACAAGTATCTTGGTGTTAAGCCTCACAGACTCGGTCTCGTATCGAGCATGTATGAGGATTTGACCGCTGGTTTTTTGACAGAAGGTTTAAGAAATGTCTTTTATAAAGACATGACTAAGAAGCCTAAGTATGAAAGTATTAACTCTCTTATGTACGAGTGGAACCTCGAAACTAACTATATTAAGAGAATTGAATTTGCTGCTGTACCTGAAGGTAATGGTGCTGGTGGAACAGAAATCATAATGGCCTTTAAAGAAAGATATTATGAAAAGTATGATACCTTCAAGATTGAAGAGTCGGGTCAGCAATGTATGGTAATTAGTCGTCCTCAGAGAAAAGGTGACCAATACTGGGAAGTAATAGTTCGCCTTGTGGATAACAATTATGATACTGTACTTGATACTTCAGCTTGCTATCCTGGTGCAAAAACCATGTGGATAAGTGCTCATATGCCAGAACTTCACGAAGAAGGTTCGGGAAAAGCCATTTAGAGCCTCTTCCGCTTAATATTTTCTATTAAGTGTTAAATTAAAAACCTTTTTAACTGCTGAAAACCCTTAAATGGTAATCAGCATCAAAGATTATTATTTATAAACCTAAAAAATAGTAGTATATAGATTCTTAAATAATAATAATGTTCGACGGTCATCGAAAACACATTATTTTTTTTATAATGGAAGTGAGTAGAGTAGGAGAAATCCGAAAAGGAAGGAACTTTTATAGTTAAGATATGACCTAAACAGTATGGAAACATATTGAAGTAATTGTATACAAAATGGCAATCAAATGTTGAGAAAATGAGAGGATATATCCAAACACACCGTTTTGATGCTTCTTATTCTGCTCAATATGCTGCTTTTGAAGATGTTTTTGTAAACATCTCTAAGGGTAAAAACGAAGGTGGTTTAGGTGACGCTGTTTATAAGATGGATTCTGTACAGAAGAATCTTCTTGAAACATTCCTTACCGGTCGAAATAATGCCTTACTTTTCAGTAAAGGTAATGTTGACCCACGTACAGGAAAGCCCACTATTGTAGACCCTAAAGTTTGAATTGGGGTCGTGTAGTGTAAACTACATACTAAAATCTATCTAATTGCTGAAACTTTGTAAAGATAATCAGCAGATAAAGTTGAACATAAGCAGGCCATATCGGTAGCGTTCAACTAAATTCAACGACTAGTCTGGAAAGACGTACATGTATAATCATGGAAATGGTAGATAATTAATTAATATTTTAGAATTAATTTTTATGAAAGTAATTGTATATTTAACAACCAATATAATAAATAAAAAAATCTATATTGGAGTACATGAATGTAAGAAAAATGAAAAATCATTTTATTTAGGAAATGGAGTATATAATGATAAACCAAGTACTTATATGCATCCTAAAACTAAATTTCAAGCTGCTGTAAAAGAATTTGGTCCAAAAAATTTTAAAAGAGTAACAATTAAAGAATTTGATAATGAGGATGATGCTTATTTTTTAGAAAGTGAATTAGTTGATAAAGATTTTTTAAAGCGTCCTGATGTATATAATATGGTTTTAGGTGGACGTGGTGGAGACCTTAATAATAATGCAAAACCATGTTACAAATATGATTTACAAGGAAATTATCTTTGTGAATTTGCATCTCAAGCTAAAGCAGCCGATTCAGTAGATAGAGTTACATCTACAATAAGGTATGCGATTATTAATAAAGTAAAAGCTGCTAATTTTTATTGGAGCTACGAAAAAGTTGATAAGCTTGATTTATCTGAGTATAAAACAACTGATAATAAAGTATGCATTTATCAATATTCTAATAATGGAGATTATGATTGTTGTTATGAGTCTGCATCGGATGCGGCTAGAGTAAATAACACTTCATCTAGTAATATTTGCAGAGCTTGTAAATTAGGTTTTTTATTAAATGAAAAATATTTTTCTTATATCTTTAACACAAGTTATACTAAGCCTGAGAAATTTTCAGTCAGAGGACATTGTGTTTATCAATATTCTTTAAAAGGTGAGTTTATAAAAGAATTTCAATCTTGTAACGCGGCTGAAAAAGAATTAAATGTAAAAAAAGGCCTTTCTACAGCTATCAGGTTAGGAAGAACCTTTGCGGGATTTCAGTGGAGCTTAGAAAAATTAGATTCACTCCCTTCTAAGGAAAAAGTTCAATGTTCAGCAAGAAAAGTTGGACAATTTGATTTGAATGGAAATTTAATTAAAGTATTCAATACAGTTACTGAATGTAGAAAAGAGTTTTCTGGATGTAGAGGAGTATTACAAGGTAAAAGTAAAACATCTGGAGGATTTATATTTAAATATGTGGATTAATTAAAGATATAGTCTAATCTATATAGAAATATATAGAAAATTAAGGATTCAAACAGACCTATCTATATTTCAGATGGTCTTATACCTCAAATTGAGGCATTTGCAAGTAAGTATGTTTATAATAGACTTACTTTAAGTGTATTTAAGACTGCTTTGCAGGTACTTAATCAGAAAGCAAGTTCTCCTACAGGCAACCACTATGTGATTGTATGTAATGAGAAGTTCTTTGCAGACGCTAATGATGTTCTTGAGACATACTTGCAGCAATATCATACTGATGGAACATACTTATGGAGTCAGAAAGCTAATGATTATATTGAAGTTGGAGCTAAAGGTTTCGATACTTATAATTGGCTTGGTAATTCTCTCTCGTTCCACGTTGATAGAACTTTCTCTCGTGAATATGGCATGGATAAGGGCTTTGCTGCTATTATTGACTTAACAGCTGATAAAGCAAGTAATCGTCCGCCTATCTCAATGTTCACAGTTAAGAATGGTGACATGATTACTAACAAGTACCGCGGCGTAAAATACTGCGCTATATAATAGTAATATTATATATTAAATCTTTCTAATTGCTGAAAAGACTTAAAAGTTTATCAGCATCTAATTTTTAGGAATATGCAAGATTTTTTAATCAGCTCTTAAAAAAAGTTCAACGACTAGATATTTTTATCGTACATTTGAAATAGAATGGAAAAGGAAGATAACTTTCAATAAAGTATAAAATTTAAATATTAAAACTATGAAATATATTGTATATTTAACAACAAATATTAAAAATAATAAAATTTATGTTGGTGTACATAAAACTGAGAATCCAGATATATTTGATGGATATATAGGAAATGGAGTAAATAGATTTCAAGCTTCTAGTATGTATAATTCGGATTATCCATTTTGTATGGCAGTACGAAAATATGGATTTGATTCTTTTAAAAGACAAATAATATAGATATATGATACAGAACAAGAAGCTCTTGATTTGGAAGAGAAAATTGTGAATGAAGAATTTATAAAAAGAAAAGATACATATAATATTGTTCTAGGCGGAGGCATGCCTCCTATTAAAAACAAAGTTGTATATTAGTATTCTTTAAGTGGAAGCTTTATAAAAGAGTGGCCTTCAATTACAGAAGCTGCAATATTCTATAAATGTTGTAGTACATGTATAGGAAATGCTGTAATATTTAAAAGAGCTTCTCAAAATTATTTTTGGGCAGATTGTAAATTTGATGCTCTTGATATTGAAAATTATACAATTTATTCTCCTAAAATAGCTATATATACATATAATTCAGATTGTGAATTTGTTAAACTTTTTGAATCTTTATCTGAATGTCAAAAATTTTTAAAAGAAAAGTCACTAAGACATATTCAAAGAGCTTTAAAATTAGGAATAAAAGTAAAAGGTTATTATTTATCTACTGAATTATTTTCTAAATTTATTCCTCCTAAAACCATGAGATTAACTGGATTAGTACATCAATATGACCTAAATGGAAATTATATTCAAACATTTAAATCAATTAAAGAAGCAGAACAAAATTTAAATACTAATCTTTCCGAAGTAAATACATCTATTAAATTGGGATATCAATGTAAAGGTTATTTATGGTGGAGAGGGGATAAATTAGAATCATTGCCTCCGTATAAAAAATCTAAAAGTTCTGCTAAAAAAATAGGACAATATACATTAAACGGCGAATTAGTCAAAATATTTAATACCGTAAGAGAAGCTAGAAAAGAATTTCCTAATGTTAGTAAAGTATTGAAAAAACAAGCGTCTCATTGTCATGGTTTTAATTTTAAATATATTGAAGAAAGTTAAAGATATAGTCTAATTTTTTATAGAAATATAAAAATATTTAATGAGGCGGTCTGACTGGTCTTGAAAGTGGCGAAGTTGCTTCTCCTGTAGCAGGTAGTAAGCTAAATATATTGGCTTTATAATTAGAAATAATTATATAAAATTTTCTTTTAATGCTGAGAAATCTTAAATGACAATCAGCAGCTTAAAATATTCTTATCTCAATAGAGGAGAGAATATTAGATAGTTCAACGACTAGTTTAATATAAACGTACATACAGTTTAGTATGGAAAAAAGAAATAACTTAAATATGAAATATATAGTATATTGTACAACCTGTAAGGTTAACGGAAAAATTTATATCGGAGTTCATAAAACGGAAAATCCGGAGATATTTGATGGATATATAGGAAACGGAATTAAAATTGGGTGGACAATTAAAAATGCTCATACTGCATTTCAAAGAGCATTGAAAAAATATGGATATTCTAATTTTATTAGAACTGTATTATATGTATTAGATTCCGAAAAGTTAGCATACGATAAAGAAGCTGAAATAGTTAATTATGACTTTGTAAAACGTCGTGATAATTATAATACATCTTTAGGAGGAATACATCCAGGATGCTCTTATGACAAATTATACCAGTATGATTTTAATGGAAACTTTATAAAAGAATGGCCTTCAGTTCAAGAAACTGTAAACTATTATGGATGTAATTCTAATAGATTTAACATGGCTATTAAAGATAAAAGAAGTGCATTTAATAGTTATTGGTCAAAACAATTTTATGAAAAACTTGATGTTTCTGAATTTAGAAAAAGTCAAGCTTCTGAAATTTATTGTTATACAGAAAAAGGAGATTTTATTAAATATTATAATTCTGTTAAAGAAATAATATCTGAATTAGGTTTTACTAAATCATCTATAGATGATGCTATGTCACATAAAAGACCCTTAAAAGGATATTATTTTATTTCAGATTTGACTATTAATATTTATAATCTTATTAAAACAAGAGAATTGGTTTATAATTTAACTGATAAATCTGTATCAAAATACAATAAAGATGGAAATATTATCCAAACTTATGCAACTATAAATAAAGCTGCAAAAGAAAATGGTGTTACAGTCAACAGTATTAAGAAATCAATTCAAAATTCTGACGGAACTTGGTCTTATGGATATACTTCTAAATATACTCCAAATAAAGTTCCAGTAGGAATAAAGATACAACAATTTGATTTAGAAGGCAATTTGGTCAAAATTTGGGACAGTATATCACAATGTCAAAAAGAACACCCTAAAGTAAAGGACGTTTTATATGGAGGAAGGAATCAAACTCATGGATATAAATTTAAAGTAATAGAATAAGTTAAAAATATAGTCTGACTTATATAGAAATATATAGGATAATCGAATTATGTGGGGTTATTCAAGCCTTGCTGTCTTTAATCCTTATCGTAGTTATATTATACGTGAAGCTTAACATAGTTAAGTAAAAATTTTTAGATATTATTAAAAGAGCTGCCTGTAACAATTTGGTTACAGGCCCTCTTTTATGGATTTATGATTTATGAAAATATGGCAAAAAAAGAAACATTAAAAGAAATTAATTTATCAAACAAGATAATCCTAAGAAGTGTTCGTGGAAAAGTAGGACAAGTTATTAAGATTGAACCTTGTAAAGATCCTAACACAAGTGAATATCCAGATTGTGTAAAGAAAGTAGATTCTAATAATGATATGATTCTTTCCGAGGCTGAAAGAAACGACCCAAATAGAAAATACTTTATCAAAGAAACAGATGTTTTTGATGTAGTTGATGGCACTACATTTGATTTAGATGATGTTCGTCAGAGATTCATTTGGGAAGCTATTAAGAATTGTCCTTTAATTGCTCCAGATTATTATGCAAAAGACATTAACGGCAATTCATTGATTAATGGAACTGGTCCTAATTCTACAAGACCAAGATTCGGCGTAGCTGAATTATTTATAGAAAAGCCTGGCGAAGATTCTGTTCGTAGAGTTTCAAAGAAGAAGCAAATTCATGATGCTGAAGACTTTATTTGGAATGATAAGCGCGGATATGATGGTCGAGTTTTGATGGCTAAATTACTCGGACATGAAATGCAAGGATTACCCGATGCTGATGTAACAGATTATTTAATTCAAATTGCAGAAAAAAATCCAGAAAAGATTATCAACCTTTATACAGGTGGAGAAACTTCTATTAGATTACTCTTTATAGAGGCTAGAAACAAACATGTTATAGTTTATAAAAATAAACTCTATATATATGCAGATAATGTGGTGTTAGGAGCTAATGATGAAGCTGCCATATTATTCTTAAAAGATCCTAAAAATGTAAACGTCTTAAATCTTATTAAGAAGGAAACTTTTCCTGAATTAACAAAAGAAGACGAGAAAAAATAATTAATAGTACATGACAGCTAGACAAGTCTATGAAGGAGTATTAATTGAATTACATAAAGAAAATGCTCCTAATCTTCTTTTGGAAGACTTTAATTATTTTGTAAATAAAGCTATTAATCAATATATAAATAAGCGTTATAATATTTATGATATAAATCAACAAACTACAGATGATTTAAGAGTATTGAAAGCTACTGCACTATTAGATGTTACTAAAGTAGATAGCTATTCAGAATTATCTTTGGCAGGCGGAGCCACTTATGAAGTAAATATGCCAATGGATTATTTACATTTACTTAATTGTATTTGTATTTACAAGGTTCACAAGACTTATAAATGTTATAATGCTGGAGATACTTGGAGAGCAGCAGCTACTCGATTAACAGCAGATGCTTACTCTCAAGTTCTAGACAACTTTTGGTTACGACCTACTTATAAAAGACCTTATTATTATATTCATAATATAAATCAGAATCAAACTGTTCCTACAAATCCCTATGTACTATCAGATAAGGGTGAATTAGTAAAAGGTACAGATTCAAATGACATTTTTGAAAACTCTCCTTAGCGTAGTTATACTAATGCTAAAAAAGATACTGTTTTATATGGCAATAAACCATATGGGGAGGATGGCAATGGAAATAAAATTGTTTAGGGCAGCAAAGGTCCGACGAATATTGTAATAGATAATACTTCTGTAAGTAATGTCGAAAGAGGACAAAATATAAGATATGGAAATCGTTCTCGTGTACGTCTTGAAATAAGATATGGAACGGATGATTCTGTATTTGAACTCATAAAAGTATATGTTGATTATATAAAAGCTCCACAATATATACGTCTTACACAAGAAGAACTTGATTATACAGAGGATACTTCTCAGTTATTAGAATTTCCTGATTATGTATGTCAAGAGATAATAAATGAGTTGGTTAATATTATCATGGAAAACATTAGTGACTAGAGACTCTAGACTCACCCAGTAGTTAGTTAGTCTATTGCAAATCCAGCTCAACAATAGGCAGAACCCGCAGCACAAGCTGCACAATAAAATTTTTTAAATTATGTTTAATTTTACTACTCAAAGTATTCTTAACACTGTAGATAAATGGGAAGGTACAGGTTCTACTAAAGGTAAAAATTTAATTATTAACAAAAGTAATGGACGTTATCCTCAAGTAAGAATTGGTAATGCCAGATTTAATTGGCCATGTGTCTTAGATATTCATAAGGCAAGTTATGTTCCTGAGAATCTTGCTGAAGTAACTTTTGATTTAAGCAAGATTTCAAAAAAGAATCTCGTAGCTGAAGCAGATATAGTTGGAACTTATCGTATTGCTCTCTACATTGGCTTATCCATGAATAGCCAAGATTCATTCTATGCAAATGATTTTGTATACAAAGGAAAGCCTTTCTATGTAGAGTTTGTAGTTAAAAATAAGGAAGAGTTAACTAACGGCACACTTCCTGCAAGAATTAAGAAACTTGCTGAACAGTATCTTATTTTCCAAGCTGATGAAAAGATTTTAACAGTAGAAACTAACAGCACGGAAGGACATACAAATGAAATTACTTTCAAGGCAACTAATGGTTATCAGGTAATCAAGAAGGCTTATCTCCAGCACTTTGATGAAAAAGCTATTCAAATTGACTGCTGCACAACTGGTGCTGAATTTATAAACCTTATTGAAGGTATTCCTGCTGTGTATACTCTTAATGAAGACGGCGTTGTTACATTAGGTACTCCTAAACCTAAGCATATGAATGGGGACGGTGCTCCTATAGAATATACTGATACTGAAGTTCCAATTAAACCTGGTACTGAAGAGTTCTTAGGTTACAACTGGATTATTCATAATCTCAGACTTCCGACTGGAGCTAATACTCAATGGTGGTCTCCTGTTCCTGGTGAAATGCCTGTCGTTGGTGGCAAATATAACCAGTATATTATAAGAATTATAAAAGACCGTGATGGTATCGCAGGTGGCATCCTCGGACAGAGAGCTACTACTGTTACAACTCATGTTTTCTATGTAATGGTTGGCCAACCTACAACGGAGTTTGAAAGTGCTATTGCTGACCTCGGAACTACTATTAATGGTGCTGATATAGTAACTAATGCACCTTATGCAGCACTTCCTAATAATGGAACTGCAAAGGTTTATAGTAAGGCATTTGAGAATAATAAGAATCCTCGTGATCCAGAGCCTATGTATGATGTTGTTGGCAGCAAAGGATAAGTTAAGAATATCTAAATATGAGCTAGGCCAGACCTAAAAGGTCTAGTCTAGCTTTTTTTATTTTAAAATTATGGTATATACAAGCATAAAAAAATTAGCTGATGCAGTTTATAATGATGTAGTGTCCGGATTAAGAGGGTATCATCAAAATTCATCTATTTCTAAACAACAATTAGAAGAGGAAATAGTACAAATGAGACTTCTAATTATTAAAGAATATATGATGAAAGGAATACTTCCGATTTAGGATTTACTTGTTTCATTAAATTGTATTCCTGTAGATTGTGATACTCTTGATAAATGTAAATGCCGAGGTTCCGTTTGCGGAGAACCTGTAGCGCATTTTCAAATTCCACAATTATTATATGATTATGGTTTGAATAAATCTATATATTATTTAGGTTCATCTGATAGACAACATCCTTTTTTATTCTATACTAAACCTATTAATAGACTTTAGACATTTTAGAAATATCGTAAACGTGGAAAAAGAAAGCCATGGGTTTATATTGATGTAACTCCTAATTCTAATGGATATATAGACTGTTATATATTTGATGCTCCATTGATTAAACAAGTATCAATTACTGCCGTATTTAAAGACCCACGTCAATTAGAAGAATTTTAGTGTGAATGTGGCGAAGATTATATGAAAGAAGAAATTGAAAGCTAGACTGATAATAATTTCAATTTTTTAGATACAGTTATAAAAGAGCGGCTTACTAAACAGAAATTGTATTACTATCGTTAGGCAGCAGCTCCTCTTTTACCAAATGATTAGACTTATTAGCCATGAATGATTTTCATTATGTTGCAGTAATGCTTGATATGTTATATGGTATTGAAATGGACGATGAAGATTTAGAGGAATTAGGTTTGATTGCTTGGAATTTAATCGGAAATAAAAATATTAGATTACATAGATGTCGTTTAAAAATAAATGAACAAGATTTGTCAATTACATTGCCGTGTAATGCTACAAATAAAAACGGAGAACTTGGTGGAGTTGTAGAATTAGTAACGGCAAGTTATGAAGATTGGCAACATGTAACCAATCATACTTATAATGGTGACATAAATTCTTCAATTACTGAAAATTAGATAGAATATGAAAAGTATTATCAAGGTCCTTTTTATCTTCCCGGAAAAATACTAAAATATCACCAAGTCGAAGATAAATTGTACTTTACACATAATTATGGGACAGTTAACGTACTTTATAAGGGAGTTATTGCAGATGATGAAGGACTTCCAAAATTAACTGATAAAGAAGCTACAGCAATAGCTACATATATTGCTTATGTTATAAAATTTAAAGAAGGACTAATTACTAATAATCAAGCTATTGTTTAGATGGCAGAAATGTTAAATGCTAAATGGTTAAGACAATGTGATTAGGCTCGTGTAACATACTTGAATTAGAATGATATGAATTAGATTATTGAAATAAAGAACTCGTGGGATCGAGGTATATATTCTAAATCTTATAAAGGATTAAAATGAATTATGCACTTGGTTGGGCTTGTAATTTAAAAGATATTTTCGTTCGGTTTCCATATGAAAAATTTCCATCTTTAAAAAAATTGAGGACAAAACGTGAAAGATTAGCTTTAATAAAGAGGGTATTTATAGAAGGATTAAGATTAATTCTTACTGATATAATTGAAAACAATGTAACATTTAAAGTACCTTCTATAGGATATATTGGTGGAGAAATTCATATGGAAGCCGTTCGAGATTAGGACTTTTATGAAGCTCGTAAAAATGGAAAATTCAAAGAAGTTGATTTTATTGAATCACTTTTTACAGGATATTAGATGTATTTATATATTCACGGAAAAAGAGATAATTTTCTTCATAGGAGAAAATTTCCAATTTATTTTCATAAAGAATTAAGAAATAAATTGATTGAGAATACAAATAAAGGAATGGTTTATTGTTAATGAAATAGACAGATATAAATGATTATGTAAAATAGGTTCATGAAAAATTTCCAGAATTAACTGAATCTGAAGTAAAAAGAATTTTAGTTTATGGATGGAAAATGATACTTTAGTATATATCAAAAGGTAATGATTTACATATTCAAACTAATAAATTTTTTACTTTTATAGGGCGAATACCCACTAAAGCGTTAGATGTTTTTAAAATATATAGATATAAATTATCCAAAAGAATAGCTTATATGTTTAAAAGAACTAACTCAGAGTGGGATGGTTATTATTACTTTACAAGAACAGAAAATTAGTATATGGATTATCTGAAACAAAGAAGAAAAAAGTATAAAGTATTCAAAAACGTGTTCTTATATAAATTATTAGAAGAATTAAAAATAAAAGAATCAGATCGTCCATACATATTTAGATTAGCTGAAGATAGAACTAGTTGGATGAATAAGTATTATCCAGAAATTAAGACAGATAAAGCAGAATTAATCATATAGAGAGATTCTCTTACACTACAAGATATGATGACTTCTTAGAATAAATTTAAATACATACAACAATAATGGAACAAGCAGTCAATACTTTTTAGAAAGGACTTCAATTAGACAGTCATCCAATGATGCAAGGGAATGAATCTCTTACTGATTGTCTGAATGGAACTTTTATTACATAGAATGGAAATGAGATAACTCTTCAGAATGATATGGGAAATGCTCGCGTTGACCATGCATATCTTCCAGCTGGATATGAGCCAGTTGGAATTAAAGAATATGGCGGAGTAATATATGTAGCATGTCATAATCCTCTTACAGGTAAAAGTCAAGTAGGAAGTTTTCCATCTCCTGAGAGAATTAAAGGAGCAGAATACAATTTAGGTAATTGCATATGTTTAAATAATATTATTTCTAATAATAATACTTAGGGTGAGAATAAAAAATTTTTAATAAATGATAGTATTCTGTATCCATTAACTGAGGATAATTCATTACATGTTGGAGATAAGTTTGCAATATATTATACTGGAGAAGACTAGGAGTATTTTAAAAATGTATCGAATTATAATAATATACAAGGTAAACTTATAAAAACTCCAAAAAATAAATTATATACCCTATCAATAGGAATACTTAATTCTTAGAATGAATTTGTTGATATTACAAAATCTTTATTTAGATTTAATAAAAATGGGGAACAATTACCTAAAACTGGAAACGATAATTTTGATTTTAATAATGGGTATTTTATAATTCCAATTGATGAAAATAATATATCTGGAATATTGGGAAACGAAAGTAGCACACAAGAATATTTAAAAAATAGGTTAGCATTATCCAATGTTAATACATATTCATATAAGTTAGTAGGGCCACTTTATTTAAAATAGACATTAAATCATATTAGAGAATTTACCTACAATATTGATGGTTATAAAGAAGAAGGTAATTATACTTTAATATTTACTGCAAATATTACATATAATTGTCCTGATGGAACTGGTATCTAGAAACATGGAGATTTAACTGATTTTTAGGATGATGGAATACGTAATAATTTAGATATTAATAACTTTTGTATATTGGAAGTAATTAATGCAGATGAAAATTCAAATGAAAATTCAGATGAAAATTCAAATGAAATATCTTCTAAACCATCTACAGAAGTAATATCTCATACGTATGATTAGACAGAAAACTTATATCACTGTATATTGAAGAAAGAATATACTTATACACATAATGATAGTTCGTCTAATATTGGAAACTTTTTCATCGGAGTAATTGCCTCAAACCATTTTTATAATAGTCCTGATACTGATGATTCATGTGAATGCAATTTAACAGAGTCAGCTAATGAAGTTATTTTTGATCCTAATTTATCAGAAGAATTTTCAATAAATCTCGATTTATTAGGAACTGGTAATATATAGTTTAATGGATATAGATATTTTAATAATCCAAATAGAACAACACTTGTATATAATACTAGTTATTATAAAAAATAGGATGAAATTAAGGAATTAGTCTTTAAATTTAAAGATATAACTACTGGTTATAAAAATAGGGATGAAATAGTATTAGGCCCTTATACAGCAGTTAATGGAAAATCTGTAATTGAATTTGATTGGGAAGATTCCCTTGATTCAACTAAAGAATTTATTCCTAGACATGTTTATAGATTAAATATTTATGAACAAACTTAGGGTGAATCGGAATTAGAGGAAGTTGTTGAAAATCTACATTTTTTAACTACTCCATTATTTAATTCATGTTATAATCCAAGTAACAGTGATTTTATTGAGGATTTTAGAGATATATATTTAGGAAATGAAGACCATCCTAAATATGATGTAATCCTTAAAAAACTTACAATAAATTATGATTATGAATCTAATTTTAAAGGAGAACTTAAAAAAGTGGGAGATTATAAAATTAGTGGTTCTCTAATTAAGTCTGGACTTTCTGGGTTTACCATAGATAGTAATAGTAGTAATGCTAAAGAAAGTGGTAGTGTTTGGGAAGATGAAGAAGAGGAAGAACCTGGACAAACAAGTTCTGAAGAATTAGTTCAACCTGACAGTATAGTTGAAAATTCATATAGGATAACAGGAACATTTACTATTCCCAACTTTGCTCCTTTTAGATTAGCTATTCATGGTACTGGACTAGGAAATACTGTACTAAATATTACAATTAAAAATCATAATAACCAATAGACTTATACATATGGTTAGTATAATTTATATAATATAAATGACACTTTACATGTAAATGAAGAAACCGGAGAAACTAATGAAGTTACATTTTGGCATACAATGACTCCCGTATTTACATTACCTGCATACATGTTTAATACATTAGGAGACGAAACTGAAATTGATGTAATAATTGATTATTATGCAGGATATGTCTTTGATAATTTAAATCTATATTTAAATACACAAAATAATATATTAACATAGTTTACGAGTAATGAGTATTTAAATATAGAATCTGTTACCTCTAATGATTCTACTGAATTAGTCAATATAACCTCAAGTTTGAGTAAAGACATTACATTTAATCAAGATTATATTTACATTGGAAATGTAAAAGGACGATATTAGTTTGTTGGAGATAGTACATTTACAGATGAATATCAAGCACCTAGACTCACATTAGTTAAAAATCAAATAATCGATGTATGGAAATATTTAGATTAGAGTAAGTATATTGATTCTACAACAACGCATGATTTTAATAATGTTAATTTCGATAGTGATGGAAATATTGTCTAGAATTGTACATTTGTTCCAATGCAGGCCGGTTCTCAATTTAGTTTATATAAATCTACAAAATAGACATTAACTTATAATAAAAGTATTATTTATACTTTTGATTGTAGTTATAATTCAGCTTTCCAGAGTATAAATTCCTCACGAAATAATTATTTTTATTTAGAAAAAGGAGATTTAATAAAAGTCAAATTACAATATAATAATACTTCTATTAATAGTTCTTTTACAGGTAATTTAGGAATACAATTTAATAATAATTCTTCTTATTATTATATTCCTATATAGACTGATACTTGGTTTAGTATTCCAGAAGAAATATTATGTAATTGGGTCAATAGTGATAATATTTTAATAGCTACTCTTAATTCATTATCTGGAGTGACAAATATAAATAATGATTATAATTTACAGCTTATAGTAGAAGTTGCTAAACACGAATAGACAATTCCTAGAACAAATGCTCCGTTAAGAGCTTCTTCGGCTAGTTCTTCAACTAATCCTGGTTATGATAATCAGCCAACAAGTTGGCAGAATTTATATTTATATATGAATGGTAATTATTATTTTCTTTAGGGAAGTCAGCCATATGACGGCCAAACTTATAAAATAACGACTTAGGCACTTTTTACCGAGGAAAGTGATTATAAATTTAATTTCAATAATGAGAATGAGCCATATATTATTTGTGTTGAGGAGCATAGTACTTATGATAGCCAAATAAATACTCCTATTTCTTTTGACTCTAAACTCGGATATAAAATTCCATTTAATGATTAGATAAAAAGGAAAGGTTATATTAAAGGAGGAGTTCGTTATAAACTAGAACGAGAGGGACCAGCTATTTATGTAGCTTACGCTATGCCGTTTGATTACGAAGCATAGACAAGTCTAAAAAAAGATTTTCATTTATTATATAATGAATATACATCTCCAAGTACAGATAATACAGAACAATCTACTACTCCTGTATACACAGCTCCAGATGAAATTGAATTAAAATATTCTCAAACTTATCAATTAGATTATACATCAGAACCTAGATTAAGAGTTATTAATGTTGAAAATTATCCAGAAGATATACGAGAATTTTTAACGACAGATATTACACTATCTTTAAATTAGAGTTTCAGTGGATATAAGGATAAGATTATTACAGAGGGAACTGGAGCATCTATTGATGAAAGTGAAATAATTACACAAGGTAAAAACCAATTTACCTTAAATCAAATATTTAGAGCTAAGGCAGTATCTCCATCTAATGTGCAAATTAAAAATGGATTTATGAGTATTCATAATTTATTAGATAATTTAAGTAACAAAGATATTGCTGATAAAGCTACTTTGGGAATTTATTGTCATGGACGTAGTGGTAGCGATTCAAAAGCTATTAATGGCCTTAGAGATAGGGATGGCAATAGTGTAACAAATGGAACTCAATTTGATAGTGATACTTTAGATGGACTTAAAACATTTGAATTGGATAATTTCAAAGAATAGTGGTTTAGTTACTTAAATTAGAAAAACTTTGCCTTTAGTTATTAGTTCTTTAGGTCTATTACTGGAGGAAATAGTAGTAGAAATATTAATTATAGAAGTAATGTGGCAAATATATCTGGAAAAGTTGGCTATACATCTGCTTTAAGAGCTGCTCGTGTATGGTGGAGAAATTATGATGATACATGGTCTTTAATAAGGCTTACATTTGATAGATTCAGTCCTATATCATAGAAAGAAGAACTAGGTATTACAGTTGGATTGAATGGATTTTCAGTTTCAGTAAATGATAACTATCCAGTAGATGCCCATTATCCTTATAATTTTAATCAATTCTTAAAGAGTAAATTATTTGCAGAAAACTTTTCATATTGTGCTGTAAATCAATCAAATTGTGCTGCTGAACATATTTATATTCCAGATAAAAATAATTTAGCATATTTGGATAGATGTACAGTCAATTATACTATAACACCTAATATAAGAAGCATTGATGAATCTTCTGGTTCTAGGTATAACTATAGAGAAAATGAAAATTCAAATTTTATTGTGTCTTTTAAAGAATATTTTCCAAAATCTAAGCAAGAAGAACCCATTAATTTTGAAATTAAATGTATAGAATAGTTTTATGATGATTTTTTGAATTTTAATTATAATGAACTAACAAATATTGATTTAACTACTGGAAAAATGACTGATATAGATGGACAGCCATTAATTTCTTCAAATATTTATACTTATAATAATGGAGAATTAGTATTCAATATAGAAAAAACTAATAGGTTATGTAAATCTGATACTTATAAAATGGGTTCTTATAATGCTATATTAGGAAAAAACGTTAGAACTGATATTTTAGATTTAAAATATGACACTATAAGAGACGATAAAGATAGTGATAATGATCATCAAGCAACAGCTTTGAATTTTTCAGGAGTTAAAATAGCAGGAGTACAATGAGTAATATACAAGTATTTTTAAGTACATTAGAAACTAAAGGAAATCTAGCATATGAATATAATCCTTTTCATAATTATCAAACAAATGTTGATTTATATAAATATGAAACGGATATAGGAACAGTAATTGCTTCAGACAAGGCCAAAGTTTTAAAAAATGGCCTTGTCTTACATCAGTTATATGGAAATACCTGGGAGGATAAGTATGGAAATAAATATAATTCAGATATTCAAACAGTAGATAAAGGAGAAAAATATGCTAGCGCAGGTTCCTTAATAGATTTAGATACAGAATAGCTAAATTTCGATTTAGAACATCCTGTAGATATAGAAGTTTAGCCTTCTTATGATGGGTCTGTTAATCTTATTTTGAATGATGATAAAAATATTCCGAGATTAATTAATTCTAGATTCTCAGTAAGAGAAAAAGGCACTTATGAAATAGTAGATAGAATTGGAGAAAATGATACTAATATATATAGTTCAGATACTTTTGAAAAAGATACTTCTTTATACTTTTAGTATAAATCAAATCCTACTGTTCAATTTACCAATTTTATATCAGGAATATTACCTGTAGGTTCGTACTATTTTTGTTTTGCCTATTGTGATGCAGATGATAATGAATCTGATTATATAGCTGAATCAGGATTAATTCCAGTATTTTTAGGCAATGATGGCGACCCAAATTCTATGGTAGGAGGAATTAAGAATCAAAATTCTCATAAAGGCATTAAACTAAAACTCCAAAATCTTGATGATGCTTATACATATCTTAAAATTTACTATGTAAGGTATTTTGCAGATTATCAATAGAATAGAGTTTACGAAGCCAAGAAAATATATAAAAAATATCCTATAAATTCTGGCACTGTTTATTTATAGATTACTGGAAACGAGCAAGCTGAAGATATTGATGCAAATATTTTAAATATTTCAAGGTTTAATCCACATCATCTTCTTACTTAGGCATAGTGTAAAAATATGTTATTCTTCGGTAATATTGTAAAAAATGCTGATAATTATAGAGAATTATAGGATTGTGCTTTAAGAATAATTCCAAAAGTTATAGAGAAAACATTCTAGCCTACTGGAACTGATTATGTATATCCTGGATATTATACATCTATTAATATGTATAATAATGTAGGATATTTTAATAAAGAATATTATAGGTTTGGGGTAGTATTTATTTATGAGAATGGAACATTATCTAATGTGTATAATACATTAGGATATGATATAGTAAACAGTGAGAAAAATAATATTACATACAATAACGAATGTATGTATGAAGAAAGTGATAATTAGGCTATATTAGTTAGAAAGTATATAAAATCTGATGATGAAGGTTGGATAAAAAACTTTTCTGATTTCTTTAATCTAGGCGAAGATATTCCATCAAATACAATAAATTCGAAAGGAGTAGTAAAATTAAATAAAAAATATACATCAAATAAAATATTAGGAATTTAGTTTAATATCCCAAACGAAGTAATTAAGTTTTTAAAAGAAACACTTCATATTAGAGGACTTTTCTTTGTTAGACAAAAGTGTATTCCAAGTACTATAGCTTAGTGTTATTTGCTTCCTATGGATGAAGTTTTAAAAGCTCCAGTATTAAAGGTAGGAGATTTATATCAAACGGAATCTTTTATAACCAGAAAAAAGACTTTAACCAATGATTATAATCAAAGACTATATGCTTATAATGGCGAAACCTCTACTGAGAATAAAATTAGTAAACATGCATATGCCGCTATTTGTCCAGATTTTCTTTTAAATTAGCCTTATTATAATCAAATCTTTAATGGAAGTTCTTTTAAATTAAATCAAATTACTGATTCAAATTCAAGTGATTTTCATCGTTCTGATAGGTTTTATATTGATGGAAATACCTTATCAGAAGATGCATCTAATACGATAAATCCTACAGTATCTATTTGTTCTGTAACAGAAGATGTTCCAACAGTAGCTATAAAAGATTCTATTTATAAATTATAGATAGGTGAAGCAGAAGAAGCTTTTAGATTTGGGTTTGTTGAATATGACAACAGTTCTATGGATAATGAAAATAATGGAACTGATAAAAAAGAGAATTATTACTTTAATATTATTCGAGGGAAATATTCACCATACTTAGCTATATATAGCGATGTTGAATTAACAGTTAATTCCCTTTATGATATAATGTATGACCAACAGAACCCAATACAAGAATTTAAAAACAGAATGGATTCTTTCGAACCTTTTTATGCTATTAGTAATAGATACAATTTTGAATAGTTAGAAGGAGAAGGAGATTCTGATAAATCAATAATATGTTTTAGAGGAGATTGTTATTTAAACACATTTACATATCGTTTAAATAGAAATTTTAATGACCCAACACTTCCTAGTAATGATGAAATAATAGATCCGAATACTTGGAAAGATCACTATAAATTGGACGATCCTACAGAATGGACTAAAATATCTCGTTCAGATGTTAATGCTATTCAAATGGGAAGTTGGATTACATTCCAAGTAAGAAGTGCTATGAATTATGCTCTCCGTTCTGAAGATGCTTCTAATGTTGCAGAAGCTGCATTAATGGGATAGCCTCGTAGTTTTTATCCAAAAAATAAATTATTATTTAGAGGAAATAACAAAATTCCTGATTCTTATGTATTTAATGATGCGTATAGAGCTACTTTGGGATTTAAATGTTACTTTACTTTAAATGATATAAATTACATTAAAGATACTTTCTCAAATAGAATACAATATTCTGCTATATCTGTACAAGATTCTTATAAAAATAATTATAGATATTCATTATCTACATATTTTAGAGATTATTCTCAAGAATATGGCTCTATTACAAAACTTGTTGGATTTGAGGGATATTTACTTGTTATTTTCGAACATGGTATTGGAATTGCTGTAATTAATGAGAGAATATTGGCAGGTCAAGGAGATGGAGAACCTGTATTTATAAATACTAAAAATGTTCTTCCAGAAGAATTAACCATTATTTCCGATACAATTGGTACACAATGGGGAGAATCTGTAGTTAAATCTGAAGCAGGATATGTATATGGTGTTGATACAATAGCTAAAAAGATTTGGAGAGTTAAATCTCAACAATTAGAAATTATTTCTGATTTTAAAGTAAATAAATTCTTAGTTGATAATATTACTTTAGGAGAAAGAGAGAATCATCCATATATTGCATTAAAAAATGTAAAGACACATTATAATAATAATAAGAAAGATATAATGTTTACATTTTATGATGATGTTTATAAAGAAGAAGAAAAAGTTTGGAACTTGTGTTATAATGAATATCTTGATGAATTTGTAACATTCTATAGTTGGGTTCCAAGTTATTCTGCAAATATTGATACTTCATTCTTCTCGTTTAATAGAGAAACTTCAAAAGCATTATCTCTACTTGAAAAATCTAACTATTATAATTTAAATAATTATGGAGTATTATTAGAATACCCAGTTATAGATGATACTGATGAAGAAATAACATATCCAAAATTACATTATAGAGTTAAACATAGAACTTATTATACTATTAAAGAAGGATAGGATGGAACTGTTGAAAATACTGAACATAATGTTGGGCAAGGAGATTTTGAAAAAGAAACCGAATTTTCTAACTTTGTAATAGAGTTTTCTCAATATGGTTGGAATAAATATTTTGAGGTGATTAAAAACAATGACAATGAATATAAAATTGGATTAAAACCTGAAGTTACTTTAGAAGATATTAAAAATAAGATGAAAGAAAATAACTCTAAAGTCATAATTTTAAATATCACACCTCAAATAAGTAAGATTGAAAATCAAGTAAATGCCCTAAATGACATAACTAAGTTCCGAACAGAAACAATAGCTTTTACATTTAAGAGTATAGTACAAAATATTGTAGACTTAGATGAATTGAATCTAACTACTGATTTCTTTGTGCATGGACAAGGAGGCATATATGATTTGAAGGAAAATATTTATCCAACTCATTGGTATGGAGAAACTCATCCATTTGAATTTGAATTTGTTGTAAATGAACAGATTGCATATCAAAAGGTATTTACAAATCTTATTATTATAAGTAATAAAGCTGAACCTGAATCTTTTCACTTTGAAATAGAAGGCGATAATTATGAATTTTCTTCAGATAAAAGGACTATGTATTTCAGACAAGAAAGTACTAAAAAACTATTTTAGAAAGCAGGTTCTGACATCTTATATGATAGAAAATATGAAGATGTAGCAGCCAATTTACTTACAAAGGAATAGTATTATAGAAAATTGGATAACGATTATCAAAACCAATATACTGACTTTAAAAATTATCATGGAGTTGATAGAACATATCCAATAGAATCTGGAGGTTTAACTCAGCAAGTAAAATCTACAATATTCCCTCTTTATTATAAAAGAATTGATAAATATAATTATATATACGATAAATATCAAGAATTAGTTAGTGATGGAAAGAACTATTAGAATTTATCGGGTTCAGAAATTATTTGGAATAGAGATTTGAATTAGTTTAATATAGCTACTCACATTAAAAATAGTCCAATCGACCATTATGGAAGATTAAGAGGAAATTCATTCTATAAAGAAGGTAAATGGAATATACAAATTCCATCATTGAACTTTATGTAGAAAAATGAAAAACCTTGGACTACTCCTCCAATAATAGTATAGTATCTTCCAGAAGGTGTTAATGTTATTAACGGAAGTCATGTAGCTGATACATATGAAACATTAGATATTAAAAATCCTAGTGAATATGCTATTGCAGAAAACTGGACTTATAGAAAAGAAGCAAAAATACGAGATAAATGGATAAAAATAAGAGTAAGATATTCTGGATATAACTTAGCTGTTATTCATAGTTTAGTTACTTTATTTAATTTAAGTTATAGTTAATATGGATATAAATTATCAATTACCACAAATTCAAAGATTTCCAGGATTGTCTGAATATACAAGACAAGCTTCATTGCAAGCATTAGCTCCGCCTCCTGCATTATCCAATTCTGCTATGAATGCTGTTAATCAACAAAGACAGAATTTGTTTAACTAGTATTAGACATAGCAAAATAAAAATTAGTTACTTGGACAAGCTGTCAGTTCTTTAACTGGTCAATTATCAAATCAAGTTTCTGAAGGAATTTTTGGAACAGATACAGAACTTGGACAAGCTATGGGTAATCTTTTTAGTACTGGAATAAATACAGCCGGAGACCAAATAGCTAATAATATTTTTAAAGGAGAGTCTCTAATGAATGGAATGGGTCAAAGTGTAGGTTCTTCTTTAGCTGGAGCTGGTGCAGGTATGGCAGCAAACTACATAGGTAAAGGAATTTCCTCTTTAGGGGGAAATTCCAAACTTAGTAGAGGAATTGGTGCAGGATTTGCTACAGGTGCAGGAACTCTTGGAGGAGGTGCATTATCAAATATAATCAATGGAGAACGTGCATTTGGAGATATTGCAGATTCTTTTAAAGCTATTAAAACTTTTAATCAAGCTAAGAATTTTGCAAAAGGTTCTCCAGAAGCTTTGGAAGCTTTAAAAGCATCTAGGCTTGGAACTCTTAATCTTGCTGGATTAGGAGCCTCTATTGTTGGTTCAGGATTGCAAGCAGCATTTGGCCCCTCTAAAGAATATGGTGGAACATATGGAAATATTACTAAGGGAATGGATACTGCTTATGATTTAATTCAAGGAGCAGCTGGATTTATACCTGGAGTAGGAACAGCAGTATCTGGATTTATGGCTCTTAATAAAGGATTATCTAATGTGTTTGGCTCAACTAGTGGTATGACACGTCAAGATGCTATCTTAGGTTCTGCTTTTATGCCTGCTCCAGTTAAATGGTTGAATATGGCTGGAGCTAAAACTACTGATAAGTTTAGAAATCAAAGTTGGCAGAATCAAGAACGTACTAATACATTTATGCAAAATGGATTCGGTGATTTAGGAGAAAAATTTGATAAAGCACGTAGAGAGTCTGGAAAAACTTATGGAACTTTTAGCAGACATGCCTATAATAAAGCACAAGGTAATGTAAATTTTGCTAATGATGCTTTTAATAAAATATTAGATATGGCTGATGATGAAGAAACACGCAGAATTAGAAGTGAATATATGACTTCTATAAATAATCAAAGATATGCTCAAGATATTACTGGAGGATTTCGTCCTTTATATCGTGGTAAAGAAGGAATGAAGATTCCAGAAATTAACCACAATTTTGGACAAAGACTTCTTTCTGGAGCCGCTTTAATAGACAATAAACAAATGATTCTTTCTGCACAAGGCGGTACTAAAGTAACAAGACCTCCTAGAATGAGGGCGCATAGAAAAGGCGATGAATCTAGAGGTCTTACTTCAGAGGAACAAGAGTGGTGGAGATAGCATGAAGAAGAACAAAAAAGATAGTAGGAGGAAGAGACTGCTAGAAAAATAAAACAACAAGAAGAAGCTGCTAATAAATTTAATCAACAAACTAATATAGTAATGGGAGCAATGACTTAGCAAGCTAATGAAATTCCTTTTACTGGACAAGAATATCAACAAGCTGCTGAAGATTAGAAACAAAAAAAGGTAGAGAAATTTCATGAAGCTGAAAAAATTGGAGAAGCTGCTTTAATGGCAGATTTAGCTGTAAGTGCTGCTCCATTATTATAGAGAGGATTTAGATGGGTATTTAATAAAGCTGGATAGTTAGTTAAAGTTCCTAAATAGTCCGAATTATTTTCTTAGAATTTAAGTTCTGAGAAATTTATTAATCCTGATGGTTCTATTAATGTTTAGGAAGCAGTTCCAGAGATTGTAAGAGGTAAAAATTTTGCAATAGAATATTTAAATTCTCCTATAAGAACAGCAGTTAATACTCATAATAAAGAGTTAGCTAATAGATTAGGATTTAAATTATTCAGACCCTTTAATGAAGCCGGACAAAGAGTTTCTACCCCAAGTAATTTAAAAATAGTAAGAGAAAATTCTAGCATAGGAGGTTCTGTGTCGACAGATTCAAAAAATCCAGCAGCAGATTAGGTTACAATTAATCTATACAATAGTGATCCTTATTTTGCATCAATACATGAAAATTTACATAGAGGATATTTAGGAAATGCTCCTAAAGAATACTTTTTAAATGAAACTAGAGGAACTTTTGGAGATACTAATAGATTTTATGATTATTTGAAAGATAAATTATTAAAACCTTGGTCTGAAAGATATAATCTTCCCGGAGCAGATTATTTAGATTAGTCTGCTGAACTTGCAGTTAATATGTTTGAAGTAGGACAAAGAATGGGTTTAAAAGTTGGATAGAAATTTCCAGGAAATTAGAAAGTCTTAGAATTACTAGAGAAATATAAAAATTCCGGAGATTATAAATCAGGAGTTATTGATCATTTAAACCTTAAACACCCTCTAAGGATTTGGAAAGCTTTAACAGGAACTCTTTTTTCAGTACCTTTGATATATGGAACAGTCAATAATACAATTGGATAGAAAGCTAAATGAAGAATTTAATAAATTAAAAAATTATAATGAATTTATTGAATTTAAAAATAAATATAAAGATTATATATTTATAGATTATTTTATAATGGAACCTGATTTTGATATATGAAACGTTCAAGATTAAAAAATATAATTAATAAATCAAAAACTATTTCTAATAAACAAGAAGTTGGAAATCCGTTTGATAAATTTAAAAAGTCTCTTCCTATAGAAGTTGATGATAATTATAGGTTAGAAGCTGCTTGGAAAGCTTATGGTTCTCCTAAGGATTATAAAGAAGCTTTGTGGCAAGGAATGATTCAACCTATAGATGAAAATAATGTTAAACTTCCTTCTATTGGATATAATGAAGAGACAGATGAATATGAATATCTTAATAAAGGCAGAGAGAATGAAACTGTAAATAAAGATATTCGAGTATGGGATAATGATGTAATTCCTTTTGTTAAAGAATTAAAACAAGGTGGATTTATTCGCATTTTTGACGAAGAAAAAGATTGTTGGAAATATAGTAAAAATAAACCACAAGAAACCCAAACTGAATAGGGAGAAGTAATTGAATAGTTTAAAAATGGAGGTTCTAGTAAAAAGCCTTACCAAGAATGGTTAAGAACTGTTCCACAAGATAGACTATCTAATAATTATGATTTAGAAACTGCTTATCAATATCTTCCGATAGAAGAATTGGAAAAATGGAGAACTGCAACTCCTGAACAATTAAATGATGAATCTCATCATTTGAGAAGTGTAGCTCCTTATGGTGATGGAGATTATATTTTTCTTAAAAAAGGTAGAGAATGGGTTAACCCAGAAGTTCAAGGAGAATTAGATTAGTATCATTTAGGTAAAACTGGATTGTAGTTTTCGCATGATTTAATATTTGATGAAGATTAGAATCGATATTTCTATAAAAAGAAAAAAGGATTTAATCCACAAGCCTTTAAACAAGGTGGACAGATGAATGTTATACCAGAAGGCGCGTTACACGCTAGAAAAAATAACATGGAAGGTGCTGGAGAAGATTTTACTGCTAAAGGCATTCCAGTTATGACAGCTGATGGCAAAGAATAGGTCGCTGAGATTGAAAAAAATGAAATTGTGTTTAATAAAGAAGTAACAGATTTTATTGAATAGAATTATAAGAAGTTTAATTCTGATATTAGTAATACCGAAAAGGATGAATTAGCTATAAAAGTAGGTAAACGTCTTGTAAAAGAAATACTTGATAATACTGATGATAGAACTGGATTAATAGAAGAGGTTTCAGAAAAAATGTAAAATTTTTCTAAATATAGTTATTAAGTATAGTATAAGTATAGTTAGTCAAAAAATTTGGCTCAATGTTCTAAAAATTTGGCGCACCATATACAAAAAATTTGGCTCAACTTTCATAAATTTTGGCTCAAAAATGATTTTGAAAATTTATTTTTCAAAAATATTTTAGGTATATGAAACAACATATAGAATTGCCTAGCAAAGAGAGTTCCGAATTAACTCCAAAAGATAAGTTAATTTATTTAGCTTTAAAGAGTTATGAAAATGGAAAAACACATGATTGTTTTCCTTCGATGGCTAAAATTTCGGAAAGATGCGGGGCTTCTGAGCCTACAATTAAAAAATCCTTAGATAAATTGGAAAGAGAGGGATATATAACTATTGAAAAAGTAAACCCAAGAAAAAAAAGATATAAATTTAGCGAATATAAAAAATTTGAATGTTTTTCGTATGAATTTTTATACAACAAGGATTTAACTTTTACAGAAAAATCATATTTAGCAGCATCACAACAGTATATGTTAGAAAAAGAAAGTGGAAAAGGTAAAATTGATTATTCTAGTTACGAATTATCAAACAAAATTAATATGTCTCCAACAACAATACGACGTTGTGATAAGTCTTTAGTAGAAAAAGAATATATGACAATAATTAGAAAAACTAAAAATGGACTAGAAACTTCAGAAATAGATTCTAGATATTATGATTTTGCTAAATATAATGAAGCAGTATGTGATGCACTTATTTCACATGAAGATAGAATTACTTCATTAGAAGAAAGATTTGCAATCCAAGAAAGACGTGAAAAAGAAAAAGATGCTTATATAGCTAAATTAGAAAGCCAATTAAGAGAAAAACAAATTGAAAAAACAAAAATTACATTATGATAGAAGCAAAGAAAACTAAAAATATTGGTTCTATTAAAATTGGAAATTAGGAATATGATATTATTCTTGCTAAATCTGAAGAACAGAAAAGGCGTGGATTATAGAATTTTACTAATCTTCCAAAAGATGAAGGAATTTTATTTTATATAAATGAAGAAGAACCTGTTGAAACATAGTTCCACATGCATAACGTGTCTTTTCCAATCGATATGATATTTATGGATGATGAATTTAAGGTACTTGATGTTAAGCGAGGTAATCCAGAAGATGATAACATACGCGGAATTGCATCTTATGTACTTGAAGTAAATGTTGATAGTGGAATTAAAAAGGGAGACGAAGCAGAAATAAATGATGAAGATTCTCATAAATATGTTATGGCAATATTAGGGAGCGATAATAAACCATAGGCCTGGCTAGAGTCAGGAGAGAGAATAATTTCACGTCGTGAAACTGTTGTTTTAATTAAGAAAGCTTTAAAAGCTAATGCTTCGAAGGAAGATAAAGATTATAAAGCACTTGGGAAATATATATTTAAAGTGTTAAAAGGACAAGATGAACGTAAACCAGAATATGTATAGGCTCCAGAATCTAAATAGAAGAATTAATTATGCCAGATTATAGATATGACCCATTATAGAATAATTTCGTAACTTACGAAGCTGTTGAAACTCCGAAAGTGGAAATAGATATGCCCTTAATGGATAAGCCCTTAGATATTAGTGATTGGAGTATTGGAGTTTCACAAACTGGTACTCCAATAGCATAGAGAAATTTACCAACTGCTACTGATAATAACACTTAGATGGTACAGCCTTCGGTTGATGTTACTTATGAATCTAATCCAGGAGTAACTGGCAGTAAAAAATAGGCTTATGAGTTCTTTATAGGTAAAGGATTAAAACCACACCAAGCTGCTGGAATAGTAGGAAATTTAATGCATGAATCTGGATTAAAAACATCTATTAAAGGAGATGGTGGAAAAGCATTTGGTATTGCTCAATGGCATCCAGATAGACAAAAAGGATTAGAAGCATTAGCTAAATCACTAGGAACTTCTAAAACAGATCTTAATACTCAACTTGAATATGTTTGGTAGGAATTAAATAGTACGGAAAAGAAAGCATTAAACGCATTACTTAATAGTAAATCTGTTGAACAAGCTACTAGTAATTTCTGTTAGTATTACGAAAGACCTGGAGTACTTGCTTTAGAATCTAGAATAAAATATGCTAAATCAACATTATCATGAAAAAGAATTATATAAAACCTAAATTAACTACTAAAACTAGTTGGAAAACTATTTTCTTTGCTAATAGTGGTGGCTTTTCAAGTAAAAGAATAGCTGGAATACTTGGATGGTTGTGTTGTATCGGGGTATTTTTAGCAGGATTTATACTCGGAAAAGAAATTCCTGAATTTGGAGATATGATTATTGTAATGGCTTCCTCATTACTTGGAATTGATAGTGTTGCCAATGTGTTTTAGAAAAGAACAAATAAATAAAGTTATTTTATTTTGAAATTATTATATAAATTTATATATTAAGCGAAAGATAATTTTCTGAGCAAAAGCTCATTTAATAATATTATTAAATTTTTTATAAAATGGAATTAAAGATTAAGAATTTTAACATTGATGAATTTATTCCTAAATTTTAGGAAGGTGGGGAGATGGCTCCTCCCGCAGATGGAGGTGCAGAGGGTGCTGCTGCACCGGCAAAAGCTCCTGCTGAAGGCGGTGACCCAATGCAAGAACTTTTAGCTGCTTGTCAACAAGCATTAGAATCTCAAGATTGTAATTTAGCAATGCAAGTATGTCAAGCATTGATGCAAATGGCTGGCGGCGGTGGAGAACCTGCTCCTGCAGAAGCTCCAGGTCAACCAGTATACCGCAAAGGTGGAAGGTTAAGCCGCTGGGTTTAAGTTTTAAATTAAACAAGGGAAATGCGACACGAATAAGTCGTGTTTCCCTTTAATTTTTTATAGACATGGAAGAGAATCAAGAATTATCATATTTTAATTACGGAAATAATCAAATAGAATAGTAGGCAACTCTTAATGCTTTGGCTAATAATGTACAAAGTTATGTAAATAATTAGGCTTGGAGTACAAAGAGAAAACAAAAGTTTTTGGATGCTTATTCTGATATTATTTCAAAAGGAATTGTTGGAGCTAATAATTCTACTGGCCAATGGGCTTTAGATTTAAATCAAGAAATTGATTTAAGTGGAATGTCTCCTAAAGACTAGGAAATGTATCACGAGGCAGCCTACTATATATTAGAGCAAATGAAAGGTATTCCAGTTAAAGATTCAGAAGAAAAGAAGGAAGAGTCTAAAGATTTGCCATTATATGATAACGATACACATTTTAAAGCATTTGAAGGTTATATCAGAAATCAAATGTTTGGTGGAAGAAATTGGAATATTGGTGGAGATAATGATGATTGGAATAGTTTAGATGAAAGAGATTCCAAAACAGGAATTAGGGGAACTACTAATAGAGCTTTGAAATTAGCTGATATGTTAGAAGGATATTCTAATTCTTTAGAAGATGGAAAATATAATTTTGAAGGTACTGCATTTAAAAATACAGCAGATTTAAAAGGTAGGATTGCTAACGCAGTTACACAACTTAGAAATGGCACTTGGGATTAGAATGATAAAGATGCTCTAAATCAAATAGGTCTTGATTGGAGACGATATTTTAATGACGGAAGCGGTGATACAGCAGCTGTAGATGCTAATGGAAATCCTATATCTTATGCTCAGTTAGCTACTGCTAATTAGGCATAGGTGGAAGAAGCTGCCAAATCTGAAGCTACTCAAAAAACCACTGCTGCTAAAGAAAATGCTGGTGTACTTAACATAATGTCTGGATTTAACCCGCGTGAGGCTAGAACTAAGGCTAAAGAATATGCCGAATGGTTAGGACGTACTCATGGAGTTGGACAACAAGGATTTAATAATGTAAATTAGAGAATACAAGAACTTATAGAAGGAGCATATACTAATAATTTAAATGCCGCCACTAAAAAAGAACTTGGTAATTTATTAGAGTATATTAAAACAAATAACCCTAATTATCAAAATTATAATCTTACACCAGAAGAAGAGGTTGAGTTATAGGCTCATACGAGTATGAAAGGCAGAAGACTTCAAGATTTTAGAAGACTTCCTTGGCAAACTTCTGATGGAAGATATACTTATGCTGATAATAAAGGCAATTTATACTTTTTAAAACCTAGAAACTAGAAATAGTTATAGCAAAAACCATTTACAAGAAGTGCTGCTTATAATAATTATAAGAATAGTTTCTTAAAAAGTTAGGTGCAATTAAATAATGAAAAACCTGTTTTGAGTCAAGATACAGATATTCTTATTTCTGATATGACGTCAATGCTTGGAGATATTGTGTCTTTAGGAGGAGGATATGCAGGAGCAGCTGGAGGTATAACTACTTTACTTTCTGACTTATATGGTGATATTAGAAGAGGAAAAGATACATGGTCAACTATTAAAAACTTAGGAGCTAATGTAGCGTGGGGTGCAGCCGGACTTATTCCTGGAGCTAAATTAGGTAAATTAGCTAAAAATGCTGCAAGAATTTATGCTACATTACAATCTGCAGGTATCCTTATGAATGATGAAGTCCAATAGTCTTGGAAAAATCTTATTACAGGAAAACCAATCACTGCCAAAGATTTTGAAAACTTTAAATGGACATTACATGCTATTACAGGAGGAACCAATGCAGCAAGAGGACATTTTACAGAAAGAAATGTTGCTAGACAAGTTAAAAGCAATAATAAACCTACTATTGAGACCAAATCTGGAAAGAAAGTTACTTTAACAGAGGATTAGGTAAAGAACATTAATAAAATTGGAGGAAGAAAGGGTCAAAAAGCTGCAGAAGAGGCATTTAAAAAGGCTACAGGAGAAGAAGCAAAAGAAGGAACATTTAGTTTTTAGGAAAATTCAAGAGCTTGGTATAATCCAAATCGTTATTCACAACGTCTTAGAAATTGGACAAGTGATAATGAAAGATTAGTACTTCCTAAAATAGCTCAATCTGTGAATACCCAAGCTATCAATAGATTATTGGAAATTGACAGAGCTAAACCTATTATTGGAGTAGGAAATCCATTAAACAAACGTTTCTGGACAGAAGGAGGCCCAAATAGAGGAGGATTAACTTTTGCTTTAGCTTCCTATCGAAATAATTCACTGTCTCCAATACAAAAGGAAGAAATTAAAAAAGAACTGAAAGCTCTTCCACTTCTTAGAAAACCATATAATAAACCATCTGTAACTAATTAGGAAGTTATTCCTGAGTCAAGAAGACTTCCACAGCCGGGAGGAGAACATAAGGGAACTAGAATAGACGTACAACGTACTGGAACTTCTTCAACTAAAAATATTTCTACAGGAGAAGCTGTAAAGGAATTTACTGATTTTGATAGAATGTATATAACATCTACTAGAAAAAACTCTAAAGTTCCTTCTAGAGCATTTGGAAATGGATATGGAACCTCTAAAGAACCGGAAAGTGGTAGTTTAGGTTTTAATGGAATTACCGCTACTGTAACAAAACTTGATGGAGATAAAGGATTTTCCATAAGTTTTGGAAAAACTGGCGATACAGTAATTGCCAAATAGTATAAAGATGTTCAACAATTACGAAGTGATTTAGCAAGATAGTTAAATAAAGTTATCAAAAAATAGCATAATGTTAAGGAAACAGCCGCTCTTTTAAGACAATTTAAAGCTAAAGGTTGGCTTAAACAAGGTGGACAAATTAATAATTTTAACTTAGATAAAACAATATCAGAATTTTTAAATAAATAGAAATGAAAATAAGACCTAAAAATAGTGTATTATATGCTGCAACAGGTGTAAGATTTTCATCTGCAAATGCTGGCGGTGCAAATTGGAGACAATAGGTGTTTAATAATTACCGTCAGCATTTGCTTGATTAGCTTTCCAAATATGGTGAAGCTAATGACTATGGTGATTGGTTAAATGAAATGCAGCATAGACATTCTCAATTATGGAACTCAGCAAACCAAAGTGGAAATTGGGAAGATATTGCATATGAAAATGAGGACGTTGGTAGATATCAACAAGACTATAGAGGAGGCTTAGGTAATGATAATAACTATCAAAGATTTGGAAAAGTTTAGTTAAATCCCGAAGATAAATATGATTTTAACTAGACAGGTATTAAAACAAATCAAGCAACAAGATATAATATCCCAGACCCTCCAAGAAGAGTTTCTGGAGATTTCTCCAGAAAAGGATATAACTATAAAGTAGATAACTATTATAGTGCTATCACTGACGATAGAAGATTACTTGGTCGTAAAGGAGACTGGGATGAAAATAGTCAAGAATACAAGGATTGGATTAAACAATTAAATGATAGAGGTTGGACAATGGAATTAGATAACTCTGACCAATATTATAAATTAAAAAGATTAGGAACACCTGACCCTAATAATCCACAGCAAAATCCACAACAGAATCCATCTACTCCATATTCTATAACTGGACAACATAACGATAAATATGGATTTGATTGGAATAAAATAGGAGAAGGATTGAAAAAATTAGCTCCAGACATTCTTGCTGGAGGACGTCTTGCTTATACACTAGCTTCTAATGAACGTATTTTTAACGAACAAGTTGAAGGTATTAGGCCTGATTTAAGACAAAGTTATGATACTTATCGTTAGGTAGTTGGTGATGAGGCTGGAAAACAATAGTATTATAGAAGAGCCGCAGAACTTCAAACAAAGGCAGGATAGCCTATAGGTTCTGATTAGGATAGAAATCAAGCTTATATGATGGAAGCTAACCGTGTTGGAAATGAGTTAAAATCTCAAGGCGATATTGTTGATAATACTGAAATTAGAAGAACTTCTGATGAATCAAATCAACATCAATGGGCCAACACTTAGCGTCGTACTGAAGTTGCTAATGCAAATATAGCATCAATAAATATGGCTAATAAATTACGTCATGATTTATTAGCTTTAAAACATTCAGCTAATGCAACATCTATACAGAATGAATTACTTGCTCGTGAAACAAGACTTAGACAGAGAGATGCTGAAAGAAGAGCTATTGAGGATTAGATATATGCTTTGGATGCTGAAAATAGATTATAGAATGATACTCAATACCAATCTCTGTATTAGAGAATGTCTGATGCTTGGGATAAAGCTATTAAAAAGCATGGAGATAATGCAGCATTAGCTAAACTCGATCCAGATTTTATGGCAGCTCAAAGAGATTTCAAGAATGCACAATATAGAATACAACGTATGCAATATTAGCATATGTTAGATAGAGCAAAGTCTGGAATGAAAATTACTTATAAAAAGAAAGATGATTTACTTTATAAAACAGCTAGAGATGCAGTAGAACATTTTAGAAAAATGACTAAAATGACTTCTGATGCAAATAATAGACGTAGAATTAAAATAGAAAAATTAACTCCACACCCGAAAGGAAATGCTAAAAAATATTAGCAGGGTGGTGTAGCCCCTTTTTTGGTATACACTCCAGCCGTTCTTGGTGGAGAAACCACAACAAGTACACAAACTAGTTCTACGAATACAGGTTCCAGTAAATCATCAAAGAAAGAAGGAAGTGATACTCTTGATATGGTTAAAGAATTATTTAAAGCTGCATAGGGTAAAGGATTACCTTCTGATATGAATAGTGTTTATAAATCTTTAAGTAATTTTTTAGCAAGAGCAGAAGCCTTTGGAACTGAATTATCAACAGACGATATTGCTAGTATGTATTTACAGCAACTTCAATAGTTAAATACTGTTGAATATATGAAGAATGATTTTGATAAAGCTAAGGAACAAGCTACTAATAATGACGCTTTAGATGAATTTGCTGTAGATAGAGCAGGAAATGTCATAATTCAAAATATGGATACTGGCGATATAACTCCTATGAGTTGGAATGATTTCAAGCAAAAGAATGATAAAAACTTAAATCCTTTAACTAATAGACAACTTCTTAATATACGTGCAACAAGTCCAGAATATGCTTTTAGAAATGGATTACTTGATATTGTTGGAAATGGAGTTGGAATTACCAAAATTTCAGAGTGGATTAAGAGTAATTTGCCGAAAATAGGAGCTACTGAAAATACTTTGGAAGGATATACTAAATAGGAGTCTAATTAGATAATTCAAGGTATTGAAATTTTAAAAGACGCTCCGAGTGGGGATTATAAACTTTCTCAATATACTAAAGAACAACAGTAGCAAGCAAAAGCAGCTTTAAATTATATTATAGGAATGATGCCAAGAAATATGAAAGCTGTTCTTAATATACACGCTGATATGCAAGGTACTACTCCTGATAAATTATTAACATCTTTAGTTCAATCAGATATAAGTACTAATTATAAATTAGAATTAGACGCTGTTACTGGAAAAGCTGCTAAGGATAAAGATGGAAATAGTAAAGAAGGTTTAGAAATAAATTCAGCAGTACAATTATTACTAGGAATGTCTAGTCCCAGAGAATTTACATTTAGTATAGGAAATGGTAATAGTTTTACAGGACTTGCAAGAGTGTCTAGTATTAATGATACTAATGAAACTCCATTTGGAGCTGATTTTTCTTATTCTGAAATTTATAAATCTTCATTAAGAAAAAATTTGGATTTAGATAATGCTAGTTTTGGAGATGTTCCAATTAATAAAGCATTAAAAGATCGAATAATTATTGATAATAGTACTATTGCAGGAGTAGATTTACCCTATACAACAGATAGTAATGGAAGAATAATTCCTAATTTTAAAATGCTGAATAAAATAGAAGAGGCTGATTAGGAAGTATTAAAGTAGGGAATAAATCCAGAATAGGAACCACAAAAAGTTAATGAAATTTATGCAAAACACGGACTTCCTATAAAGTATGGAACGGATAATAGATTAACTGGAAGTTATAAAAGATTTGCTGTAGTTCAGGCTACTGCTATTGAAGATGTATTTTTAAATAAAAATGGTTTAGCCTCCAATGGAACCCTTACGTTAGTATCTGATGAAAATGAAATTGATAAATATTTAGAATAGTTAAAAAATATTACTGGGAAAAAAGATATTGATATGGATAGACCTGGATTATTTACAGGTGATAAAGATATATATAAAGGTTCTATATTTATTCCTATAATAGGAGATTTGACGGATGCTATATCTGGTAGTAAAACTGGAAAATTAACCGAAAATAATTATGATGATTATAGAAATAAATGGAGTACTAGAAATTATACAGAAGCTCCCAAATTTGTTAAACAATGAGTAAGCAAAATGATTATTTTTTAAATTAGTTATATAATCCTGAGTTTAGTCCTGGAGATTTTTAGACCATTGGACTAAACTCAGAAAATACTTCAATTGAGAACAAAGATGAATATAAAAAGTTAGAATTAGTTCAAAATAATCCTTTATTATAGACTGATGGAAAATTCGATGAAAATAAATTTAATAAATTATATGAATAGGCGCTGCTTGGGTTTAATTTAATGTCGAATAGTGCAAGTAACGAAAGATTAGCTACTTCTTATTCTGCATTTAGAGATGATATTTTTGCTAAATCAGCCAAAAGAACTAATTAGTCAGAAACTTTTATTACTAAAATGCCTAATCCAAATAGATAGTAGATAGGATTCGTTAGTAATAATATAATGGAAAATCCCAAACAATCAGTTAGGGAAATAGCTCAAAATCAATTGGTTTGGGATGGAGAAACAAATTAGTGGATAAATGCTCCTAATGATGGATTATTAAATAGGTTAAGTAATTTTATCAATCCAAAAGTTTTAGCACAATATGATGAAGATGAAGATATAAATGGAAAAAAAGCTTCAGAAATTGGATTTGATAAAGAACATATAGCACATAAAAAAGGAGAAAAGAAAATAAATCCTTTAACTGGAACATATTATTATGAAACTCTTAATGGAAGAGATATTTATGGAAGAGACGTTCTTTCTGGATGGGATACATTAACTAAAGATGGCTCATGGATAAATCAATACGATTTTTTTGATTCTGATGATTTAGAAAAATCTCCTACAGGATCTTTAATGAAATCTGTAGTTAAAGTAGCTCCTGCTCTTATTCCTACTATAGCACCTTGGTATATAGGGGCTAGAGTTCTTTTGAGTAGCGCTGATTTATTTGCTAAAGTCGGCAAAATGATTCCAGGTATTGGAAGTGAAAGTCCAATGTTGTCTTATTTAGAAGGATTAAATGCTGCTGCTACTTAGTCCACATCCGATTAGTCTAGAGGTTCTCAAGAAATGGAAATGCAGGCACATGCCTGGTCTTTAGAAAATTTACTAAATCTTTCAGCTGATGTATTTACACAATTAGCTGAACAAAGATGGATGTTTACGCATCTTCCATCTCTTTTAAAAGGAAATAAACTGGGATTTAGTAAAGAAGCTCAAGAAAAATTTAAAAAAGATTATGCTGATAAATTAATATAGAAATATAAAGGATTAAATGAATCTGAAGTATTAAATCCATTTGAAAGAGCTATAGATTTAAAAACTGGATCTATGTTAGAAGCACAAATGGCACTTGAATCTAAATTAGATTCTGCTAATAAATTCGGAGAACATGTTTCTAAACTATATATGACTGGTATAACAGTAGCAGATTCTTATGAGGAAGCTAAAGATTCTGGATTATCTGACACAGAAGCTGCTATATTTACATTAGCTTATGCTGCTGGAGAATATGGAATTTTAAATACGAATCTCGGAGAACATATACTTCCAGAACTAAGGGCAGAAAAACATAAATATAGAAATATTGAAAGAGTTCTTAGAGAAGGACAAAAGAATACTTCTGAAGAAGTTAAAAAAGATCCAAGAAAATGGTATTAGAGACTAATGGGATTTGCTAAAGAAGCTGTAGTTGGTGATTATAATGATGCTAAAATAGCAAAGGCTTACGCTACTAATTCTACAGCGAAAGCCTTAGCTACAAGTGTTATGTCTAATGCGTTAGGAGAAGGTTTAGAAGAAGTTTCTGAAGAATTATGGTTTGATATAGCAAAAGGATTACAAAATGCAGCTGTTAATTTAGGTATAACTCAAACAGGAAATAAATTAGAAACCTTTGATGGATGGAATCTCGAACAAACATTAAATAGATACGCTCTTAATTTTGTGGGCGGTTTAGCAGGTGGTGCCATAGCAGTGGGACTTCCTGGATTTTAGGAAGGTATTAAAAATATGCTTGGAACTAATATGGATTAGAAACAAGCATATTAGGAATTAATTGCTTTAATTCGTAACGGCAAAAAAGATGATTTTTTAAGAACTATTGATAAATTGGAAACAGCTGATTCGAATTTGTCGGCTACTGGTTATGAAATTATAGATGGAGAAAAAGTACCAAAACAAGGCACTCCAAATGATAACTAGGACAAAGCTAATAAAACTGTTCTTAAAGGTATGGTTAATCTTATTGATAATCTTCTTACTATAAATGGAGTTAAAATGGATGATAAATCTATTTTATCTAAATTAACGGATGCTCCAGCATTGGCAAGATTTCAAACATTAGTAGGAGGAGAAGAAGTTGGATCAGCTACATTAGCAAACTATCTTCAAAGATTTAATTCATTATCTACTAAAATTGCTGACATAGCTTTAAAAATAGATGCCATTAAACATCCTAAATATGATTAGAAAGGAAAGCAACAAGCTGAATTACAACAAAATGCTGGAAATTTATCTTCATTAGAAGCGGAAATGAAATCTCTTATAGAAGAAAGAGATGCTTATCTTAATGGAGATATGGCTAAAATTGTTATTCCAAAAGTAATATTTGAAATGTCTCCTTTACTTTCAGCACCTTTTATCCAAACTAATTTTAAGGATTATGCTGAAAAATTAGAAGGAAAGGTATTAGCTGATATACCAGAATCAAGGTTAAATGAATTAAAAACGTCTTGGGAAAATTATAAAAACAGCAATTTTAAAGATGATATAGAATTTGCTTTTTAGAATTTCATGTTAATAACAGAAAAATTTTCTGAAGGATTAAAAGCATTTAATTTATCATATTTAAAAAATCCTAGTGATTATCAATAGAATCTTGGTAATTTATTCAGTTAGACCCAAAATATTATAATGTCTCCAGATAATGAATCTGAAGATGTTCAAAAGAGTACTCAGAGTTTTGAATAGACTGAAGGAATAGCTAAAATGACTACATTATAGAAAAATATGTAGGCATTACATTCATTGATGGAAAATGCTGGACTAGATGTTTCGGATATGAGCATAATGATGAATGTTGGAGAGGCAGTATCTTTAGAAGAGTTACTTCCTGGAGACATAATGAATATAAAAAGAATAGCTGATTCAATTGGAGAAAGTTTTGATGAAAATTCTTTTACTGAAAAAGATGTTAAAAGAATTAAAGAAAAATTATTAAAAAAGAAAATATATGAAACTTTAGTAGAAAATTCTGATAAAGTTAAAGAAGTATTAAATAAAATTAGATATTTTAATCAATCTACAAGACAATATTTAAAAGATTCATTTTTAAAACTTGTTTATGAGTATGATAAAGATGGAGATTATTTTAATGATCCAGATTTATATGATGAAACTGATCCTGATTATCAATAGGAATTAGCTAAAAGAACAGAGCTTTATAAAGAATATACTGCAATAATTGATAGTAAACCAACTACTCCTATAGAACAATTAGCTGATTAGTTTCAGCTGGCTTTAGGAGATAATAATCATATAAAAATATCTGATTTAATTACTACTCTACAAAATCAAATGTCTTTAAAAGCTAATCTTGGGGTAATTGAAGAATTTGGTTATGGAGTTGATATTTAGGAACAATTAAAAAATGCTTCATTAATTATAGATATTTTAGCTTCAAATATTTTAGGAGCTAGAAGTGATGGAGGAAAACTTGGAGCAATATTTGGATTTAATTCTACAGTAAATTAGCTAAATCCAAATATGAAATTAGCTGAAATAGAAAAGGATTCTGCAAATACCTTAATGTAGGATTTAGCTAAATTAAAAACTCAACTTGAATATTTTAAAACTATTTTTGATGTAAATAGTGGACAAAAATTGGAAGAATAGAAAAAAATACATAACAGAGTAAACTATTCTTTTATAAAAAAGATGAAAGCTATTGTTCAAGCTCTTCCTCCTGATGACTGGAACGAAAAAGATGAGTCTGGGATAGGAGTTCTTGATAAATTATTAGCAGCTTTAAACAAAGCAAGTACTTTTGAATCTATAGATTCTAGTACTGAAGATACTAGATTTAATTTAGATTCTGAAAAATCTAAAAAGTTAGAAAAGGAGAGCATAGAAATATAGGATGCATTATATGATTTCTTTCAAACTAATTTATCTAAAATAGAAGATGGAAAGTTAGATTTATCTATGTTAAAGATTCTTCCTTCTACAGACGCTTTTTCAAATGATTATGAGGGAACGCTTATTGATTCAAATATAGAATAGTTTGATGATAGAAGTGCTGTTATGTTAATGGCTACAGCAGCAGCTGTAAAAGCTTCTGATTTTTATGCAGAATATAAGAATAGCCTTGTTGATGGAATCGCCCCTATTCCTGGACAAGAACTTGCTACAAGAATGGCTTATTCTTTTTTATTAAATAAACCAATATTTCAATTATTCGGTAAAGCATATAATGATAAATTATTAAAAGAACTTGAAGGAGTAAATAGTGGGAAACAATGGGCTATGTATGGAAAAAATGTTTCTCCTAATGGAAAACTTGATAATTCTTATGCTTTGCAATTTTTAAATACTTTTCTTGTAGAAGGTATTCCAGGAGCAGGTAAAACTCAAGGTTTCCAAAGAGTTCTTTATAATATGTTAAACCAATATCATCCAGAATTACTTGATGAAGTTTGGTTTATTCATACTGATGAAGATAAAGCTAAAGCTTGGGCAGAAAAACTTGGTGCTGATCCTAATAAATCAAAATTCTTTAGTAAAAAGACATATCTTGAAACAATTTATCCAGGATATACTCCAGCTAAAACTAATGAAAATGGAGTTATTATTACCAGTAAAGATGAATTATAGGAAGATGGAGAAACTGGAATTTGGCATTTTAAAAATGTTGAATTATCTAAATCAGTAAAAGCTCCATCATTAATATTAATGGACGAATCTACAAGATTCTCTCAATAGGAAATGCTAGTTTCAGAAGCATTTCAACAAGAACATGATATTAGTGCTATTGCTACTGGTGATTACGATTAGATTGGAGCTGTAGGATAGTTTGAAATAAGTGAAAATGTTAAAAATTTCTTAAATACTAGTGCTGATAATTTCTTTCACAGTCCTAAATTAGGAAGTTCTATGAGAACCGAAAATACTATCAAGGATTAGAATATTGCAGTAGCTAGAAAAAATAAATTGCAGACTATTTAGAAATTAGCTTCAAATCAATTAACTGAACCCCTTATTAAATTGTCTTATTATCAAGATAATTCTGGATTATATGGTGAAAGAATTATTGGAAAAGATAGTGCTGACTTAGATGAAGCTATTACTTTAATGTTTGCTACATTAAAGGGAGAAAAAGATTCTGATGGCAATTGGAAAGGAGAAAAAATAACTGTTATATATTAGGATAAAGACTCTGATATTTATAAAAAACTATAGAAAATTGCTACAGAAAATGAAAATTATAGAGGAAAAATAAACTTTGTAGAAAGTAGTGCTGCTCAAGGTGATGAGGGATAGTATTATATTGTTGATTTAAAACCTGTTGATGTAGGATTAGAAACTACAGCTAACATGGGAAATCATGCTAATTTTGTTAATACTTTTTATACTGCAATTTCTCGTTCTTCACAAGGTACTTTAATAATAGAAAATCCTAACATTAAACAAATAGCTGAAACTAATAGAGTAAGAGAACTTGTAAAGAGTCCATTATCTGAAGAAGCTAAGGCGAAATTCTCTAAAAATAGAATTGATGTTTTATCTGAAATAATTACATCAGAACCTGGAAAAACCCCAAAAGCTAAACGAAGAGTTAGTACTAATCCAATAAGAACAACCGAAACAGAAGGAACTGGAGAAGAAGGAACATCAACTTCCGAGGAAGAAGCTACTGAATTAAATAAAAAAACAGTAACTATTAAAAACGATAATCCTAAAGAGTATAATATGTTATTACATTCTATGCCTGTCAATGAAACAGGTTTTGTAGAGGATGAGGATGGAAATTTTATCCCCAGTGTTGGTTACGAAGACGAATATGATGGAGATAAAATTAAATCTAGAGGGAGAATCGATGGTTTAAACGGATTAACTAAATTAGTATCGATGACAAATTCTAAAGGCGAACCTCTTTCTGATTTTGCTAAAAACTGGGCTATTAAAAATGGAAAAATAGTTAATCAACAGGATGCTTTAGAAACATTAAATGAACTCGCTTAGATAGGTTTATATACTAAATCTATGAGTGAAGTTAAAAGACAAGTTAAAGATACTTTAGGACTAAACTTGGACGATTCTGAATTTGGAGTTGATTTCTTATTTATGATAAGAGATAATAAGACTGATGAAACTCATGTTAATGCTAAAAAATCTAGAGGATTTTTAAGATTTCTTGTTTCTCCTATTGAAACTATTATGGGAATATTTAGAGGAGAACATACTCCTGATAATGCCAATAAAGTAAATAATAATAATAAAGAATTTGCTTTAAATGTTTATAGAGTAGTTGACGGAAAGAGAGTAAATATATTAACTAAGCCTTTATGTATATTTACTAATCCGTTAACAATGCTAAATACAGAAGGGTTCGAGGATTTAAAGAAAGAGTATAATAAAATTAAAGATGACCCAAATGCTCCTGAGAAATTTTTAAATTTATTATTAACTAATTCAGAATTAAGAAAACTTCCAAATGCTGAAAAATTAATAAAACATCTTTAGATTTATACTTATAAAAGTAAAAATGGAGATGTAGTAGTATATTTAGACAAGACTTTACAAGAATTAGCTGATTCTACAACTGGCCCAACTATTACTGTTAATGATTAGAAAGGAGCTTAGTATTTTTATACTCCAGAATGGATTTACGGAGGAGAATATACTAATCTAGAAGATATAGATTAGACTGCACATCATTTAACAAAAGATATATATTATTCTAAAAATGATGTAGTAGTTAATGGAAAAGTTATAGTAAAAAAAGGTCACGGTTTTGTTCTTTGTTCAGATTTTTATAGAAATATGTCAGATTAGGATTTATTTTAGTTATTTGTAGATAATGAACTGAAAGATAATCCTGATGGGAAAATATCTGTAATATATGTAAGTTCTCCTAAAATAAGTATTCTTGATTATTTTAAGAATTTTGCTTTAAAATATAAAGGACATAATAAAAACGACGGAGATCCAGATATTGACTCTAATATTGGTAATTAGTTGTCTGAATTTAGAATTGCTGAATTTATAACTAAAAATAATTCTGTATATGACCAATATTTAAAAGGATTAATTAATTCTAATCCTACTAATAAAACATTAACATTAGTTAAATGGGATATATTTAAATCCGTAATCCAACAAATTTCTACTGATTTTGAATCTTTAAGTGGTGAAGAAAAAGTAAGGTTACTTGAAAAAGACATTAAAGATACTCCATATCTTAAATTAATTAAATATGATGGTACTGATACAGCTACTAAAAAAATCATTAATAATTTAAGAGATAATATTTATGGAGATGGAAAACATAATTTAAAGAGTTTTATTGCAAATACTCTATTGAATTTTGTTCTTAAACAAAAAAATGGATTTATTGATGCTAAACTACATTGGAATTCTGACGGAACTCTCGAAATAACTGATGATATTAATAATAATATAAATAAAGTAATTGAGTCTTTAGATGATAAATTTAAAGAAGGTATTTTTACTCAAATTAAAAAATCTGAAGGTTCCGAAGAAGCTCTTGAATTAGGAGACCATACCTTTATCAAAGCTGACGCAGATAATTATGAAAATTAGTATGGCAAATTTAGAATTAACGGAAAAATAGATTCTACAATGTTAGTTATGAATGTTTCTTCTGTGATGGATAACATTTTAGATACAATAAATAATTCTACTAAAAAAGCTATGTAGCAAGATTGGTATCGACTCGATAATAGAAAGCATATAGATGATACAGAAGAACCTATTAAAGTTGAAGATATAGTTTCTAAGGAACTCTTAGACCAATTTACAAATCGTTCTGAATTAGCTACTTTAATATTAAATAATATTAAAAAATTTGAGAATCTTAACGGAGGTGATATAATAAAAGAAGATACGGATATAGAAGAATTATTACCTGTAATTAATGATTTAGGCTATATGATACTTGGAGAATACAATTCTAAAATTGATAAACTACAATATACTTTAGTTAAAATTCCAGCAGGATACTCTACCAATCTTATTGAAGATAGTTATACTGTTGTACACGATTCTTCTGGAAAATATTACGAATTAGAAAGTGATGGAACCGTATCTGAGATAAATGATGAATCTTGGTTTAAAAGGGATTTATTTGATGAAGATGATATAAATGAAATTAAAGAAAATGCTTCGAAAGATTTATCTACTTTAACTGATCCAGAAGATGTACTTTTAGCTAAAATATGGCAATAGGTTCAATCTAAATCAGAGGGAGAAGGTTCTGCCCAAAGTATTGATGATATTTTAAATATGGTTGAAGAGGAATCTTTATAGGAAATATTTACAGACCCTGATTTACAAATGTTTGCTGAAATCGGAGGAGAAAATGTTCCTATTGATAAAGAAACCTTTAAAGCTGATATACAGGACTATATTCAGAATAAGAAAAAAGAAAAATTGGCAGATACATTCTTAGAAGAATTTAAATATCAAAATATAAATGAAGAATTATTAGATACTTTAATGACAGCAATAAATGAAGCTGCCGATAATTATACAGGATGTTAATATGAGTTTTACGTGTAGTATTGATATTATTAGTAAAAAATATAATGAATCTTTAAGTTCGGAAAGTAAGGTAAAAGAAACCTTACTTTCCTTACTAAAAGATGGAGCAAATATTGAAGATATTATTTAGGTAGTAACTGCTCCTAGAAGTACGAGAGAATTAAGAAGTTTAGCTCCCTCTAAATTACAACTTATTAAAAAATTCTAGGATGAAAAATTTGTGAGAGACTTTTTAGGGTCAGATAAAAATATTAATTCTCCTGAAGCAGTTACTACTTAGACAAAAGAATTAGCAATAGATAATCCAGATGCTATAGTTTAGAATGGAAAACGTGCTAGAATATGGCTCAGTGAATCTTGGGGTGTAGCGTCTTTAGCTTAGAATAAATTTGTACAAGATACTAATAGAGAAATACAAAGTAGAATATTAGGAATGATTAAAACAGCTAATCCTAATGAGTCTGCTGAGATAGTATTGAATAGAACTATTCAAGAATATTTTAATTATAATTTAAACTAGTTAGCTGAATTTTTTGATAAACAAGGTAAAAACGATTATGCCAAAATTATAAGAGATAATATGCCGTTTGATGGAACTAATCCTAATGAAAGAATAAATTATATAATTAAATCTATTTCAGATTATTTTTAGGATTATTCTGATTCAGAGAAAATGGCTTATACAGATTCTAAAAATTCCTCTTATGATAAAGCTAGAGCATTTGCTAGATTTTTACTTATATAGCCACTAAATTTTGATAACTTTTTAGCATCTAATGTAAATTCTATATAGATTAGAAATAAGGGAAAATTAATGTCTACCATTGATAAATATGGAATTTAGTTAGGTAAAGGAAGATAGAATATGACTTGGCAAGATGAGGATGCTGTATATTCTATAGCAAAAATGGTTGATGATTTTGTATAGCGAGAAATAGGTAATTGGCCGTTATATCGCAAACAAGGAGACGTGTGGACTAGACAATCTGATGAATATTGTGAAACTAATAAAGTAGTAAGTGTCCTAACAAAAGTAATGCGAATAGCTGACGTTAAAAATAAAGATTTTACTCCTATTATAAATAATAAATCAAATAAGCCTATAATTGATGATTTAAAAGATACTTTTAGAATTGCTTTTGGAGTAAACATAGAAACTGGAAAAGAAGTAATAGATGATATTTTTGAGAGATATATTGAAGGCAGAACTATTCCTTAGATAGTAAGAAATATTAATCAAGCTCCTTAGTATTTATTACCTATAGTGATGTATTTATTAACGGAACAACACAATAGAGCTAAGAAAAGTAAAGCCGAAACTTCTTTTAAAGATGGAATAGTTAGATTGAATGATAATGAAGTAAATATATTACATTCAATTTGGAAAAATATGTTTGATCCTTTAAATAATAATTCTCTATATAATCAAGTTTCTCAAAATAGAGATTTCGATTTATATTAGATGATTAGTCAAGTATTATTAACTCACGATAAAAAGGAATTATACGGAATAGTTAATGATATGGGAACTATAGAAAAGAAAAACTATTCTTTAGGAAGGGCTAATCAACGTTTAAATCAATTACAGTCTAAAATTAACGGAGCTTATTCTCCATTATTAAATAAAGGAATTTATAATGTTACTGTAGAAAATGATTTTGAAGGCGAAGAACCTAGTACTACAATTACATATAAAGTTCCTATGAAAAAGGATAAATATGTAATTAAAATAATAAAAGGAAAGAAAGCTACTATAACTAAAGACGGAATATAGGTATCTGGTAATTTAAGTCAAGTATTATAGGATTTAAAAGGATTTTTTACTGATGTTATTAAAATAAAATTTAATCAAGGTAATTTATTAGATATTTATCTTAATAAAATAGGAAATGGACAACAGAAAGCGTTAGAAAATTTAGTTGATATTTCAGCAAATTTAATTTATGCAAATGAAATATCTAAATACCTAAAAGGCGAATCTACAAGCGACTTTAAGAATAAGTTAAAAGAATTTTATGATGCTACTATTAAACGTCCAAATTTAGTAAAAGGCGTGACTTATAATCAAATCGATGCTTTTTCTGGAAGAATGTTTCCGTTAATTACACAGTTGTCATTAGCTAATGATATTAATGAAGGAATTATTGGAGATATTGTAGTCAAAGGAGGAGCTGGAGAATAGATTAATTCAGTAATCTTAAGAACCTTAACCACTCAACTTTCTCAATTTATGGAAGAAAAATCACAAGATCCAGAAAGTGCTATAAAACATTTTTCTATAAAAGATGTTATTAAAAGAATGACATTTTTAAGAGATTATGTCGATAAAACTGGAGATGTGAAGTCTTCTACTTCTATGAATGTAGAGGAGTTTTTCTTGAATAATTTTATATATGATTTTTATGGAGACAGTCTTGCTGTACATTTAGGGGTATTATCTGATAAACCTAACATTCCTAAGATGGAATTATATGTAGACACTCAAATATTAGTAGGAAATGATGAAGGTGGAAAACAAATAATTAAAAAATTAAAAGATTGTACCTCTGATGATTTGAAAAAGATAGCTATTAGAGAACTCGGTTAGTATTATAGAATGATGAAATAGGAGATTGATAGAAATCTTCAAATTCTTAGTAATTATTCTCCTAAAGGAATTATTTATGATATAAATACTGACTACATTGAAACTAGAGAATATTCTAAAAAAGAATTAGAAAATGATATTCATGAAGCTATATATGCAGCACAGCAAGCTGGAGAGGATATAGAAATAAATGAATTACTTTATTTTTCTTGGGATAAAGACGGAAACCTTCACACTAAACCTTCTTTAATAGCAGAACTTGCTAAACACGACGTTCCTGTAAATAAATTAGGATTAATTACTGAAAACTCTGAATAGTTTTTTACAAGAAAAGAACATGAATTAGTTACTAATTTATTGTAGGATTTAAAACACGGAATTAGCTTTATTGATTCTCAAAGTTAGAAAATTATAGATTCTTCCGCTGTAAAAAGAATGAGGAAAGCTAATGAAAATGGGTGGTCTACCAAAAGTAATATTATAATAGGAAAAATTGTTAACGGAAAAGAATCTAGAAATTTAATTACTAAAAAAAGTTTAACTGATTGGAAAGTTTATAAAGATTTCTTTAAATACGCTCAAGAGTTTGGAGGGTTTAATTTAGATAAACTCAATATTAATGGTAATTTTGATTTTGAGTATTTTTTATAGGCTTTAAATGAAAATTATAGTGCTATACAAGAGTATTCTCATCTGCAATCTTTAAAAAGAAAGATTAAAGATGAAATTAAGAAAAAATTATTAAAAACTTCTGAAGGTCTAGATAAAAAAGCTCTCACTGAACAATATAGACAATGGAGAAAAGAAAATAGGCCTGAAGAAACAGAAATAGAATTAGAACAAGCAGTTTTAAATTACGAAACTGAACCTGACGAAAGAATTTGGAGAAGTAGAAATGCTTCTTATAAAACTGAAGGGATAGACAATATAACTTCTATTGATGAAATAGAAAAATTAAAACAAGAATATAACTTAACAGATTTTGATACTACTTTAGAAAAGAAAAGTGGTAATTTTTCATTACAAATAAATCCAGAAATATCTAGGTATAATACTTTACATTATTTATATTCTGAGGAAGGATTAAATAGTACAGTAGGTTCTCATATCAATCATAAAGTTCCTTATACTAAAGATCTAACTTTAATGGGAGCTTTAGAAACAGGATAGCAAGCTAAACGTAATGTATCAGAATCGGGTGCTAAAAATCAATACACTAGAAGTGACATTAACGGAATGGACAAAAATATGACAATTGCTGTAATGCGTGATGTAAAGGCCGGAATTTCTACTATTAATGGTATTCAAAATCCAAAAGGAGCTACTGTAATGGATGGTTCTACTATAGGAAATTATGTAACTAGAAAAGAAGAATTGTATTCTCTTGGGTCACAAAAAGCTGGAATAGAAAATTCAAAACCTCTTGGAGATGATTTAAATCCTAAAACTGGGACCGGAACTATTATCAAAACCGCTGTATTTGTACTTACGAATAGTCGTATAAGAACGTCAGAAGCTAACATCATTCTTCATAAACATATGAACAGTATTCCTTGGAGAAATTTTGACGGAAACTTTTTAAGAGATTATGATGGAAATAATATTAATTATCATCCAGTAATCGTATTTAAACCTTCTGAAGAAAAATATTATTTAAGAACTGACTTCTAGATTGAAGAAGATGGAGTAACTTCATTTAAAGAATTAGAATTAGGTAATTAGGAACAAGCAAATAATTTATTAAAAGTTGATGTCGGAGGAATAACTATAGGAGCCTTAATTAAAGCAGGAAGAGATTTAACTCCTTATCTTAATACAATTGCTGCAATAACTAAGCCTAAGATTATTGGAAATGTTGATGAAGCATTTGATACAATAAGAACTACCAGACCCATTTCTAATAATTATGAATTATGGGATTTATTTGGAGGAGCTTATTCTGCTTCTATAAATGAAATGAACGATATATCTTATAAAGACGATAATACTTCTTTAGAGAATCTTACTATAGCAGCTCATTCTTGTGGAACTAGAATAAATAGAGATGTAACTAGGCCATCTAATGAAGATGTATATTTGCCATTAAAAGAAGCTAAAATTGATTGGGTTGTTACAGAAGGAGCTATTAAACAAGGAGCTTCTAATGTAAATTCTACAGATATGTTAAAAGATATTAATTATAGAGTGACAACTCAACGTATAGCTACAGCAGATATTGGAATGTAGTTAAATCCTGAACACTTAGCAGACAATTCTCATATTACTCTTATGACTCAGGTTGTTAATGCTTTAGGTTTAAGAGGATTTAGTTCTGACGCTGCTGATAAAGTTTACAAAGCACTTGCTACTTTAACAGATACTTCATTAGAAGAATTGTTTAAAGGAATTGAATTGAAAAGAACTACCGGGGACGATAGTTAGTTTAAAGAAGCAGTTTCATCTTTGTTATTGAAATCTATAATAGGAACCTCTGAAACCGATGGGGATTTATTATCTTCTATTGTAGTCCAACTTAATAAGCAAGATAGAACTGGACATGATTATGATATAATTAGACATAGACTTCCTATAAGTGACCCCGCAATTCTTAACAAATTAATAAGTAATTTCTCTTCATTAATGACAAAAGCGGGAGTAAGAATTCAGTTCCCAGGAAGTATGAATGTACTTGTGCCCTCTGATGGAATATATAAAATACATGGAGGAAAATTGAGAAGTATAGCTCATACTCAAAGATATGTAGAAAATGACCTTATTCCAAATAATGAAGAAATTGCTGAATTACAAGAATTACAAGAACTACAAAGAGAACAAAAACCTCTTAAAGGACTTCATGAAATAACTATAGGAGCTTCTTATTTTGTAAGAATAACAAATAATCATTTTAATTCTGACAATCCTTTATTATCTACTGTACTTGCAGGAAAATCTATAAAGGTTGATGATTTATCAACATATTATCAATTAAGAGATTTGTTAAAAGGGACTACTTATACATTAGTTGAAGATGTTATAACTGGAAGAGATTTAGCACCATATAATTGTACATTTAATACTAATAAGGGAATGTATATGTTATGGGATTTAGATTCAATTAAACATATACATATGTTAGAAAACAATCCAGAAGAAGTATTAAATATATATAGTACATATACAGATGAAGAAATAGTTAGAGAATTTCATATTAATCCAGAATACTTAGATAGAACTGATATTAAATCTTTTACAGAATCTTTTAAAAAATTAATTAATAGAAGAAAACAAATAGAATTAAATTCTATAGGTTCTGGAAATAATAATAGTGTATTTATAGATGGACAAAAAGTATTTATCGATAAATCTACTTTAAAAGTTTCCCCCTATGAATTAATTGCTCCAAAAAATTATAAAACTACTTTTGGATTATAGACTGGAGACAATGTTTAGGAAATATCTTAGAATAAGTTATTCTTCTTAAAAAGAATGATTGACAATCAATACAGATTAGAAAACGGGCATTGGGTAGATAGAAATCCAATTTCTTCTGATAAATATGACATTATTCTAAAAACAGTTTCAGGAAAGTCTTATCCAATATTATATAAGTCTGATACAACTAAAATTCCAGAAGGGTTAAGTGTAATCACAGAATAGGATTTTTATGCAAATCTTGATTGGGATGGCAGTAAAGTTTACAGATTAAATGGAGATGGTGATAGAATTTATGAATTACCTTATCATAAAGATTCTTCTGGAAAGATAGTTTATGATGCAGAAATACTTGTCGATGAAAATGGAAATGAAGTTATTTATACTGATAAATTAAATTTCTTTGTAAATAAATTACAATTTAATTATGTTGATTTTGGAAAAAATATATTAAATCTACCATTTATTTATGATATATTTAAGCAATTAAGTACTTCTAAGAAAAATTCGGTTAAACAATTATCTTCTAATTATTTATCAGAAATTGAACAATTTAATCAAGTTTCACGTTTAGAAGATAGAATAAATAATGAAAAAGATGAATAGAAAAAATAGGATTTGAGTACTAGATTAGTATAGATTACTTCTGGTGAAGAATTTAACAAATAGTTAAAACAACAAATATCTGAAGGATTTAATTTAAGAGATTAGTATTTAACCCAATTAAATACTGAAATTTTAGCTGGAGAAATTAAAGGAAATTATACTGGAATGTTTGCTCAGATAATTAACTCTGCTATTGAAACACATACATCGTTTATTAAATCTTTAGATTATATTGTTTCTAGAACTCCTGCACAATCACATCAATCGTTCATGCCTATGAAATTGGTAGCATTTGATGAATCAGATGTTAATAGCGCTTATGTAAGTCGTTATCAATTATATTTGCAAGGTTCAGACTTTGATGTAGATAAAGCTAGTTTACTTGGAAGTATTATACGAAATGGAAGGTATGTTGTATGGAGTCCCTTTATGAGTTTATAGTCTATAGAACATTTAAGAGCTTCTGAAACATTACCATTTCCAACTGGAAAACAATTAGAAATAAGAGAAAGTCTTAATAGTCGTGTATATGATAAAATGGATAAACCTGTTCATTTAGTTTGGCATGATGATACAAGGATAACTTTTACTTTGCCAAATTTTGAATAGGAAATATATTTAGCAAAGAATCAATCTGGTATATGGGTATCTAATTTAACTCAAGATATTATGAGAAATTAGATGACTCCAATGGAGGTATATTTAATTGAAAGAGCTATTACAGATAAAATCTCAGAAGGAGAAATATTTGACGCTCAATTTAATATAAGTCATTTAGGATTTAATGAAAATCGAGTAAAGGATTCTTCTAAATATTTATATGAAAAGGATTTTGAATAGTTTATAAATTGTTTTGCTCCTATATTTGATTATAACGAAAAAGGGCAATTAGAATTTAATAAACTTACTGGAAGAGTAAGGCATATAATTGACAATATTGGCAATGAACCACTTCAATATGATACTATATCTTACGAAAATTTAACACAAGATTAGTTAAAATAGAAATAGATTAATAATATAAAACAATTATCTATTTTAATTAATGCTTTAAATTCCTTTGGATAGATTCCAAAAGTAATGTCTAATGATTTAATGACAGCAATTTATAAAACTGTTAATGAACATAATTTATATTTTGTTAATTCTTTTGATACTAAAGACGCTGTAGTTAATTACATTAGTAGTAACATGTTTTAGATTTCTAGTGATCCAGTAAATTTAGTACAAGCTATGACTTCTGTGGATTAGCAGACTGATTATGTGAAAGAAGAAATTGCAAATAAGTCTCCGTTAGCTGAACAATCTAAACATTTTGATAAAGGAAATATAATGTCAATATTTAGATTATTAAGATTAACCTTATCTGGAAAACAAAATACAGGTATAGAAGCATCTTCATTGAAAGTTATGGAAGCTATCAATCAATATTAGGATGTTATTCTTAATTATGGTTCAGACGAAGAACAAAAATCATTAATCAAACCTATAAATATAGGAGGCTATAATATAGGATTAATATGTAATGCTTATTGTAAAAATATAGCAAATATTAAATCTAAAGAAGTATATGACGCATTACAAGAAATCGATAATGATAATGACCAAGCTATATGGTTATCAGCATTCTTAAGTCTTAGTACTGACAACGCTAAGGATCCTACTCTTGCTAAAATAAATGCTAATCCAGAAATGATTGGACTTTATAATTCCGGATTTGTGTTAGGATTGCCTATAAGTTTTTTATCTAAAATAATAATGTCTCCTACAGGAATGGCTATTGCCGATGTTCAATAGGGGGATATATTTCTGGGTTATAATAGTTCCAGAGATATAGGAAGAGTTATAAATTATATTAAAGAAGGTCCTAGACTCAGTCCTAATATGACTACATTAGAAATATTAGGAAAAGCTATTCAACTACATAATCCCGGAGAAGTTACTATTTTTAATCTAAATAAACAACTTATTAGAAATTACTGGGATTAGTCTTAGTTATTAACAGCAAGAAGAATTATTGCATTAGCCAAAAGTCTTGCTTATGGTAAAGAAGGAGAAAAAATAGAATATAATATCCCTACTATTGAATCTAGATTATCTAGAGATATCTAGGTAACAAGACGAAGAATTTCTGGAATTAGTAAAGCTTTAGAAGCTAAGAAATAGCAAATAATTGAAAAAGATACCTTAGGAAGAAAACATAAAAAACTTGATGAAGATGTTACTGCATTAACAGCGTCTTTAGAAGAATTGAATACAAAACTTACTGAATTACAAGATATTAAAAATGAATATAAAATAACTCAAACTATTCCTCAAAGTAGAAATGAAGGAGATTAGTATGATTTATATGAAAAATACCTTGAAAATTATAATTCTATTAAAGATGGAGAACAGTCTGATTCTTTGAAAAAATTATTTTAGGATAATAAAGAATATATACAGAATTCTTCTAACTTCAAAAAGACTATTTAGGATATTGAAAACTGGTTAGATACTATTGAATAGGTTCAAATGGATGAAGGATACACAGATGCTGAAGGAAATAAATATAGCACTGTAAAAATATTAGAATAGTTAAATGAATTTGCTTCGGAAATGTCCTTAATACGTCCAAATCTCAGCCTCAATCAACAACTTCCTAATTCTAAAGAAAATCAACTTTCATTTATTAAAAAATTTGAAAATATGATAAATGATAGAATTACCTTAGGAAAAGTTGAGAATGCAAGTAAAATCAATGAAATATAGGATTTCAAAGACTTTAACGAGCGTAAAGGGATTGAGGGATTAAATATTTCTATATCTGAATTTGTATGGGATGAAGAATATAGAAATGCTGCAATAAGAGCATACGATTCTATTAAATTTAAAGTGAATGCTTTAGATGTACTAGTCAAAGTGCCTCATTATTTTGGATATTTAAAAGCTTGTGATGCTTTATATCAGTCATTAGCTTATCAGTCAGTACAATATAGAGAACAAGACAGAATCTTAAGTAAAATAATCATAGGAGATTTAAAAATAAAAGCATCCAAAGATATTTAGTCAAGATTGAAAGTTGCTTCTAGGTATATTTCTAGACAAATGAATAATATGTTCTTATTAGAACAAAATATAGAATTAACTATTCCTAAAATAACTGATGGTAAAGTTGATACTTCTGTAAAAGTTCCAATTAAATTAGGTACAAAAGAAGGAAATGAAGCGTTCAAAGAATGGATGGATTTTGTAATTATTCCTCAGTAGAAATCTAAGTATAAATCTAATAGATTTTTAAATGAACTTTCAGAGGCGGCTTATCATAAATCTGATAATCATAATACAATTATAAATTATACTACTAACATAGATAGTATGACAAATAACCCTACCGAAGTTACAAAATTTGCTGAAATAACTGAGGGATTTAATAATTTGCAATCTAAAACTATAGGAGATTTGCCGTTAGTAGAAGCTTTCTTTTATTATGATTTAATAGCTTATGATAGATAGCCAGGTCAGTTATCATTAACTCCGATTTTTAATAAATTAGTAGCATTAGGGAAAACTAAAGTTATTTCCGATTATGTTCAATTTGTATCAGACTTGGATTAGGGAGGCAATATTATTTTAACTTTAGATGAAAGTTAGATAGATGAAATTAAGAGATTTATAGCTCCTGTTATTTCCATTTATGCTTTAGATGAATTTGATGAAGAATATGGGTGGGTAAAAGATCCAGAAGACTAGCAATTTTATCTTATAAAGAGAAATCCTAAGCCTAAAAATAATAAAAACGATGATTTTGGCGCAATGGACGATCCTAATATTGATAATCCAGAAATAGATATTGAAGGAATAGGTCCTGATGGTGATATTAATTAGGAAGAAAATCCTGAAAATCCTCAATATTAGCAAATTACCTTGAGTTCTAAATTAGCAGAACTTGAATGGGAGCCTGGAGTTCGTAAATTCGAAAGAATTACAGATTCTGGAAATTTAAATAGCCCTTATATTGAAAATTTTATAGTTCAAGAACAACAAACGTTATTAGAAGGACAGGGAATAATTACACCTAAAGAAATAAGATTCGGAAATGATTCAATTACATTAGATGATGGAAAACCTAATATTCCAGATAATATCAGAAAGAGATTACAAGAAATTACTGGACAAAATAACATAGATGATTTAATAGTAACTAAAGTTATAGTTGAAGGCTCTTCTAGAGAAACTGTAATTGATATAGATACTACGAAAGGAAATTTAGAAAACCCGTGTAAAGGATGATAGCATGTGAAATAAATAAAAACTCGTTTGAATACCAGACATTGAAAAATATGTCTGGTATTTCCGAGTATTCTTTAGATAGTTATATATCTACATTCTAGACAAAATTTAATAGAATGCCTAAGTTAGATGAATTACCTAGAGTTAACTCGGAACCTTATTTAGAGAAAGTTTTAGGAATTAAGAAATTATCTAATATAAGGACTATTAATACTAATAGACTACTAGAATATACAGGAACAAATTCTGTAGAAGAAGCAAATATTAAGTTAAATTCTATATATAAAGATTTAGAAATTACTTTAACTCCATTTTAGAGTTTTACTTCTATTGAAGTAAGACATAGGCCATCTGTATATACATCAATTAAAGAGCCTTTAAATATAGAAGAATTCAAATAGGATGGAGCTACCATTTTATCTAAACAATTAGATAAAATGTAGAAACTGTATGGGATAAATATAATTCCTGTTTCTAGTGATGAAATATAGGAATTAGGAATTCCTAATGGGTCTTAGGTTAAGGGATTTGTGAAAAATGGAAATATTTATATAAATATCGAAAATTCTACAATGGATACTAAAGTACACGAATTAATGCATATATTTCTAGGAGGAATAAGATATTCTAATCCAGAATTATATTTTTCATTAGTTAATCAAGTAGAATAGCTCCCTAGATATTAGGAATTTTCAGAAAGATTTCCTAATAGAACAAGAGGTGATATTAACGAAGAAATATTTGTTCAAGAGTTTGCTAATTATTTAACTAAATCTCCTAGTATATTTGATAATTTTGAAAATACGAGTGAATTAATGTATGAAATATACAGGAATATAGATACATTAATAGATGGAAATTATAGTGTTAAATCTTTACAAACTTCAGCGTTTGGAGAAACTTTGGAAAATTTATATAAAAATTTACAATCAGAAAATATAATTAATAAACAAACAGGTTCCTTAGATGATTCAACTTTACATAGGACACTTGCTAATGTAAAAGAAAATTTAATGAAAAAGAATTTATTGGAGGAAAGATGTGATGGCTAATTGTAAATATATATTAGGATAGAGAGTTTTTAATTCAGAAATATAGTTAGACGATTATCTTTCTGAAATGAAAAATTTATATAAATAGTTTGGAGATGAAGTATTTAGTAAATCTTGGACTCCTGTATAGCAAACATATAGACAAAAATTATTTTCTTAGAAGGAATAGCTAGAAAAAGCTATCAAATCAGGAAAAATAAAGCTAGAAATTTCTGATATGGAAGATTTAGATTTAGATGGAATAGTAGATTCCGCTGAAGGAAGAGGTGTTACTTCTATAATGTAGGAATTAAAAAGTTTAGATAATAAAAACGTATTTCCTATTTTTAACAAAGATAATTATTGGAATAATATAAGAGGAGAATTACGAGACGGAAATTGGAATAGTGATAAAATTAAAGATTTTATTCCATATATATTTGACGAAAGAGACTCTGAAGGAAATTATATAACACATCCTATAACAACAGAGGAAGAATTTAATCAGATAAGAAATAGGATAGAATCTATGTGGAAATAGCAAGGATTAATAGGAACCGTTGTTCACGATATATTTGATATTTTATATTCAAATTATACTACTGAAAATGGAACTAATATTAAAAATTTGCCAAAACAATAGTTTAAAGAGGAAATTAAAAGAATATTATCTAAAAAACCAGAACCTAATGCCTATCGTAAATTATTAAATGAATTTGGAACCGATTTAAATAAAAATAATAGTTTTTTAGAGAGTGTTATAGATAATGCTCTTAAATTTAATGAGGATTTGAAACAACAATTTGATCCTAAAAATGAAGGATTAATGGTGCTTCCCGAAATTACTATAAAAGGTATGGCTACTCTAAATAATCAATTATTTAAAGTAATAGGACGTATGGATATGGTAGTAATTAAACCTGATGGTGAAGTACATATAATCGATTATAAATGTTCTCCTAAAGAATATCGAAATTATAACGAAGCAAAAAAATTAACTTTTAATTATCAATTAGCAGTATATAGAAGAATTCTACAACAATTAGGAATAAATAAAGATCAGATTCATTTATGGGTAGTTCCGATTTAGTTTACTAATTTTGATATAGATAAATCTAATAATTTAGTAACTTTAGATGGAGTAAAATTACGTGATGGCGCTACCTTTGAAGAATTAGAAGTATCTTCTCCTACTGTAAATGCTCATAAGTATCAAATAGTTGAAGATAACTTAAATAATTCATTCAAATATGAACACGTTGAAGATGTTTCTGATGAACATATTCTTGAAAAAACGAGAAATTGGATAAGAAAAGTATTTCCTGAATATTCTAAAATTTCGGAAGTAACCGACGAGAATGTATTAGATTTTTGCAAAAGAAGAAAATGTGTAGTATAGGATGAAAAAACTGGAAAATGGGGATTTAGACGATATAAAAATGCTGATTTGAAATATGTTAAAGATACAGAACAAGAAGTAATAAATGCTATCAAACAAGAGTGGGAAAATAATAGATAGAGAAATTTAGAAAGTACTAAATCTATAAAGAGAGAATTAAAAAAAGCTCAAAAAGAAAATTTAGGCAGAGGAGCTTTGTTTAATATTACACTATATTCTAAAGATAAACAATCTTAGAAAACTCCTGACTGGGCACAGCAAATTCTTCAAAAATATGCTAATGAAGATTGGACAGTAGAAGAAACTCCAGAAGCTCTTGATTCTTTAGGAATAATTCTTGTTAGAAATTTAACAACTGATAGAATCGATGTTATTAAATTATCTTCTACATACGATTTAGATGCTGAAATAGGTTTTGGCAATAATAGAACAACATTATTTGGAAACTTTGTGTCTGACCATGTTGCAAAGAGTTAGCCTAATTCGTTAGTAATGCAAAGTACTAGAGGAAATGTAGAACTTATGGAAACAATGTATGCTTTAAATTGTATGCCTAGTATATTTAATAACGATAATGCGTTTTTAGGAGAAATTCAAGTAATATCTCATTATAATGAAGGAGGAGGAGCTAATAATAAATCTTTATTGTATAATTTTTAGAAATTAATGAATTATTCTAATAAAGAAGATTCGCCAGAAGTTAATTATTTTAATAATAAAAATATAAAAGTAGCTTCATTTGTACAATTAGCTTAGGATACTTTAACTAGAATAATTAATAATAATCGAGGAACAAGATGGAACAAATTTGAGGAAGCTTCTAATAATTTACACAAATTTCAAGGTAATAAAGAACAAATACTTTCTGAATTAATTAAATTAAAACAGCAAATAGAAAACGTTCCAGGATTTGAATATTTAGCCAGAGATGGAGTGATGACTTCCATATATGATGATTATAATTCTCCAGAAAAAAGGTTATATGCAGAAGTAATGTTAGCTATAGGAGAAATAGGAGGGTTAACTTATCAACAACAAACTAAAGACCACGCTAACATTTTTGAAGGAAACAGTTTAATAAAAGCTTTTTTATGGGATGGATTTAATGGAAATCTTACTGACAACCCTGGAACTCTTCGAAGTGAAACCTTAAATCAAGCTTCACATCTTGTAGATGTTGCTTATTAGAATATTCGTGATTAGTTATTCAAATATAAAAATAATTTAGAAAAAATATTAGATGAATATAAATAGTATAAGGGACAATTTGCTAGTTAGAAAGATTTATATGAGAATTTTTATAATAAAGATATAACTGATGATTTAGTTTTTAAAAACCCCTTTGTTCCAAATAACGGATTAGATGATATGGAAAGGAAAGTTTTAAAAGCTATATTGTTGGATATTGCTCATAGAAGAAATTCTACAATTATTAATGAAGATACCTTGAGATCCGCAATTGAAAATGACTCTGATTATCTTTTAGTTCCATTAATTAAAAGTACTAGTAAACCTGTAACTAAATCATTAGGTGATTTTATGTCTAGAACTAGAAAGTTCTTAATGGGATTTAATATTAAAAATGCGAAAGATTCTTTAAAGGAAAAGTTATTAGATTTTACATCAAAAGAATCTATAAATGAGCCTAATAGGGAGGAAACTATATGGGAAATGACTAATTCCATAGATATTAATCCCGAAAATAGAAAAGAAAGGATAACTTTAGGAGGAGGCATAGAAAATTTTGAAACTAATTTAGAAATGTTGGCATTAAAACATGAATATGCTTATATTTAGAAACAAGAAGTTAATAAAATATTGCCATTTATGAAAGCCCTTTCAATTCATTTGGCTAATCAAGGAATTATATTAAATGATAATTTTGAAAATGACCTAAATTATATCTAGAATTTTATAAAAGCTAAAATTCAAAATAAAAAATTATAGGATATTTAGTCGTTAGATAATTCATTTGTTTCTGATTTAATGAAAGGAACTTCAATATTAGCATTAGCGTTTAATCCCAAACAGCTCTATCAAATAATAGATGGATTGTGGAAAGATATAAGATTAATTGTACAAAATGCTCATCGAGAGGGTGATGTAAATATGTCATTTAAAAATTTTAAGGATTCATTTTTTTGGATAATACAAGATGTTGCAAAATTTAATGGAGAATTATCTATAGGAGAAGCCTTGAATCAATTATATGGAATTAATGATATGGATATAAACTAGCTTCCAAGTAGATACGCTAAAGATACTTATGGAACAGATAGGCTTCAAAAAGCTATGTTTAGATTTGCGTCAAGGCCTGACTATTATAATCGTATGACTATTTTTGGTGCACAGATGAGAGGAGACGGTTGTTTTGAAGCTCATTCAATAGTTGATGGTCAGTTAGTATATGATTGGACTAAGGATAAACGTTTTGATATATTTGCTAAATATAAAGGAGATATATCTAAAGTTCCTACTTCAGAACAAAATAAATTCAGACAATAGCAATCTTTATATAGTGCTATGGCAGACGAAATGGTTAAAGATGGAACTTTAAATCCTGATGGAACTAAATTTGTTAAAGATATGAAAAATCCTAAACCCCTTCCAAAAGCTTATACAGTAAAATAGTCTGAATCAATGAAAGCATTAGGAGATAAAACTTATGGTTATTATGCTTCTGAAAAGAAATCATTAATACAAAGTTTTACCTTAGGAGCTATTATATTTCAAATGAATACGTTCTGGTCTTCCAAAAAGAATCAATATTTCTCTGGAAGAGGTTATACTTAGGAAGGGGAATTTGTTGATTATGTTGAAGAAAATCCAGAAGATCCAGAACATCCGATAGAATATTGTTAGAAATACAATAAAGAAACAGGAGAAATGGATATAATAAGAAAAGATGTTGAAGACACTGGAATCCCTTATAAAGTGTGGAAAGGTCGTCCTCAAGAGGGAATAGTAATAACTCTTAGTCATATGATAGCTAATATAATTACTGGAGAAAGAGATTATGAGGGAATACGTTTTTGGGACCCATATTGGAATGATGATGACCCCTATCTTAGAAAAATGTATAGAGCAAATCTTAGACAATTATTAGCAGACTTACTTGGAATGATATTGATTGGTATGATAATATCTCCCAGTCTAGTAAATGCCGCAAATAGTTATGCTAAAGAAACGGGTTCTGAAACCATAGGAGAAGCGACAATGGGATATTTAGCCACTTTATCTGCGGGGATGTTACAAACATCTACTGATGATTTTAATTTTACAAAATCAGTATTTGGTAGAGGTATTCAATGGACTCCTTTTTCTTTACAATCTGGAACTAGATTTTTAACTAATTGTGGAAATTGGTTATTTGGAGATTAGGATTTTTATGATACATTAACAAAACAAATAGCATTTACAAGAAATGCTAAACCTATTATGAACTTTATAAAAAATGAAACTCTCGGCAGAGACATAGGAGATAATGGAAAATCTAAAGAATAAAAAAAAATAACGGAGAACTGAACTCAAAAAAAAAATAAAGGAAGAATGATATTCATTCTTCCTTTTTCCATATATATTTTCCAGCTGTTTTATATTTTCCTTTACAACATAATGAAATACTAGATTGAGAAATTCCCGTAATACTACTAGCTTCTGAAATAGATTTATAATTTTTTAAGAAATTTCCAGTTAAGTCGTATTGTTTTACATTATAAGTATTATATTTATTTGCTTTTTCTAAAACATTTTTTAAAGTATCTCCTTCTAATAGAGCATAACTCCAAATATAATTTTTATATTTTGTACGTTCTCCATTCAAAACTCTATATATCTTTGATGGATTAAATCCATCAATTGATGCCTAATTAGCATTATTCCATTCTTTTATAAAATTTCCTTTTAAATCATACTAATATACTTTTTTTCTAATAATATTTTTCTTATCATTTACATTATCAGGATTAAACTCTTTTACCCAATCTTTTAAATCTCCTATATCTATTTTATATTTTGAAAATATTCTTAATACTTCCGGATTTTTCTAAAATAATTCTCTACTTATTTTAAAATTTTTACATAAAGTATGTAATTCTTTTTCAATAATTTTATCTTCTTTTTCCTAATCCAATGTAGTTTTAGGATTAACTATTAAATTAACTAACTAAACATTTTCTCTTGCGTTTTTAAATGAAGAAAATCTTTTATAAATATTAGAAGTGATTCCAATTTTATAACAAGTCTAAAAATCAAATAAATAAATCATAAAAATTTAAGTTTAAAAAATTATTTTACCTAATTTATTATTCCCATATTTTTATCAAAATATTTTATTATTTTAATATATTCTTTCCTTTAAAATTTTAATTTTAACATATCTAAAATTATCTACAATCGATTTTTATAGTAAAGTTGAATAATTTATCATCTAAAAATTTTTAGACTCTTATAGAAAAAAATAAAAAAATAAGGCTGTACTATCAAATTAATGATAATACAGCCTTATTTAATTATTTTTTTTATTTATTTGTATTTACAGGAATTTCTCCTTTAATATCATAATTCTTATTTACCTTAGCATCGTATGTTTCAGCTTTCATTATATCAGACATATCAACTCCTGTTGCAGATTTAACTACATCAAATGTTTGTTTGATAACAGCAGGAACATTTCCAGATACTGTAGAAGCATCTCCGCCATATATATTCATGTTATCAATAGCACTAATTGGCTTAGCAACACTCTCGGCAACATTATGAAGAATCTTGGTAATCATTTCAATGACAGCTGCACTACCATACTTCTTGAATGCTTCAGCCTTCTTTTCCATTGCTTGAGCCTCAGCAAGACCCTTAAGCTCAATTGCTTTAGCTGAAGCTTCACCTGTCTGTGCTATTTTATAAGCTTCTGCCTCTGCTTCTGCCTTAATACCTATAGCCTTCTGCTCATAAGAATATCTTTCTGCCTCTGCCTTTCTTTTTGCCAATTCCAAATCAGCTTCTGCCTTCTTAGAAATTGCATACTTATCAGCATCTGCTTTCTTGTTAACCTCTGCTTCTAATTTATTCTGCATAACTTTAACTTGTTCTGCAGCAAGCTCCTGCTCCTTTTGAGTTCTAATAATCTGAGCCTCAACAGTTCTGGTATTTACTTCCTTTAACTGCTGCTGTTTCTGAATTTCATAAGCTGCATCAGCAATAGCTTTCTTTGTATCACTTTCTTTCTTTAAATCTGCTTTCTTTATTAACAGTTCATTCTGTCTTTCTGCAATCTGAGTTTCAGAGAGTACTTGAGCATCATTAGCAAGTTTTGCATTTTCTGCTGCAACTATTGCAATTTCCTTCTGTGCAATAGCTTTGGCGTTAGCTGCTTCTTTCTTAATCTTCCAAGTGTTATCAGCACCCATATTCTCAATAAGGCCTTGTTCATCAGTAACATTTTGAATATTACATGACAAGATAGAAATTCCTAACTTCTCCATATCTTTTTGAGCTTTATCCTGAACATTATTTGAGAAAGCATCTCTGTCATTATTAAGAGATTTTAAATCTACTGTGCCAATAATCTCTCTCATATTACCTTGCAGAGAATCTTTTAATTGTGTAGCAATTTGAGTAACATTCATATTCAAGAAATTCTTTGCAGCTAATCTAATTCCAGCTAATGTATTAGTAGGAGCTACTTTAGCAACAGCATCTACTTTTACATTGATAAAGTCTTTAGTCGGAACAGGGACATCTGTCTTAATGTCAACAGTAATCTGCCCAAGATATAGCTTATCAAGTCTTTCAAAGAATGGAATCTTAAATCCACCCTTTCCAATAAGAATACGAGGTTCTTTACTAAGTCCTGCTATTATGTAAGCCACGTTAGAAGGAGCTTTTACATAAGAAGCAAAGAATAAAACTACTAACAAAATTGCAACAACTGCAATAGCAATAAACATTAAATTAATTGTCATAATACTCTTTTAATAAATTAATAACATTAGGATTAACATATCTGCTTAAATGCTCATCTGAATAATGAGCATCCATTTTATTTCTAGTTCTTAATATTTCTCTAATTCGAGTAGACGATATAGAATTTGCTGGCCTATCACATATTAGAAAATTATAATCTTGAATTATTGCTTCACCATTCATCCAATCTGGAATATCCTTAATAGTATCTTCTCCACACAAAATATATATTTCATCATTACAATATTTATTCTTTAAAGCATGGAGAGTAGCATAACTATAATAAGGTGGAATAAGTTCTTTTTCTATTAGAGAAATTAATAAATTAGATTCTATTTCGAAATCATTATCAAAAGTATATGGAAAAAATATTTCATTTCTCTCAATTAAACTATTAATAATAATTAAAACCCTTTTATTAATATCAAGAACTTCCTCCTTTTTCCAAGGATTTTGCATTGTTGGAACAATAATTACTTCATCCATTTTAAAGTCATTTAAAGCAGTTTTAACACACTCTAAATGACCATTATGAAATGGATTAAATGAACCAAGATATAATGCAATTTTCATACTGGAAAACCTGTAGAAGCAAGTTTTACCTTTTCTTCTAACTGTTTAATTTTCTCATCTTGTTCCTTTTGGTGATTTTCTAATTCTTCAATTCTTTTAAGAATTAATTGTTCTTCTCTATAAGTCATCTTATATTAAATTTAAAATGATTTTATAAAATGTCATTATCGTAAATAGAAATACCTTCTTTAACAATAATTATTTTTTTATTACAATCTGGACAAATTATCCAACAATTTCCATGAGGACGTTTTTCACATATAACATCTCCTTGTACATATTGTAACTTAGCCTTACAACTTGGACAAATAACTGTTCTTATTCCGTGTTCTAATACTTTAATCATATTAAATCTTTAATGTTCTCCAAATACCTTAATTCAGATTCATTTGTAGCTGTTTCTATTTGATAATCAAGTAATGACTGAGCTATATTTAAAAGATAACATTTTTCTTCATCTGACATTGCATCATTTACTTGAGTATCTTTAATAAAGTCTCTTAATCGTATAGCAAATGTTACATCATTTACTATACGATTATCTTTAATAGGATTATTCATTTCTTTTTAAATTGATTAAATATATCCTCAAATCCTGGAGGTAAATCGTAAGAATTACCTTGATTTTTAATTTTATAATTTATTTCAGCCATTATTCGCTGAAACTCTTCATATCCTGTCATAGCCACTTAGTTGTAGTACATGTTACTCTCCAATCATTTGGATTAAATGTTTTGTCTGTTAAGGTATAAGGTTTAAAACCTATTTCTGGATATTTATAATTTGAATAATCATCTTGAAGCAATGTTGTAGCTTCTTCTAAAGATAATCTATTTTCCTTAAATGCTTTTAAAATAATTTCTGTTTTAGTCATAAATAGATAAATATAAAGGTTTAAATTTCATCTTATATTGTTCATTTAATAAAGATACACAAGCAGTTTGTGTTCCATTATAATCTACAACTTCATGGTCACAAGTATGAAGATGTCCAAAAAAATGGTATTTAGGATGTTTAGTTTTCAATACTTCTGCTAATTCTGGGTTGCCAATATGAGAACCATCTGCCCACCACACTGACTTATCAAGAATTACATCACTTCTACCATAAGCAGCGTCATGAGTAATTAAAAAATCTAAATTATCAGGAATCTTCTCAAATTGCTCAAGTTCATATTCTGGACTCATCATAAAAGCCCAATCCCCAAATGTATGACATAAAGGAGAGCCCCAAATTTTATATTCCTTACCTGTATTTAAATCTATAAAAGAAGCTCCTTCATTATTTAAAATAATGATATTAGTATTTCTGACAGCTTCTTTACATAAATCCATCCAAGCTTCACCTAGTAGATCGTGATTGCCGAATACCATGTAAATAAAATCTACTGGTTGGTTTTTACACCATGGAATAAATACTTCTTTAAACCATTTGAAAGATTGTGGAATGTTCCGCTGTATTCGCAACGGAACAATATCTCCACAAATAAATAATATATCACTTTCTTCTATAGACAATCCTTCAAACTGTCCATGAATATCGCTTATAGCACATATTTTCATATATTTAATATATATTTTGCTAATTTTACTTCGTTATCTGACCCTGTATGCTTTACTACAGCAACAGAGCGGGAAATCCAATATTCCCGCCCTGTTTCTTTATCAATTATTGGAAAATTTTTCATATTGTTATTAATCCATTTTCTTCTATAAAATTATTTAATATTGTACCATCATCAATAGAAACAATTCCATCTAAGTACAGTTTAGGAGAAATGCCAACATCTAGGAGATTTTGAGTAGTTTCTTTTACACAATAATCTCCAGCAATTCCACACACTATAAAATCATTATTAGCATTTACAGTAGCTATGGAATCTAAATAATATCTTTCTCCAAATTCATCTTGACAGTATTCAATGTCAGAAAATGCTCCATATTCTTCAACTTCTTCAATTTGACCTTTAGGAACTACTTCAAAATCTATTTCCAAAGAATGAATAAATTTCAGTAATTTTGGTTCAATACATGCTCCAGGTGTAAACTGTACACAGTGAGATGGCCAGATTCCACCACTTCTTTTAAAAGACATGTGATTGTAAGGATGCCAATCTACAGTAAGAATAATTTTTTCAATATTCTTTTTGTTATTAGAAATAAATTCTTTGATATTAGCTACTATATTAGAGGCTCCTTTTACCTTCATTGTTCCGCTAATAAAATCATTTTGACAATCTACAATAATTAAAGTAATCATAAAAATTTGTTTTTAAAAGTTGAAGAAATTATATTTAAAAATATTATGAAAAATATGATGAATATTATAAATTCAATCATTTCATTCCTTTAATTCGTTGAACAAATAAATCTGTTTTCTTGTCTCTTTTCGGAACTGTGAAAATTCCTTCAGTATGTTCTCTTAAATATTTAAAAAGATTTTCATTGTGTTCTGGGAACCATATTCCAGGCCAAAATAGATAACAGTGATAAACATTCCAATACTTTTTAACTGCTTCCTTTACAGAAGTATTTCCGTTCATTCCTGCAATAACTATTTCATTGGATTCAGAATATTTTATGTTCTTTTCAACTGTGTTCCAAGATACACATATTTCATACGGAATTTTCAATCTCCATAAGAGCTTAAGAATTGTTGGTTCGATACAAGCTCCTGGAGTCCATTGAACACAATACATAGGATAATCTCCTCCATTTCGTTTAAAATATTCTTCATAAGGACTATTTAAAACGCACTTAAAGATAACCTTTTCAATATCTTCTTTATTTCGATTTATCCAAATCTTAGTACGTTCAACAGCTTCTTTGCCACGTTTTTTCACTGACATGGAACCTGTTACAAAGTCAAGTTGGTCATCTACTAATAAAAGAATTTTACTCATGTTGTAATGATTTAACAGTTTCTGAAATTAATTTTCCATCTGCTGTGGGATAAATTTCTTTAACTGACTTAATAACTTTACCCATTTCCTTTTGAGTAAACCCATTTGGATACAATCCATAGACAGCCTCTTGGATTTTCTCTTTAGAAATTTCTGGAGGGAGAAGTTCTTTTAGATATTTCATTTGTTCTTTATACATATCCGCCAAGTCTTTACGACTATTAGCTTCATACATAGAAACTTGTTCTTCTCTTTCCTTAATTAATTTTCTAATAATCGAAAGGTCTAATTCATTTATCCAAATTTCAACCTCGGTAGCAGGGTCTTCAAATACTCTAAATTTAAATCCTGTAAGTTGTTTGCCTTCAGGTTTAGGTTTTTTAGAAGAATTATTTAAAAGTAATTCAGCTTTAATAGCTCTATAAGCCTCTTTAGCAGCTCCGTTCTTTTCTAAAGTTGCTATTTTAATTAGTTTGTCTATATCCATTTGTTTCTAAAATATCAACATTATTTATTAACCAATCATCTGAATGACCAGTAACATAATCATAACAATTTGGAGGAAAACCATACTGGTTATCAAATGCCTCATAAACATCATCCATTGTATAATTTTCAGGAAGTTCTAAATTAACTTCTTTACTAATTTCTAAAAATACTCCTACTTCTACTTTCATAATTACCAACTATCTATATCTGTTATATCAATTATTTCTCCAGTATCTAATACATGGAGTTTTACTCCCCAACCTATTCCACCACAAGGATAAAATTCATAAGATATTGTTCCTTTAGTTTTATAGATTTCTTCAGCTGATTCATGTTCTTTATCGGAAAGTCTGAATACTACGCCAGCTTTATTGTTCGGTATTATTAGATATTTTCTGGAATTGATAAATTTCCATTTCTTGAATTTATCTATTACTTTATAATAGATATGCTTTAATTTAGAAACTTGCTTAATTTTTCCAGATTTATCAATATGAAAATACATTGATTTCATATACAACTCATAAATATTTCAGTTATTATATCAAGATTCATCATTACTTGGTCATGAACATCAATCTTTTCACATTCTTTTAAATGTTTTTTCCAATGTTCTTTCCAAGCCTCTATATCATTTTCCCCTCTTTTATGATAGTCTTCACTCGGAGAAGTTGTATAAGGCCATGGGCCTAATATAATTTCATATTCACATCTTGACCACCATTGATACAATGATTCATTTTTTATAAATTCTTTAAATTCATCAAATGTCTTTGGTTTATTGCTTTTCTTATTATAGCAATTAATAAGATGTGGAATTATATCATAAGGCTCAAATTCCTTACTATTAAAATCGTAGATAATTACATTAAATGATTTATTCATAATTACAAGCTGGTTCAAGTGGGTCTACATAACAATCTAAATCATTACAATAATAACGTTTAGATTCTTTTTTGCAATACCCGCATTTTAAACAATCATTCTTCATTCTCTTCATTCTCTGATACATTTAGACATTTGTCGCCATATCTTATTAATTCCCAAAAGATTTCCCGTTTTTCAGGCGTATCTAAATATTCAATCGGCCTGTCTAAACAAAAGTGTAATTCATAACACCATTCATGTTTATCATAAACAAAGCTTGCTATTACAAAACAACTCTCAGGATGTTTAAAACAACTTTTATGAATCCTATGATTCCAGTATTTTGGATCTGTTCTAAAAGAACTATCTAATTTGTCTTCTGTAAATTCATTTTCTCTTCCATAGTACTTATTAGGATACCATAAAACTATATCATAAGAAGGATTTTTAGGCCATTTATCTTTTGGTAATAAATAAGATGCTTGCCTTATTTCCAAATTCTCGATTCTTTTATTGGTCATTTTACTTCCTTTTTACAGACAGTACACCTATAACCAGTTACTTTATTACCAGATACTGTTTCATTAAACACTCGATTTCTTTTGCCATAGAGTTCATCTTGAAACTCATGCTGACATGTACATTGAATAATTCTAGTCATAATTTTTATAAATAATTTGATTCTTCAATTTCTACACCTAACTGACGTAATCTTTCCTTACAATCATGAATAATTTTTTCGTAGTCTTTACTACGAGGTTCTGTTTCTTTAGTACGGAGAACACGTTTTACAATATCTGCATCCCAAGCATTAAGTTCATATTCTAACCAAATATGCCAAGGTTGTATAAAATGTTTACTATAATCAGATTCACCTACATTAAATGAATGTTCCTCATCAGGAAGCATCCCTAACTTCTTCAGTTTCTGATACGTTGTCCAATCTATCGTTACTTCCGGGTTCATTTCCTTTAACCATTAAAGTTGCACAATAGCCTACTAATCCATTAATCAATCTACGTCTAGATGCGGATAAATAGCTTTTCTTATCTTCTATCAAATCAAACTCTTCGAGAATTTCATTTGCTGTTAAATTTTTTAAATCTGTCGGAAGAAATGCTTTATTTTCTTCAATAATAGAAAGTAATTTTTCTTCTGACATTTCTGGGGCTTTATAAATCAAATCCTTAATCTTCATTGTAAGGTTCTACTTCAGTTATTTCTTTATTAACGACATCTACAAAATCATCAGAAACTATTTCATAATCCCAAGTATTAAGAACTTTTTCCTTAGCTTAAATTACAAACAATATAATAATGTTGGATTATTTTTATGAACATCTATATCTGGATATTTTTCTTTAAACTGTTGAAGATTAAAAGGTGTAGTAATTAAATGGATTCCATTTTTGGTTGGAATATCTGTAATTACCTTAGGTATATTTTGTCCCTTAATTATTCTAATAGGTTCACACTTATAATCAATAAAGTCAGCGATAGCTCCCCAGGTAGGTTCCAAATTAGGGTCATCAACATTATGGTCAATATCAACAACCCATCTAGGCTCTTCTCCTTTTATTTCTCCAGCACAAGTATTCCAAGATTTCCAGATTTTCTTAAAATCTCCAATATAAGCTCTTTCTGCAAGATACTTTAATTGAAGCATTGTAGTTTTCCTAATAGATTTCGGAGCAAGATTAATATATGCTCTTGCTCCAAAAAATTTACATAAGTCTTTTATTTCTTGCTCAACATAGTCTAAACTTTCTAAACTACAAATAAAATATGCTTTAATCATTCTATTTGCAGCAGGAAGTTCTGGATGGTCTTTACCTCTTCTTAATATTTGTAAATGATAGTAAATATCATCATTAGGAAATTTAAGAAAAGGTTTTATAAATTCAAAATTATCAATCATTGTTTCCATTTATAAGAGTAGATAAATTGTCCATAAATCGTCCAATTATATCTTTATTAGACTGAAGACTTACATTTCTCTCTGTCAATCTGTTAATTGAATCTTGATTCTGATTATATTCTACCTCAATTTCGGTATTAAGTTTATTTAAGTCTTCTAAAGTTTTTGTAAACACAGAAGTTATCTTATTAAATTTTTCTAAATAATTTTTCATATTTTATTCAGTTAATTTTGTACGATATTCTTTTAATGTCGTTAAAAACAAATTAGTATCTGTGAAACCACAAGATTTAAACTCTGGACAGAATCCTCGATATATACAATTAGGAATACAAGCATTAGCAAGTTCAGGTTCTATTTTTCTAAGTTCAAAGATTACTTCATTCCAGATTTTTCTTGTTTCACTTTCTGCTTTATTACAAAGCCTTGCCTTTGAGATATTAATAATTTCTTGTGCATTTAAAAATAATCTCATATTTACAGGGTCAGTTTTTTTTTGTTCTTCTCTTGGAATCTGCTTCCCATCTATGTCTGGACGTGAAGTACTTACGAAAGGTTGTGAATGTACATGTCGAACGAGATGTACTGACACATAATTTGGAATGTCATAAAAATCTATATTGAACATTAAACATCTCAAAGGAGAATGTTCTGCTTTAATAATATTCTTTTTAAATTCAACTGAAGGTTCTTTATCAAGAAGCTCTTTTCTCTGTGTAAATCTAGCTGCATTAAGAACGTCTTTCCAAGAAGTTACTTTTGTTATTTCAATTCTCATCCTTTATAACTCTAATTATACAATTTTGTCCATAAAGAGACCCTTCTATACAACAACACTTTTTGGAAGGAGAACAATAATGAGTCCAAAATTCAAAATCATCATCTTTTTTCCATCCAGCTTCATCCAAACAATTAGAAAAAAGATTCCAAGATATATTTGGACCTAAATCTATTTCATCCTCTTCTCCAGAATCTATGTCATGTAAAGCATTCATTATTGCTGATTTCATATATTTTTCAGCATTTTCTATATCTGTTTTAATATATTTATTCATTTATTTAAATATTTACTTAAATTTTTAACTAAAAGAGAAAGTTCTTCTAAAGTTGCATTATTTTTTAATGTGTTTGCTCTTTTAGAAATAACCCATACATTTCCTTTAATATAACCTTTAGTAGAATCTATTCTATCTATAGAATAAGAATTATCCTAAGCACTTCCATAATGTGAATCTAATGGTATTTCTAATAATGGACATGTCTCTGGCAAAGTTATATCAGATGGTTCAATATTAAAATCTAAATTTTTATTCTAAGCTCGCTATTTGGCAGATCTTATTAACTACTTAATTAAACTTTCTTTATTTAAATGCCTAGTTTCAATATTTTTTAAATTTTCCTAAGCCCTATATTCATCGTTTAATCTTTTTTCTCTTCTTGCCAATTTTCTCTACTCATTTCTTTTTCCATCTGATTCATATTTTTCTTTACAACATTCCTTGCACATAGCTCTATATCCGTATTTTCCTGATTTCATTTTATGAAATTCACTAAACGGTTTAAATTCTCCACAATGTGTACAAGTTCTTCCAGTAATTCCTTCATTTGGATCTAAAGTCTATTTATATTTTACAATTAGACCATAATCTGTTAGTATCTTTGATACTGTATGTCTATCTAAATTTACTTTTTCTCCTATTTTAGTTAAAGATAAATTCTACTCTTTATATAAAGATATTATTTCCTATATTAATTTATTATTTATTTCTTTCATTTTTTATAAAACTTAGTTTAGTATCAATGCACCCAGAAGGTAGGCAATTCCCCATTAGGTAGTCTTGAAATATCTGCAGAAAGAAGCACTCTAGTACAGAACGGCTTAGCTCCTTTCTCCATACATTGTCGGAGTACTGATGCTACTTCTTCTGCAATAGAATCAGGAGCTTCTACATTCCATTCATCATGACATTGCAGACATATTAAAACTTTATTTTGATAATTATTTTTTAATATCCATTTAAAGAATAATATGCCTGACAATTTTGTTGCCATTGCTCCTCTATTTTGTATTCTGTAATTAATAGAATCTTTTTGAATATCTGTTTTAAATTTATTCCATTGTCCTAGCCAATACACTTCTTTACTATAAGGGTCATCACTTTTCATACTTTGATATGCTTCCCACCATCCAGGTTGACTTGTAAAATCTCTAATAGCTTTCCATTTATTGTCCCAATCTTCTATATGTGCTCTATGTCCAGTTACTGGATTCATTAAAATATATCCACGTTTTATTACCTCTTTACGACAATAATCTTGATATTTTTTAACTCCAGGGAAACCTTTCATATAAGAATCATAAATTTCTTTAGCTTCCTTTGGGTCTAGGCCATTGTTTTGTACCATAGTGGAATCATTTCCTCCGTAATTTATTGCGACAAATAGATATAACAACAAAATATCTATCGGACTATCTCATAACCATATACTTATAAGTACTTAGGTCCGGAATGCTTAAACTGGTTATTAAGAGACTAAATCTCTCCAGTAGTCTCTGCACCTCTCGAAGTTGTATCTTCGATTTGGCTCATGGTTGGCCCTGACACTGCTTTCCATGAATTCGTTCCGTTTGCATAAGAGAGTTTCCAACTCTTAGGAGCTCGTTTTAAATAAATACCTTTATATGGTGTTCCATCAGTACAATGATTAGCTATTTTACTTGGGTCCAATGTTTTTCTACCATTAGACCTTAATTTTAAAGGTAAATCATTATATTCCGATTTACTATATTCCACTAAATCTGATGTACACCAAAAAGTATTTAGCCAGTTTTTATTTATATCATATACAACAATATATGCTGACCTATCTTTTATTTTTTGAGCATTATTCATATGTACTGCTTTCATAGCAGCACTTACTCCATTTTTTTTAGGCTTACGCATATTTTTCGTTTGTTCTTCGGTCATTTTTATTCCTTTATTCCAGGCTTTCATGCCTTTATAATAACCTCTTTTTTCGGAATATTCTTTAATAAATTGTTCGTATTCTTCCGGAGAAAGTTCCTCTTTTTTCTTTCTCCACCATTCTTTATGTGTTATAGAACTTTTTTCACAAGAAGAAATATTTAACATTGGAGAAAAATTTGGATTTGGATTTTCATTATAACCATTATTATAACTATCAAACTTTTCTATATAAAAAGCTTCTCTATCCAATAAAATATTTTTATCTTCTATTATCTCCAATATTTCACAAACAAAACAATCAGTTCCGAACTCATTCCAATCTTGTTGTAATGATTTACAATGATGTTTTTGTGTCTTTAATTTTGACACATGTTGTTTAAATCTTGACATAAATGATTTCCAAGTACTTCCAACATATACCATATTGTTTTTAGTATTGTAAATCCTATAAATGCCTTTTAATTTTAAATTGTCAATTTCTTCTGATTTAATTTTTACTTTCATAATATTTTTATTTTAATTCCAAATAAAAATATTAATTTAAGGCATAAAACAAAAGGCATTTATATTTAATTTATGTTAAAATTTGTTTTGTCATTTACTCAATGGATTTGGCAGCTTGTCTGTATTGTTTATATTTTTTAGGTATTTCAGATATAGGAGTATCTCTTGGAATTGCTTTTGGGTATGACATGTAAGCTACTAACGCATGCATATCAGCACATTCTCCAGGATCGTATATATGTAACATAGCAGCATCATTAGCTACAGATGCTAGAACACGACTTTCTTGCGATTGAAAATCTTCTGAAATCCATTTATTACCTTTTTCAGATATAAAACAAGCTCTAGTCTCAGCTTTTCTTGGAATTTGTTGACAATTTACTCCAGACTCTCCTCCCCCACTACTTAATCTAGCTGTAGCGGTACCTAGTTGATGAAAATCGGCATGTATTCTACCTGTTACTGGATTAATTGCCTTTAACCAATTTTCTCCAAAAGAATCACAAACTTTAGAAGCTTCTTTGAATTTTACATAAGCATCAGCTAGTTCTGGACATACATTTCGCTGAGATTTAATGGTATCAGAATCAGTAGACTTTTTCTTTTGTTTAGTCTTTTTATCAAAGGTATCAAGTTTAAACCCCAATAATTCAAAAAATGGAATTGTTTGTTTTGGACTTTTCCAATTTATGTTACAAAATGGAGTTGGATCAAATTCTTGAAACAAATCCATCTGTAAATTTTGTTCTATATAAGGAAAAGGAACTTCAACTTCTTCGCAATAAAGAGTTCCTACATCTTCTATGCCAGAATCTCTGGTATAATACTTTTTAAATTTTTTGGCTGGCGGAAATAATTTTATATTATATTTTTTAAGGTCTTCTTCATCATGAAGCCATTGCGTATCTAAAACGTGTTCTACAACTATTGTTTTAAACCTAATATTTCCTTGATGTTCATTAAAATATTTAAGAACAAAATCATTTAATTTTTTAGAGGCTTCTTTTTGCTTGTCCTTATCCTTAGCCATTTTAGCTTTCCACTTTTCTACGTCAAGTTTAACTCCACAAAATTCTATATAAGCAAGGACTTTAACAAATTCGTTTTCTAAATCTACTGCTTTTTGAAGTTCCTCTCTATCAATATCCTTTTGTTGAGATTCCTTAATGTCTTCCAGATACATTACATCTGTGGCAGCATACTGCACAACTTCTGGAGTTAATCCAACTGTTTTAATTCGACCTCTGACAGTTTTATCTAGTTCTATTCCCAGTCTGTTTTTTCCAACAGCTTTTAAAGAGCAACTAATTTCATAATAAGGTTCTTTAGTTTGTTTATTTTCTTTTTGCAAATATGGAAATGAATATCCTTCATTAACATACTCACGTGGAGGAATAGGCCTACGACTATATCCAAGCCAAATTAACTGTTCAGCTAACATAGTATCATATACATGTTTAGGCCATATATCATAGTAATATAAATATTTTAAATCAAAAGCTGCGTTATGAAATATAAATAAACGTTCTGACTCAAAAAATTCTTTAAAAAGTTTTATAGAATAAGAGGACTGATCAAATACATATTGATTTTCTTTATTTCCTAGTTGATAACATAATAAAGGCTTAGTATAGACATCTAATCCCATTGTTTCAGTATCAACCTGAATGACTTCTAGTTTTTCTAATGCTTCTTTGGCTTCATCAAAAGAAATTTCCTTATATAAATCAGTTTCAAAGAGTTGCTTTTGATTACTTATAAGAAATATCATTTCATTAAGTCTAAATTTCTAATAATAGTTATCTTTGGTGTCCACAGTTCGCCAATTTCTCCTTTGTTGCATCCAAATCCTATGTATTTAATATCGGGAAAATAGTTAAATAAATAACTTGTAACCATTGTAGTGCAGTTTGGGGTTTCATAATCACCTTGATAAAGTTGAACATGGGAACCAGGCCAGTAATATCCGCGAATTGACCACAACCAGTTGAATCCGTATTTCTTTGAAAGAAACACATGCATATCTTTTCTATCAGCACTACTAGGAGTGGAAACATGTAAATCATCTCCTTCTAACCAAATAGGTATTCTCTTTTCTAAAAATTCTTGTTCAGTCATTTTTCTATATTAATTGTATTACCCATATATTTAATAATATAATAAGTATCTGTTTCAGTAATAAGGTTAGATAAATTATTTTTAATTTCTTCTATCCAATGTTTATCTAAAGGAGAAAGCGTCATAACATTTCCAACAGGTTTTATACACATGGTATTCCAACTAATTAAGAAATTTTTAAATTCATTCATTTAATCTCTTATTTAAATAATTAATAAACCATTCTTTCTTCGGCCAAGCTACCTTTCCAGACCAACGATGGTTCCAGCTATCTATATAATTAATTTGTATCTTAACATTTTTATTTGCAAATGATGTTTTATATTTATCTAATAGTTCTTCAGTATCAGTATCCTTATTAATATATTTATCTAACCCTATAAAATATGTTTCAAATACCTCATTTAAAGTACATTTCTTTTTAATAATCTTCTTATTATCTGGAAATATTATTCCTATTTGATAATAAGACGGAGTTTTAGTGGGTAACTTTGGTATACGCATCTAAATTATTAACAACAATACTAGTAATTGGTTTTTTAGAGCCATAAATCTCAGAATTTGGAAACTTTTCTTTTAAAAGATGAAAACTTTCTGAAATACTGTCAATAATTGTTCCACAATCATTTGTTGTTACTGTAAAATAAATCATTGTTTTGTGTGCATAAATTCATATAAAAAGTTAGAAAAAGTTTGAGCCATTTCCTCAGAAAATTCAGTATTATAATACCATTGAAAAGAATGAATTAGTTCGTGATAAAATGTTCTTTCCATATCTTCATCAGTCTGGTCATATACTTCATTTTCTTCCTCAACTTTTCTACCCAACTCTATCTCATTTCTTGCCGGAGAAAAATCTCCAAATCTGCCATCCTCTAATATATCTTTCTGAATAACTTTAATAGTTTTTCCACCTGCTATTTTAAACTCATTTGGAATATTCATAATAATGACTTTAAAGTTTTTCCACACCTTTGACGTAATTTTTTAATTGCGTTCTTTCTTAATTGTCTAACTCTTTCTTCTCCCAGATTTAAATCTTTTGCTATTTCTTTAATAGGTTTCTCTACTCCCTCTAATCCATAAAAAAGTATTATAACTTCTTTTTCTTTCGGAGTTAATATAGAAAGAGTATCTAAGATTGTAGAACGGTTAAAATTATCAATGATGTTAGAATTTTTATCTGGAATTATATCACTTAAAGTACATTTCTCGTCTAATAGTATTGGAGTATCAAGAGATTGAATATAAGACCTATTAACAATAGTAGCTTTATATTGATTTTCTGTAAAATCAGTTAATTCGATAATTTCCTCTGGGGTAGGTTCTCTACCATTTTTAGTCACAAAATTCTCTATAACCTTTTTAGACTTCGATAATTTACTTATATAAGTTATTGGATATCGAATTGTTCTACTAGTATTATAAATTTCTTTTAGAATTTCTCTTCTAATGTACCATACTGCAAAACTTAAAAATTTATATCCTTTATCGGGATTAAATTTATCTAAACTTTGAATTAGTCCACATACTCCACAATCAATCAAATCGACGAGTGGAACTCCTTGATTCACATATTTTTTAGCACAAGTTATAATAAACCTTAAATTACTATTTACTAATTTGTCTTGTGCTTTTAAATCTCCATTTTTAGCTTTTCGAGCTAATTCAATCTGTTCCTCACTAGAAAGTATTGGATAGCGAGAAATATCTTTAAATAATACTTTTAATATATCTGAATTTTCATTTAATATATTTTTAGATATTTTTATTTCCTTCATACTTGTCCAGTCTTCTCTAAATAACGATATAATTGATTTTGAGTAATTCCTTCTTTATACATACATTCCTGTCTAGATGAATAGGTTTTGCCATTATAAATACAAGTTTTGGCAGGTTTTCCGCTATTATTATGTTTATAATTTGGGTCAGTAAATCTTTCTATCTGGTGTTGTTTTTTCTTTTCAATAACATCTCTGATTTCTTTTATAGATTGCAATTTTCTATGTCGAATTGGAGTATAGGATAATAACTTTATTTCATAATGATTTTCCTTTATAAATTGAATTAGTTTTAACCAGTCTCTTTTTTTAATTCCTTCAAATTTGCCACAATAAATTCCTAATCCATTATCTCCATTTATATCCCAATCTAAAAGTTTTATAAGATTACTTCTTATTTTATTATCATCAGAAGTATCTTCATCACTATTGTACATATAACGAGCGTAAGCATTAATTAACTTACGCTCGTCAATTTCTCTAAGAAGGTTTACATTAACAATTAATTGAATCATCATTCTGCCTCTTATATGTTACACGTTCTTCAAATTCAACATAATACTTTTTAGTCATTTGGCATATCTTCTTCAATTCTTAAACTAGATACAGATGGTTGTAGAGGTGTTCCATCATCAGAAAGATAGAAATATTTTACAGTAGCATAGTGATTCAAACACTCTTCTTCAAAATTATTAACATACCAGTCTTTTAAATCTCTATCTCCATGAGGCTTAGCTTTAAATTCAATTCCATCTTTTGTAATAAGATTAAAAACCATATCTTCATTGCCTCTTAATCCAAGTTCATAACCTGTTATCAGGAACTCTGAAGATTTGTATTTTTTAATCTTAATCATATCATTCGATCTCCCGTTAGGTTTATAAACTTTACTAGGATCTCTAATTACTACTCCTTCCCAACCTTCAGATACATATTCATTATGTAAATTCATAATATTATCCCATCCACTAATCTTTATTTGAGGAACAAATTGAAGACGAAGTTCTCCACTGGAAAACTCTCTTTCTGGATTAAAGGTAATACTATATTGTTCGGCAATTTGTTTCATTTTAGATAACCTATCTTCAAAAGAAGAATTAATATCTAAAATATCATACCAATAGAATTGTAAAACTTCATAATCGACAGCTTTCTTTTGTGTACGAGCAACAGAATTAAGTTGTTGTAGACTCATTCCATGGTGATAACATTCTCCATCAAGTATAAGTCCTGGGTTAGCTTTAAATATATCGATTAGAGTTTTATTGGAAAGAATTTCATACATAGCAGCATCATAATTCATAGCACCACGAGACTGAGTATGAAGTTCTCCATCTGTTCCCATATAAATCAAAGCTCGAAGTCCATCAATTTTGCGAGAAGCATACCACTCCTTATCAAATATTTTCATATTTGTAACTTTTTCACTTTGCTTAGCAAGCATTGGTTTAGGAACTCCATCTTGATTTGTTACTACTTCTCCAATGATATTATTTAATTCCTCTTCAGAATATGTTTCTGGGTCTCGTTCAATTTCTCTATAACCTTTATCAAGTTTTTCTTTAACTAAATGCTTAGCTTCAAGGTCAACTTGCTGCCAAAGATTGCGAGAAGCTTTCCCTCGTTCTACATATTTAGTAGGCTGTTCAGTAATTTTTCCATGAAGTTGGCCTGAATATCTATAGATTTCAAACCAACGTTCACCCGTTTTTTCATCATTAACTAAAGAATAACTTATCTCTACTGTTCTGATTTTTCCTTTCGTATCTCGACTTATTAAATACCAAGTTCGTTCGTCTGGAATCCTTTCAAATAAATCATCCATTTATAAAATAAGTTTTTGTGTCTTTAGCCATATAATCATACAATTCATCTAAAGTTTGAATATAAACTTGTGTTCCATCTGATTCTTCTAAATCTACATAACGGCCATCTGAATGGTCAAATAGATAGGCATTAATCATGTCACATCCAGCTTCTGTAAAATGCGATTCTAAAAATGTGTCTAACATAAGTCCTACAGCATCTACAGCAGGAATATCGTAAATTGTACAATTAAAGATTTTTTCAAATTCAGTTATTTTAGAATCAAATAATTCCCATTTTTTAAGATAATTTAGAAACAATTCTTTTGACAAGATTTCTTTTTTATATTGGGGTAATTTATTTTTCATAAAATCAATAAATTCTTCAGCATTACTAAATTCTGGACACTCATCCCTATTAATTACAAAATACTTATTAATAGGTTTGCCTAGATTTTTCCTATATTCATTATACATATCAAGAATATTATAAAATTCTTCCAAATGCATTGCATCTGTGGATTTAAGGAAATCCTCGATTTTAATTACAAAATACTTTATATTTATATCTTTATAATATTCAAGACACTCTTTTATATATTCTTTATTAAGCACGCTTCAATCCTCCATCTTCACCACGAGAAGTATCTGATAATTCTTCTACCTCTATCCAAGTAGTAGGTTCAACTCGATTAAATTTAACTTGAGCAATAGCTGTTCCGTCCATTTTATATGGAGCCATTTCATTCTCCATCTCAATAAGATTTAATTCTTTATCTCCATCAGGAAACAGCTGCTCAAATGGTGTACGAAGTTTATAAATAACTAACCATTCTCCACGATATCCTGCGTCGATAGTGCCTGGCGCATTAGGTATATAAGCTTCTGTCTTAGTATTACTACTGCGAGGTCTTATTTCAGCTTCCCAATCAGGTGTAAATTCTGTAGCAAATCCAAGATGATAGATAAATCTATCTCGTTTTGTATCATATTCGTATGATACTGGAATTAAATCAAAACAAGCATCTTCAATAGGATGTTTTTTGAATGGAATTTGAGCATTTTCGTGTAGTTTCTTAATTTTTACTATCATTTTGTAACCATTTAATAAATTGATTAACACTATTTCCGAGTTCGGAATAGAATACCTTAACTACTTTGTCTTCATCATCTCTAACCTCTATAAATGGAAGTTTTTTGGCACTCCAATAATTAAGGATTTTAATTCCTTCTTTTCTTCCATGTAAAGAGTTCATGTTCAAATAGTTTATGAAAAAACCATTTGTATTACTTAATGTTAAATAATTTTTATCATTATCATTATTATAAACCAATGTTACTTTCATATCTCGGCATTTCTCTCCAATATTGCGGATGTACTTCACAATTCCATCTATATTGAATCCATTTATTATTTTCAAATTTACCTTCAGCAGTTCCTCCTTCTAAAGTATACAGCAGAATACTTCGACAATTATCGGGAAGATATTCTGTTGTATACCATTTAGAATTATTAAGTTTATACGGAATACTCTGTAATTTCATGAGTAATGGTATCGATTTCAAATATTTTTCTACAATCTAAACACGCCCATTTATCTGTAATAAGTGGATTGTTTAATTGGGTATGTCCGAATACTTGATAAATTCCTTCTTCTCCAATCGGAACGATTTCTCCTTTCACTTCTGTCTCGTGATGATTTATATGTTCACGTATATCAGCCCATTCACAAGAACCACAACTATCCAATCCACCACGATAATAAGAAACTGCTGCTAAATATCTATAGTTAGCAGAGTCCTTATCAAAATCAATCGATTGTTGTAAGAATTTTCCTAATTCTAAAACAGATTTATCTAGAATTAGAAGTTTAGCCCATTCTTTAGTAATTCCAGCATGGGTAAATATTACATTATCAATTACATACCCAATAGTAAATAAATTCTGATTTTCTTTAATTATTCTTTCATATAATCCAGAAGAAATTCGATTATACCGACTACTTTCTGGAAAACCATTTAATACATAATGTAGTATATGATTTCCATATAGAAGTTCCACTTTTTCTAAATTATCCTTTTTAAATTGAATAATTTCTTCTAAACAATCTACTGGATTGTCATATAAAGTTTCTGGGTCTTCTGAAGGATATGGGTCAACATAATCTCCTAAAAAGATTATTTTATCACATTTAATATTAACTACATCTTTCCAAAATGTTCTTGAATGAACATCAGGTACTACTATTACTTTCATAGATACTCTTAAAATGTTTAAATATAGGTTCTAAATCTTTTTCGTCGGAAATACTCCAACCATGTTCTCCAGTTTTAAGATTAATATACTTACCACCTCCACCATCTTTAGTTAAAAGTGTTAGCTCCTGAAAATCATCTTCTCCAGAACAATTATCTGGGCCTTGTAAATATTTTACTTGAATTTCATCAACAAGAACTTCGTTATCCTCTGGAAAACCATCAGTTATTAATTTTATTGACATATTTCATGAACATTTAGTATAGCCACATAACACACATTCATTACATCCTCCAATATGAGTCAATCCCTTCTGATGACATTCGGGACATTCTTCATATTCTGGATAAATTATTTCATGGCTTTTAATAGGACTTTCACATTCATTAGGAATACAATTATGTATTCTTTCAAGAACTTCTTTATGCATATCTTTTAATGCAATTCCAACAGCTGTTGGACAACAAGCTCCTTTAGAAGTATCTTTCTTTGTAGCAGTACGAACTGCATAAGATGGACAAACTCCACATGAATTAAGTTGATCTATAATTGCATCTATAGAAAGGCCTCCTCTTGCTGCAAGACTAATCATTCGTGAAAGACCAATCATAAAGTTTTGACATCCACCCTTAGAACCTTTACTAAGATATGTTTCTCTTAACTCTCCAGTAATAGAATCGAAGTAAGCGGTGCAATGTAATGTTCCGCAGCCTGTTGTTAAGGTACGTTTGAGTCCAATACAGGTATCATCAGCTTTTACTACAAATCCTCTTGGAAGTTCATCATGTATAGCTTCTAATTGAATGGGTTCTTCTACCTTTTCAGGTTTATCTGTTGTAAGAATACCTTCTCTTTTACATCCAGAACGATATACAGTTACTCCTTTTAATCCTCTTTCCCAAGCTTCAAGATATATATTATATACATCTTCTATTGTTGCTTTATTTGGAAGATTTATTGTAGAACTTATTGAAGCATCTGTATAGTTTTGTAAAGCAGCTTGTACTTTAATTCTATCAATTGGATTAATATCAGCAGACGTTACAAAGTAGTCAGGAAGTTTAACGTCTCCTGTAATCTTCTTATAATCTTCAACAATTTTAGAATCTACTTGATAATAAGTATCTCCTCCATTTAAAGATTGTGTTTTTCTTGTGTAGGATAGAGCGAAATAAGGTTCCAACCCAGTGCTGGTTTCAAGCATGGTTCCAATTGACCCAGTAGGCGCGCACGTAAGAAGCTGAGAGTTATATAATCCATAATCAGCAATCTGTCCTAATACAGATGCTGGAAGATTTAATGCTTTAATAAAAGAAGAATTAATTAATTTTTCTTTATTACATTTTGGATAACATCCATGCTCCCTAGCAAGTGCCAATGATTCATATACTGCGTCGACAGCAATAGTTTTGTAAACTTCTTTAATTAAATTAATTGATTCTTCGCTACCATATTTTATGCCGAGTTTTATTAGCATCTCAGCAAGACCCATTGTACCTAATCCGATTTGTCTCCAATCTCTAACAGTTTCTTGTTGTATAGAAAGTGGATGTAAAGTGAGTCCTTCAATAAGAACTTGATTCAAAGCCCTAGTTGCACCAATAACAGCTGTTTCTAAGGCATACCAATTGATACTAGCGTTCTTAGTAAATGGGTTGTCAACAAACATTCCAAGATTTATACTACCTAATAAACAGCTCCCTCCGGCTGGAAGAGGCTCTTCACTACAGGGATTGACTCCAGCATACTTAAATTCTTCTACATTATCAAGCATGTTATATTCTTCAATACGATTCCAATATAAAATGCCTGGTTCTGCATAATTCCAATTATTCTCTGCTAATTTCTTAAACAATTTAACTGGATTTACTATTTTATAATATACTCCATCTACTTCGTGAAGTTCTCCTTCTTTCCAGTCTAATGTATTGAATTCAGATTCGCATTTATCACATGGCCAAGATAATATATATCTATTAATTCCACGTTTTACAGCGTTCATAAAATCATCTGTCACTCTAACAGATATATTAGCATATTTTATACGCTCTAAATCAGTCTTACAATCAATAAATTCTTCTATATCAGGATGATTAACACTTAAAGAAATCATTGTTGCTCCGCGGCGGCCGTTCTGGCTTATTGTCTGAGTAACTTGACTATATAAATCCATAAAAGAGACTGGACCAGTGGATTCTTTAGCAGCATTGTGGGTAGTAGCTCCTCTAGGACGAAGATTACTTAGGTCTATTCCAACTCCGCCTCCATAACTAAATGTACGAGCCATTTGTTTAGCACATTCAAGTATTGATTCCAGATTATCTTCAGGAGCTGGAAGTACATAACAATTACTTAAAGAACCTTTTTTACCCTTAATTCCTCTATTAGCAAGTATTCTACCTCCAAAAATAAACTTTTTGGAGCGAATTAATTCCTTTATATCCTCTTGTCCTACACAAATTCTATCTAAAAATTCTTCAAAAGATTCATCTTCATTACGATATTTTTTATTCCAAATATCTAATGATAATTGATTTCCATTTAACCATTCTTTTTCTGTCATATAAAATAAAAGGTTTAATAAATATATTAAATTGAACTTATAATATACCTATCAAACCTTAAAAATCAAAGTTAAAAACTAATTATATTAATAAATGTTAATTTGTTTTTGGAAAACAAAATTTATTTCTAATCATTCTATTCCATGTAATTTCGGACTCTTCATGAAATGGGTCATCAATTAAATAGCAAAGTTCACCCGAATTAGTTTCTCCAACAGGACATTCAGAGTGTGTAATAATGTCACAATTATAAAGTATTTGTCCGAATCTCCAATCTGGATATTTATTAACTAATTCTTGTAACTTATCAACTATAGCTTGATTATACATTTTTCTAAATTTCATAAATCAAGAATGTCTTGTAATAATAGTGTTTTTTCAAATAAGTTGAAAAAGTCTTTCTTTATATTATTTGTGATAACATTTGTAAAAGCATTATATACTGAATACATTGGAATTTCAGGTTTATTTTCAAAATAATATTCAGAATCTTCTTTTTCAAATAATGCCTTATAAGCATCAATAGCAGTTGAAACAGCTAATTTGCTCTTTCCAAAATGATTATCATAAGAATAATTTAAACAATTTCTTACCCATTTTCCAAGAGATTCATTGATATGATAATCATCACATTCAAAAGATTTTTCTGTTAACTTATTTAACCAAGCAGCAGTATCATCAGTTTGGCGAATAATATTATCTAATGGTTTATAATCAACAGCTGTATTAGCCTCTAACTCTTGACAACTTAACAGTTGTGGAGAAAATACACAGAGATTAGTGCAGCTTTGTCTTTCCATCCCTTTGAAAAACTTTATTACAGGCTTTTTTACATCAATTCCAAAAACCATTCCAATAACTCCTTTATGAGGGTCGTTTGAAAATTTATACTCATCAGGAAGAATGGCTTCTATAAGAACTCTATTATAAGTAATATCATCTGTAACAATATTTCCATTAGAATCAAATGTTACTTGTTTCGGAAGTTGAGCTTGAACTCGAAATTCAGAAGTTAATTTAAGTAACCTATCTAAAAACGGTTCAACATATGCAGCAGTTGGAAAGTATTCCTTTCCTCCAATACGAGTAGCTTTACCTTCAAGAAGAGTGTTTAATTCAATATTCATTGTTCATCATCATAATTAATATCTGAAATATCTTTTACAGAATTATTATTATAATAGAAATAATTTGTAATATAATCTACTAATTGATTTTCGCTATATTCTTTAGCGTCGAGAAACAATATTTTGGCTTGATTAAATTCTTTTTCAGTTAAGGAAATTTCAATACGATGTCCTCTATAAAGTATGATTATATAATTTCCATTTAATATAAATGAAAGTGTGTACTGATTTGATTCATTATAGATTGTTATATAATCACTAGCACCAGTTGCTCCAATATTTAATCTTTTATCCATTGCTTCTCGAATAAAAGATTCTATTTTTGAATATTCTATTTTATTCTCCATAATAATTTTGTTTTATTTGTTCTTCATTAATTTCAATATCTTTATTCCTATATTTCTTCCAATTTTCTATAACAGCTTCTTTATTTGAACTGGGACTTGGCCCAAAATATACAGACATTTGAAAAGAGTTTAAATCACGAGTCCAATTAAAGAATTGGCCAGCCATATCAAGAAATTCAAAGAATTTGTTTTGAAGTTGTTCTGATATTTCTACGAAACTGGGATCAACTTGTTCTAAAATAATCTCTAACTCCTTTTCTAAATTATTAGGATGTTCATATCCCCTATGTCCAGGTTCGCCTTTCTTTCCTTCTATATATTTATTAACAATTGGACACTTACAATAATTTTTAAGGATTTCTATTATATCAAGAAGATTCTGTTGCTCATCCAATTTATAAGCATATATATACGAATTACAAACATCTTCTATTACATCTCCTGGAAGATAATAAAATTCAAACGGTTTCGGGCCTACAAATTCTGAATACGAAGGTTTCTCTTCTAAAGCTTCATATTCAGCTTCTTTTTCTTTAAAAATTCTATTCTCTTCTTTAAATGCTTCCCAAGATACAGAAGGTTGAGCTAAACTATAAAGCTCCATTAGACATTCCTTAACCGCTTTATTAAGAACATCATATCTTGTTAACATAGTCTAGTACTTTATTCAATTTACTTACACTAAAAGAATTTAATCTTACAATAATATTATCAATTATAGAATTTTCAGAATTTCTTATAGATAATGCCTCATACAATTCATCATAATTAACAATAGTCCATTTAGGGAAGGCATCTTTTATAGCTAGAAGGTCTTCTATATAATCTATTCCACTAAGTTCAAACTCCCGTGAGTCTACATTAACACACCAAGCATAACAATCATTAGATTGAATATCTAAATGTTTGTATATATATTGAGTTATAAGACTTTCCGCTAATTCGTCGGAGTTCATTATATATTCTGAATCTATGCGCAATTCGTCAAAATCTTCAGTTACTGATTTATCAAATAAATCTAAAAGTTCATTAAACTCAGTTTCAGATATAACACCTATCTTTTCTAAATACTTTTTATACATATTCATTTTCTTATAAATTTTCAAAAAAATTATTTAATATATTATTAATTTTTTCTTGAGTATTATATTCATAAGATATTTCTAACAATTTAATTTTATTATTATTACAATAATCTCTTATATACTAATCTCTTTTCTACTAATGTTCAAAAGCTATCTATCCTCCACTAAATCCCATAGGAATATAATGTTGCTATCCATTATATTCAATAGCTAAATTATATTTTGGAATATAGAAATCTATTTTAGCTACTCCAGACTTATTTATTGATTTATCTATATCTATAATATAATTTCTTTCAAATTCTATATTATTATTTACAAAATAAGTCCTTATAAACTTTTCTCCGTGAGATTCGGAACATTTAAGACAACCTTGTTCTTGTCCATTTATATGATTATTAGGTTTCATCCAAAATTCTCCGTGTTCTGGGCATATAATACACACTTTAGTATGATTATTTATATAATTAACTTTACTATAATCATATTTATTACCATGAATTTTATTTGCTTTGTCAATAAATGTTTCAGTTGTTAATTTATTATTTCCAGCACATTTTGGACAACCACACCCCTAAACGTGATCTCTTGGTTTTTGTTCGAATTCTCCATGTGTGGGACAAATAATTTTTATAGGAGTAAAAACTCCTTTATAATTTACTAAAGAATAATCATATTTATCTCCGTGGACTTTTCTAGCCTTTTCTATAAAGTCGTTATTATTTGATACTTTATTTGCACATTTAGGACATCCCTATCCATTCAAATGAGAATAAGCTTTTTGTTGAAATTCTCCATGTTCGGGACATATTATAACAATATCATTATGTGCTCCAGTATATTTAGACTTAGAATAATCATATTTGTTCCCGTGAATTTTTATAGCTTTTTCTATCCACTATTCTGTAGTTATTTTAATTGATTTTGCACATTTTGGACATCCTTGTCCGCGTTTATGTACATAAGCCTTTTGTTCAAAATCTCCGTGAATAGGACAAGTTATGGTTATTTTTGTCTAGGAATTTATATAATTTGTCTTACTATAATCATATTTATTATTGTGTTTCTATTTACAAATTTCTATAAATTCTTCATTAGTTAATTTATTTTTAATCATATTTAAATATTATTAAATGTACCTCTAATTAAATTATCTCCTAAAAATAAATCATAAGACATTCCATATGAATTTCTACTAAAATTATAATTAGAATAATCAGAAGCTCCAAATAAACTTAAAACATTTCTATAATCAATTAATTTACAAGAATTTAAAGCATCAGAGTGCAAATCTCCTTTAATAAAATGTATAGGGTTTTTAGATTTTATATTATTTTCTGTAATCCACTCATACAATAATACTTTAGTAGAATCATTTAAGTTTAATGGGAATCCTTTTTTCATGTATTGATCTTCTTTTCCATGAAGGCAAATAAAGGTATGATTATTTAATTCAAAACTACCATAAAATTCTTCCCATAAAGTAGTTTCTATTTCTGGAAACTTAACATTAATTGTTGATAATAAAGCTTTATTACATACATATTCAAAGTTTCCTCCGTGATTTCCACAAGGAACAGAATATACATTAATTTTAGAATAGAATTCTTTTGTATTAACTATGGACTCTATAAACCAAAGCATTAAATTAATATATTTATTTGCTTGTTCTCTAGCATCCATATTTTCTGGCATAGTATGGTCTAATCTTGATGTTTTTCCAACAAATCCACAACAATCAATGTTGTCTCCCATTAATACTAAATTAATACAATTATAAGACCCAATTTCTTTAATTTTGTATAATATACACTCTAATCTTCTTTTAGCTTCATCAAAGCCATAATTTTCATTTTCTTTATATAAAGATCCAGTAGTTACTGTGGCTCCTAAGTGTATATCTGATATATATAAGTTTATATCCGAATTTGATTTATTTTTAGTATAATTTAAATTTATACTTTTTATGGAGTCATCCAAAATAATTTTAAATGATTCTAATGATTCTAATTTTCTTTTTAATTCAATATTTTCATTAGCATATTGTTTTAAAAGCTTTTCATTGTTTTTAATTATATCAGATTCAGCTTTTCTGAGAAAACTATTCTCTTTTTCACGTAATTGAATATCTCTTAACTCTTCTTCACTTAATTCCTCAAACATATGAGGGGCAAAAGGAGCCGAACTTTTTGTTATTTGAAAACACCTCAAAATTCTTTTAAAATCTACTAAAGAATATTCCGGAAAATTTCTAGAAATAACACGCTGTGTTAATGAATCTCCATAATATGAATATAATCTATACACTAGATTCATTTCTTCTCTAGAAAATTTTCCAATAATTGGGTTTTTATTTTTTCTAAATATTTCAAAAGTATAATATTGAATCAATCCATTTTCATCCCGTTCTACTTTAGTAACAGCTCTATCGTCTGTCTCAATTTCTTCTTTATTAGTAGAAACATTTCTTTTACATTGTGAATAAATATCTAAAAATTCTTTAATCAATTCAACTGGATGATCAGAATCTATAATATTCTGTCTAGCTTGATAATAATAATTAGCTTTATGTTTCTTATTATTTAATGATTTATACTTTCTCAAGTCTTCGATGATTTCATGTATTTTGCTTTCACTAATTTTATTCATTTTTCAATGTTTTATAATGTGTTTAAACGCAAAAACGCTGGCCGAAGCCAGCGTTCTATTAAGAGAAGAAATTTGAATTAATCTACATTTACATAACCAAATGCAAGAATCTTACAGGGCTGAGCACCCTTACTCGGAGTGTACTTAACAGTAGCATAAAGAGAGTTCTTCTCCTTAGAAACCCACTCATAGTTAATAGTTACATCTTCTTTAAAATCAATTACATATTCCTTTGCAGCAGCTTCTGCCTCCTTAGAAGTCTTCTTACGACCAACTTCCTGACCTGTCGCATCACGGAGAACATAGAATTTCTCAGGACTGTGTGTACGTGCATCATACTTAGGTTTCTCAACCTTATACGGACGTTCACGAGTATCAAGTGAATGAGATTGAGTTACGATATAAGCACCAACACCAGCCTTATCATACTTCTTCTTCTTCAAATACTCCTTCATCCATTCCTTCTGAGATTCCTCACTAACTACATTCTTTTCAGCATATTTCTTCCAAGACTGGGTAGCATCTACCATCATTACGAGACCCTGTGCTTCAGTTGAGTTCTTTGCTTCATCTTTGGTTGTACCAATAGTTTCAAATTTCTTAAATACCTTAGTCATAAAATAAAAATAATTTACATAAATTCCATTCGAGATTTTTCTCGACATAAACTATCTACTTTTATGAACTATCTACTTACTTTTCTCTCTAAGAAAGTAATCTTAAAGTATCTTGTTGTTTAAAATTTTATATAATTAAAAAATGTTAAAACGGAATATAACTTTTTAGAATTGCGACAATCTCTTTTAAAATTGATTTTCCCTCAAGCCCAAAAGTTGGAAAGTCTGAACAAGAATATGCAAAGTCCTCACAAACTATCGCCAGCCCTTTTATAAAGGTGTCTGGAAGTCCTAAATTTTTACTCAATTTCATAATTATTTCATAATGAGTAATATCAGGATTTTTTAGTTTTGCTTTGTACGTTACATAACATATTAGACTTATAAGCACCATTCGGTTTTCTATAGCACTTCTTCCATTAGTCGTAGATATATATCCTAAACTAAAATTTTCAGAATATAACCTTCTTAATTCATCAAACTTCATTGAATGAAAATCCTTTATATTTATTTAAATAAAATACTGTTTTGAGAAGATATTTAAATTCTCCAAATCCAGATTTAAATAACTGGGGAGTCATGGGATATACCATTGTAGTATAATTAGGAACTGTTGATACTACTAAGAAATTTCCACGAATTTTCGGATTCTTTAAATCAAAGAATTTTTCTGAACAATATTTTAAAAGCCAAGAATAAATAGCTAATTCTCTTTGATAATGAAAATAAGTAAGGTCAAAATCTACAGCTAACCTTGACGTAGTTTTCAAATCATTAACAGTAATAGTATTTTCTTCCTTGTCGACAGTAAAATTATCTAATTTAGCTTTTAATTTATAAATTTCAGAATAATTTTCATCTTCCATTTTTACATCTAAAAGTATAGCTCTTTCATTAGCTGAATATACTGGTTCCAGTAATCCTTTAGGATGTAACAAATCCTCGAAGTTTTTATCTTTTTTAACAGATTCAATAACATTTTTTAATAAGATTACAGACTTTTCATCTGTATAAATTCTTTTAATATTGGGATTTAAAGGGTTATTTTGTTCATAAATATACCTATCCCTCCAATAAGGTTCTGCTCTATTCTTAAAATCAAGTAACCTATTAGATGTTAAACTATCTTTATAGTAATTACACTTAACGGATGCTACTTTAATTTCATCATCAGTTATCTGATCTCCATTATCTTTATAAAGATAATCAGCCACAACTCCAGCTTTCGCAGTAGGCTTGAATACAGAATCTATCAATTCAAAAGATTCTGGTTGAAGGACAAGTTGATGAAGCATGCTGCCAAAGTTAAAACTTTGGCTAAAGGAATTATCATCTACAAATCCTTCAAAGAAAGACTCTGCTCCATCTTTAATTAGTTTGCCTAAACGTGAATTTGAAATATAATTACTATATCTTTCACTAAAATATTCGTCGTCTGATATATCTTCTAATTTAAGAGTATCTAATAACGGAGTTATTTTAATTTGTTTAATTACTTCATAATCAACTTCCATAAAATTAATATACAGTGAATATTCTATTTAAATAAGGTTTATTTTGTTTTGATATTTTAGTAATAGAACTTCGTACATTTGAAATATTTGCGTTGGTTAATCCTTCATCAATTAATACTTGTGCACAGGCTTTTACAGATTTAAATTTTCCAAGTTCATTTCCATCTAAATCATACATTATTACTTTAATTTTATCATATGGATAAATATAAGTATCAATAGTACGACCTTTATATAAAAAATGAAAATCCTTAGCAGTTTTTGAAAAATCTTTAAGGCATTTACTCATTCTAGATCTATCTATAAATAATTTTTGACACGCGTCTAAAGCTGTTTTCCATTCTTTTATAAAATATCCATCTGAAGAATACTGCAAAACTGGAGTACTAATAGTATTTTTATTATGTTTATTTACTTCTATTTTTTCAGGAGAATCTTTAGTCCATTTTATAAATGTATATTCTTTTAATAATTTTAAGTTGCTAGTTACACATTGCATTATTCTACTAGGTAGAACATCAAAATCTTTAGCAGCTTCGGCATAAGAAGCATAATCTTTATATAAATTCCCATCAGAATCAAAACATCTTAATGCTACATATGTCATATTTAATACTTTTTTTTCTAATTTTTTATATTTAAAAACATATTGAGCTTCTTTAATTCTAGCTTCTTCACTATTTTTTATGCCTGATTCTAATATAGTCATTTCTATATTTCTCCAATTATCTAATACCCATTTATGTTTTTCTTCGTTTTTTGAAGTATTATTAACAGATTCTTCAAAATGTTTAAATAATCTTTGTATTACATAATTACTATTAGTAATTCCAACATAAACAGTTTCTGGAGTATCCTTACAAGTTAATAAATAAACAGAATATTCCCCATTTTCATTTTTAATTGTTTCTAATTTATTTTCCATATATTTATATTTTTAGTTCAAAATAAATATATGGTTTTAAATTAAAATTCAAAGAAGGAATTTCTTAAAATTTGTTAAAAATGATTCCTTCATCATATAATATGATTCTTCTATTTCTTCATAATTTAATGAATAAACTCGTCCTATCGGTCCCCAATTTTGATTAAATGGAGTATCCATCAATAAACATGGAACTCCAGAACAATTCATTTGAATAAAATTGTTAATACTGTCATCTATAAATACATCAACTCTGCCTTTGATGTATCTAGCCTTATTATCTATTTGGCAGTATACTTGATACACAGGTTTATGAGGAAATCCGTTATTATCTAACCATTCTTTAGAATAAGTTTTTAGACAACTCCTTTTTGTACAATATAATTTAGGTTCAAATCCTATAGGATACTGAATTACTGGAAGATTTAACCAAAAATTTCTATCCTTATTTATAACTTGACTACAAATTCTAGTTATGTCTGCATCATCTTTTGGATTAAATCTTTTAAAAAAAGGTCCTGACCAATCAGCCAGAACCTCATCTATATCTAATCCAATTTCTAAACGTTTAATCATTCTCAGTCTTACTAGGTTCAACCATCAAACCAGTTTCAAGTCTAAATGTTTCCTTTTCTTCCTTAGAAAGATTCTTGTAAGACGTAATAAGTCTCTTTACGTAAGTTTCTCTAATTTTCTGCATAATTCTTATAATTTAAATGGTATCATAATCTTCAACATCGCTAAAATCTATTCCTAGATTTTCGTTCATCCAATCACAAAATTCTTCATAGGTAGAAAAATCAGTATCTATATCATATTTTTCAATATATTTTTCTATAATTCTTTCTTCAGCATCATTATAAGATGTTCCGAAAATTGTTTTTACTTGAGGGCGAGTTTCGTAACTGCCTACTGCATAAACGTATTTACTAAGCATTTTTTTATTTTATTGTTTGTTTAAATTTAATGCTATATAGTTTTCAATATCTTTCTCTTTATATAAAATTACTATTCAGTTGTTTTTTTCATTTTCATATGAATGTAATTTCATTTTTAAATAATCCCACAAAATATCAATATCTACTATAGCAACAGTTCCGGGACTGTTTCCACCATTTTTATCTTGCTTTTTCCAAATTATAGTAAAAGGAAGAGTTTTTATTGGACACTCTTCCCTAATTTTAAAATATGAAGGTAGAGTTTGTGTGCATTTTGCTTGGATTAAAATGGGCAAATTCCCATCAATATCATAAATATCGACCTTTGAAGCATCTAAAGCCTTATTCTGAGCTCTAGAGCTACAAGTGTTATAACCAATCTCATTTAATTTATGCACAATATCTAACTCTAACTGATTCCCTTTTTGTCGAGACCTTTTACTAATATAATGTCTCTTTGTACTAGGATCTATCCACTCACATTTTAATCCATCTTTACCAGAGGTTCCCTTATTTGCTCTAATTTTAATGGCTCGTTCGGATAATCCTGTTATAGTGGCCTTTTCAATAGAGTCATATACATATGTATTCCCACCTTTATCCGTTATTTTTACTCCTGTATTTAACTACTTCATAATGTTTGTTCTATAAAATCACATAATGCACATAGTACAAAATCTAAATCATCTATTGTCATAAAATCTCCAATAGTATCATTATATCCTCTCCGAATTTGATACATTCCATAATAATCTGGACATGGGTCTGTTCGTTCTGGAGAATAATCATTATGGAAGTCTTGCCAATCTATATAAATATTAGCATTTCCACATAAACGATTAATTTCCCCAACATCTATTAATAATGCTTTTAATAAATTACGTTCTCGTTCACTAATGGGTAACGCATTTATATCTTTTCTTCCTTCAATTTTCACTTAAATATTTATTTAAAGTATATAAATTAATTTTTTCTAATATACAACACTGTTTTTTAGATTTATATTCCTTTCCTTTATAAATTACTGGTTTAGCATTTTTTGGTGGAATATAATTATCTGAGAAATAGTTACTGGTTTTTTCTTCTTTCTGTGCAATAACTTTATTATGTAATTCAATTCCTTCCTTTTCTAATTCTAAAGCTCTTTTGTTTAAGTATTCTATATTAGAAAAAGTCCAATCTTCTAACCAATCTAGAATTTCGTTTGGACATTCTACTCCTATAGGAACATGGAAATTTCCTTCTACCCATTGTTTCCAAAAATCTCTTATTTCATTATGAATATCATGTTTATTAGCCCATCCAAAATCAATATTAAAAGTAGGAGGTTCAATATGATGACAATACCTCATATCATGCCACCAAGGATCAGAAGGGTTGAGTATCCACCATTCTACTATTAAATCAGAATAATCCAAGGGGTTAACTTCAATTTCACAGTTTAATTTAAATTTCATATTTATTTAAATTTATAATTAGTTAAAAATTTTTCTACTAATACTTTCATTTCCTCTACTCCAACTTTTTTTATAGCATCTGTAAAATCTTTTGCCAAAGTTTTTGGGAGATAGTAATAATTTAAATTGGGATATTTTTTTCTAATCTTCCAAAGATTATGGAGTCCAGGCTTATCGTTATCAAAAACTACAAGAATATGTTTAAATCTTTTTTGAAATTCTTCAATTTGTTTTTCTGTCGGAAATGTTGTTTCAGAATTAGGACTAATAGAACTAATTCCAAATCCTCTTAAACTAATAGTATCTTTCATAGATTTATTAATCACTAGTAAATCTCCAGTTTCAGGAAGTTGCTTATATCCTTGCAGAATTTTACTTGTTAAATTTCCTATAAATCTACAACTATCAGAAAAGGGCATGTATATCTTCCACTTTTCATCACCATTTTTATCTTTTCCAAAATAATAACCATAAATTGGAAATTTGGAAGTCGATGAAAATCTTAAATTTCCATTAAGAAAAACATGTTGTAGTGAAAATACATGATATTTTTTAAGGAGTCTTTTATTAATTCCAAAACTTTTCCACCATTCTAATTCTTCCTCTGTAAAATCCTTTATTTGAACTTGAATTTTTGCTGATTCGGTTTCCTTAATTGATTCTACAATTTTAGGAGATTGTCTTGTATAAGTTTTAGTACTATCTATTAGATTAAAGTCTTGTGCTATAATTTTTAACGCTTCATAAAAATTACAGTTATACAATCTCATAACTACATTCCAACAGTCTAAGTGGTCACCTGTTGCAAAGTCATGTAAATATAAGACCCCATTTCTAGATTTATAAATAGATACTGTAACTTTATGATCATTACGCAAAGGACTCAACGCTAGTTTTTTGCTATTAACGTTGAGTCCAGTATAATGTTGCATAATGGATTCTTGATTAATTTTACTTAGAATGAAGTCTTTTGTTATCTTAGGTTGAAATACAATAAAGTTCATTCCTATAATATATCAAGAATTTATATTATTTCAAATTTAAAGAATATCATCAGCGATGTCATCAAGGTTAATGTCATCAGCATTATCCTTGTCATCAGGTGTAGAATCGTTCATAGGAGTAGGAGCTGCACTTCTATACTTCTTCTGTTGAGTGATTTCATAATTACTAAAGTACAAATTGTCTCCTAAGAAATTTGTTGCAAAGATTTCTCCATTACGATTCAAACCACAAGCTCTAGGAAGTGAAGCATATATTGTTCCATTACTATTTCTTCCAACAAGTTTCAGATTTGTAACCTTATTCTTGGCACTTGGAGTACTGGCAGCCTTAATAATCAAATCAATAAACTGTTCAATAGTCTTAATCTTAGTGCCATTCTCCTTAATTTTCTTTGCACCTTCAGGATTCAATACTTCTGCAATCTGCATCAATGTATATTGAAATTCTTCGAATCGAGAAGGCATTACACTATCATGTCCCTCTTTATTAGTAAGAGTTCTACGTGTCATATCCTCTTGAGTAGTTGGAATAAATATATTTTCAGAGAATACTCCAGGAGTGTTTTCATCTACACTCGTAAATTCTACTGCAATGACCGGATAAACTTTGTCAGGGTCTTTACTTCCCTTTAATTCTGACTTTTCAAGTTTTGTAAGTTTTACTTTATAAATATCATAAGGCTTAAGACGCTGTGCTGCTGTTGAAGTGAAAGAAGTGTTTGCTAAATTACTAAAATTAAAATCCATAATACATTAAATCATTTATAAATAAAAAAGAATTATCTAATTATTTATGGAATTATCTAATCTTATGGAATTATCTTATTGCTTTATTTGAAATATTTACAGTTCAAAATTTATTTCATCTTCTAACTCATCGCCAATTTCATCAAATTCTTCTGGCTCAGCAATTTCTTCTGGAACATTAATAATATCATCTTCTGGCTCTCCAGCTTCGCCAATTAATTTAAAGAATCCATTACGTCCTTCATAAGGAATGACATCAAACTCGGTTCCATAGTCAAGAAGATTGTCGTGTTTAGAACCTCTGCAACTAATAGTATATGTCTTTGTAAGTCTATTTCCTTTAGCAGGGTCTTCACACATTACTGGAACTACACTTCTACCACGTTTCTCAAAGCGAATATCAATCTTCATATCAGGTTCAAATCCAGTTAATTCAATTGCTCGATTATTTAATTGAATTTTACCTTCAAGCAAGGTTGCTTTAGGTTCAGTAGAACCATCATCCTTCGGTTTCTTTGTACGTGTAGAAGTTTTCTTAGCTTCCTTAAAATCTCCAAGAGTAGCCTCTTGTTTAAAAGTCTCACCTGTTTCAGTATCAACAAGTTCTATAACGAGCTTACAGCTATTAATTTGAATATTCATATAATTTATAAATCATTATTTTCAAACTTATTTATAGTATCTATCACCAATTTCATATTAGGTTCAATATATTTTTCCTCAAAACAACCGGCTACAGAACGACAAGTATCATTTCCATCAGTACGAGTCTTAAAGCGGTATTGTACTTCAGTTTCTCCGTCAGGTATATATCGTTCTGAATATATAATATATGAGAAAAGTCCATCCAAATTAATCTGATTTGTTAACATTTTCAATATCTTGGATATAATTGTTTAAATTAAATTAGTTAGTTACTCTAATTCCAATTATACCTCTCTATAAGTTTCCTTATAGTTGAGACTAAATATTCATTGTAAAATTTATTTATTATAATAGTCGTTATAAAACTTAAAAACAAAATGATAAGTTTGAGGTTGGATTCCTTTACAAGTTCTTCTAATTAAATTAGAATTTATTCCAAGTTCTCTTTCTGCCTCCGCGGCTGAAGAAAATTCTTTAATAAAATTTCCCTCTAAATCCAATTGAATTACATAATTAGATTTATCTATTTCTACATTTTCATTAGAATATCTCCAAATAAATCCTCCGCAACTTTTTTTTCTTCCCCTACATACCGCATTTAAATTACCTTTATCGAGTCCTAATTCTCTAGCAGCAGTAGCTCCACATTCCCATTCTTTAATAAAATTTCCAAATTTATCATATTGTTTAACAGGTTTTCCTTGAATATTTATAATACTCCTTCTAACTTTTTCTTTAGTTTCTTCCGTTCGGGTAATACCTGTTAATTTTTTCGAAATTTTCTTTTTTGTTTCTAAGTCTCTTTCTTTTCCAATGATTTTTTCGGCTCTTTTACGAATAGTTTCTTCTGTAGGATGAGGTACATAGTTATCTTCTCCTCCTTCAGTTAGATTAGTTAATGAAAATCCCCACGTTTTTATTTGAGAAATCCAATATTTTTCTAACCATTTCCATTCGTCTTTATTTTCAAAAATCATTGAATCTAATTCTTCTATTATAATCTCGTAGCCTTCATTTAATTCTTTATTTATCCAATTTAAAGAATATCTATTAGTTTTACCTAATTTTTTAACTTTTCTAGCATCACATAAATGACCTTGAAGTCTACGTTCTAAAGTTTGAGTAGTCTTTCCAACATACCTAATGTCATTAGGATTTCTAGTGGAAGCTAAAGTGTAAATAAAAACTTTATACATATTTAATACATTTTAAAATTATGTATTAAATATATTTATTTTTTTGACTATCTCAAAATTATTTTTTACTTTTTTTACAACATCCCCATTTCAAATAAAGGAACTACCTTTATTTTACGTTCCCGATATGGAACTAGTCGTTACACGCGCCCGAAAATTATAATATTATTTTCTGCTTGGCTCGGTATTCCCATGATAGTTATTATTTTAGGGTTCACCGAATTAGGGGTAATACAGGCAAAATATTTACCAGTCGTCCACATTCTATATTCTGGATCGATATCTGTTCCAAAATTTTCAATATGAGATATAAATACTACAGTTAAGTTATCACGTAATTCTTGACAAGTTTGAATTAAATCATAATAATTCTTACTCATTACACTAAACTTTTCATATCCTTTAACCAATGCATTCTGGAAAGTCTCATTTGAAAGTAAGTAATTGCAATCATCCAAACAAATAACCTTAATTTCTGGTCTGGTTTTAGATACTGCTTTAAGTATTTTCTCAATTTGAGAATAACTGTTGCTAATTAACCAATTTCCTTTTAACTTACCATCTTCTACAGATACTTTAACATACTTTTTCCTAAATCCAGGTATTTGCAACTGTTTATTAGTACAACTAACAATAAAAGTTTCTTCGGGATTCAGGTACTTTAAGCTTGTGCTTTTTCCGCTATTTGAAAGTCCTACTAATCCAATTATATTTGACATTAAATAATTAAATTAAATGTATTATTTGAACTATCTACTTCGTGTTTTTCTTCATCTCCATCCTTTTCTAATATATAGTAAGGTGTTAAATATTTATCGTAATCATAAATTTCGTTAGGTAGAGGCAATTCGTGCCATATACCACATTTTCCAAAGAAGTTTACAGCAATCTCAACATCAGATTCTCCATATCTAGATTTTAAAACTGTTATAGTTCTAAATTTATCACGAAGTTTCTTAATATCATATCCATTGCCATAAGTATTTAATTTATCTCTATGTGGATTATAAATAGCAAGAACGACTTCAGCATCAGTAACAGGTCCACCACTGTCTTTAGTATCGTTAATAGTAAATCCAGTACGAGCTGCTTTAAATCTTTCAATACTCCCTTGATCTCTATTAGCTTGTTGAACAACTACTGGAGATATTCCACACATATTTCTAAGTGTAAGAAGATATTGAGATATTAAATCGATTTCTTGCTTTAAGGTATGTCCTTCACTAGGTCTACAAATACCAATATGGTCTATTATTACAGTAAATATTAAATCTGGATCATTAGGAATATAAATTTTTCTATGTTCATCTTCCTTAAAAGTGCCTATTTTTTCAAGTTCTTTTAATAATAAAGAATATAATACTTTTGCATTTAGTCCTTTATCATATACAGTCACTCTACTTTCTACTTTTTCTAGCCATGGTCTACACTCTTGAACAATATTATATAACTCGTCGGAAAGAATGTGTCCTTTTCTTCTAGAAAGTAATTCTTTGACAGAAACTTCAATTCCATAATGTTCAAATATATACATGGTTAAAAGTTTTCCAAATACCATATCTGGATTCATTTCAAGTGAAGCTAACCACACTTTGTATTTATTATCCTCTAAATGTTCCTGTAATGGTTTATAAATATAACTAAAAAGAACTTCTGTACTCTTTCCAGAACCTGAATTACTAAAAACAACAGTATAAGTTTGCTTAGTTACACCATCAATAATAGATTCAAGTTTTGGAAGACCCATAGAATATCCAACATTTTTACCTTCTCTACCTAACTCAATTTCTTTTAAAAGAGATTCAGTTATAGTCATTCAAATTCAAATATTATTTTTCCTCCAGAATAACATAGAGTAATTTGCTCAGTTGGAAGACATTTTTCAGCCAAATTGTAAAATATTGAGGTAAGAGAATCTTTAAGTTTATGTACTTCTTCTATACCAATCATATTTCTGTTGCCAAATCAATATGTGCTATATTCCAATGTTCATCTCTAATATTCTGTGCTGCCTCACCTGGAGAATCTGCATAGCACCATTCTTTGTCATAATCACCACTTTTAGTAGTGAATCTTACTAAATATTTCTTCATATTATTAATGTATAAAATTTATAACCAAGTATTCTTCAGGAACCCAATCTCGCTTCTTAATAAGATATTCTTTACTTTCTCTCCCTAGATTAGTTATTGGCATAAGCCTATGGTCGAAAACAACCAAATCTCCCCACTTATCTTTACATACTTGTAACTTTTCAATTAATTCAGATATTGTCATTTAAAAAATCCTCAAATTGTTTGTTCAATGGTTTACCCATATTAAAAGAATTAATAATTTCTTTTAAATCCATTATACAATCTTCAAAAGTATCAAATGATTTTCTAGAAGATGCAGGATATTTACATCCAATATATAATCTTTCAGAATCTTTTCTTCTATCTGTTATCATCCACCAATGTTTTATAGAATTATCATCATATAATTCAGAAAGAATAGTTGGAATTAATCCTTTATTTTTTAATTCAGTTATTGTCATTTATTTCCATTTTTAATTATTATATCAACAATTTCTTCTGGAGATAGAATACATTCATCATCTGTATAAATGCTAGATTGTTCTATGTTGTAAACAATATTATCACGATCTTTCCAACAACGTTTAATTTGATTTTGCTTTTCTTTGTCTACTATTTTCTGGCACGTCTTTTTGATAAGTTCAAAAGCTTCTTCCTTTTCGTCTTCACTTATATCATAATCGTCCCAGAAATAATCAAAGTTTGCATCAAAATCTTCTCTATCCCAAGGTTCTCCTTCAGCCCATTTCTTTACATTAAACTCGTGTTGAACAAAATTGTTAACTAGTTCATCCATAGTTACATCTTCAGTAACTTCTACATATTCATACTTTGTTTTTTTCATATCATTTTTATAGCTTCTGTATTAACGTTAATTCCTTCTCCATTCTTCATAGCTTCAATAGCTAACCAACTATTATCTATAATAAACGAATCTAATGTGGAGAAATTATATCCATTATCAATTCCCCAACGAATAAGTTCTATAATATGTTGGTGAGTTTCTGGATTATTCTTTATATATTTAGAATACTTTAAGAAAGCTTGTTCTAAGCTATCGAAATGCTTTGACACTCTCTTCAAGTTGTACAAAGAACCATTTACTATAGTACTTTGAGGATAAGATTCAAATAATTCTTGCCCCATTTCAAAAGAAGCTCTAAAGAATTGTTTTTGAAAGTTCTGATTAAAAGGAATGTCTTCAACTATCAATTGACTCCCTTCCTTCGGAAGTTTCCAACTCTTTAGAATTATTCCTTTTTCTTGAAGACTTTCTATGAGAGGTCTTAATTTTTGTATTTGAGCATATCTTTGCAGCCATTCATATTCTCCTTCTTCTTTAGCCAACAGAATTACTCTTATAGTGAATAACTCTGTTGGCGATAATTTATAACGCTCTAATAAACATAATTCATTGTCTATTTCGAATTTAAAATGTTCCACAGCTTATAACATAAAGTTAAGCTGCTAAAGTGTTATACTGATTTCTCAGGTTTATTCAATGCATAATCAATTAAAAATTCATCTAATAAATTAAATAAATCTGAATCCATTTTTCCTCTATCATAATCATTTAAAACAGAATCCCAACCGTCATAGTCGGTAGCTAAATGATTAAGTATTAAAAGGATTGCTAATTTTACTTTTCTTTCAATTACCATCTGAATAAAAGCTGTTGTATTTTTTTCTTATATTCTTCTGGTTCTTCATGGCGAAGAACTTTTTCAAGATTTTCTTCATCAATGGTTATAAAGTCTTTATCTCGTTTATGGGAATTGTCATGCCATTTTTCTTCGACTGTATCTTTAATAATCAAATAAAATACTTCTGCAACCTTATTACCTTCTTTTCTGATTGCACGACCTTTTCTTTGTCGAGCTTTAGTTTCGGAACTATCTGTTCCAAGAATTATTGCTACTGAAAGTCCTGGTATATCTAAACCTTCATCAGCTTTACGAATTGTGTGAATATTTCCTGTAGTTTGTGCATTAAAATCTTCAATCATAATTCGACCCTTTTTCTTAGAAACTTTTCCAGAATAAACGTTATTTCCATTTTCAATAGCTTCAGCCATTTTTATATTATTAGAAAATGTTATAATCTTTTTATCCTTTCGAGCTTCTAAAATCTTTCGGGTTATTTCTATTTTTTTAGGATGGTTATTTATAAAAGCTTTTCTTTTTTGTATAACTCTCATAAATCCTATAGAATTGACTGTAATTGCTTTAAGAATGTCTTTTCTTTTGGATTCGTCTTTGCCTTTATACATTTCATTTACAAGCTCTAATTTATATTTCCATCCATCTTTTCCGCAACATTTTTTAGCTTTATTAAAATCAAAATCAAAAAATTCAAAATATTTTACAAACTCTTTATTAAGTTGTTTGTAATAATCAATATCTTCAACCTCTAATAAAACTTTGTATTCTTTATATTCAGATACCCATCCATTTGCTTGACATTCAACTAATGGAATGTCATCTACTATTGGACAGTATTTCTGCATTATGACATGTTTTCCGTCAAGTCTTTCAAATGTTGCTGTTAATCCTAAAATTAATTTGTATTTTACTTTATTAAAAATTTGTCTAAATGTATCAGAATTCATTCGATGACATTCATCTATTGTAAGTAAATCACAAGTCCAGTTATGTTCAATTACTGTGTTAATTACTTGTATCTCTACATTAAATGTAAATCCCCATTCGTCAACTAAACCTTGCCATTGATCTTTTAAGCCTGTAGTAGGGACAACAACTAATATTCGTAATGTTGGATATTTCTTCAAAAGGGCTTTAAAAGTCATTAATCCTACCATAGTTTTCCCAAATCCCGTAGCACCAACTATCGTTCCTTTACCTTTTGCAGCTATCCACTTCTTTACACATAGTCGTTGTCGTTCAGTTCTAGTCAATAGTTATTCCTTTTTCTTCTGCTATTGCAACAATTTGTTTTTGTAATCGTTGCCAATTCCAAATATGATTATCTACTTCCATTTGATAGCGGAGTAATACTTTATTTCTCAGTGTTACAAGCTGTTCAGTAGTCATATCGGAATATCTCTGTTTCTTTGGCAACATCAACATTGCACGCATTTCTTTGAAGGACAATCCTTTTTCACTTATTCTAAGAACTAATTTTGAAGGCAAACGAAGTCTTTCTTTGGCGATTTTTAGACGTTCAATATTACTTTGTGCTTTTAATTCAGATTCTTCTTGCTTAGTAAACCACAATCCCATCTTAGTAATAAATGTCATGGTAAGGTGTTCTTTATTAAAAGCTCCAAGATTATTAGTACATCCTTTTAATACATCAGCAATACTTATATCTTGAAATTCAGAAGGAAGATTTTCCGTAATCCTGGAGATGGGAACTTTGTTCCAATCCTCAATTTCTGGATTCTTATGCATCAATTCTCTCAAACTTATCATCAGAGAATATCTCTTAATGTCTCCACGAGTATCATCCTGCATATAAGCATTTTCGAAATATCGAAGTAACAACTCTATGTTACAACACTTAATTTGTTCACTTACTTCATCAAGAACATTGAATCGGCCAAGATGTTTCGGGTCTTCATTCCAAAGCATTCTATCGCAGTGTTTATAACATTTACGAAGCTCTGCTTCATCCATATCAATAATTCTTTTTGAATCTTGAACATACTTATCTCCTTCTTTTCTTTTTTCACCTTTCCAAATTACATTGGCATACCTACTTAAACCTGCTTCTTTCAAAGCATTACTCATTACTGTGTCTTGCATTTAACTTTTTTCATAAAATAATCTGCTTTAAATTATCTTTATTTTCTTTAACAAATTTAATAAATATTATATTTGTATAATTATACGGTATGAAATCTTTTCCATCATACCAACTATCTACTCCAGCTATAACTTCTTTATAAGTTAAATAGCCTTTTTCTCCAATATCTAAATTACGATGCTCCCAATTTGGCCAACGTGTACACATTAAATACTGATGACCAAAGGGAGCATTGTCTAAATTTTTAAAAACATATGTTGTATATCCACCTATGTCATGTTCTTTCGCTAATAATTGACAATATATAGTTACCACTTAATTTTTTTACGAGGAATGGTATCTTTTTCTGTAGGAATTACATACCATCGACACATATCCTTAATATGTTCTTCATACAAGTCTTCAATAGACATTCCTGTTATATTATGTTCTTCACTTATCTGAGCATAGGAAGGAAGTCCATATTTTCCCTCATATTTAAAATAAAGTGCTTTAGCCTCATCATAAGCTAACTTTTTAGCTTCTTCTTCAGAGAATAAGTTCTTAGTATATTGATAACGAGTATGTAATTTCTTTCCTATTGTTCCAAAATAAATATTATATTGTGTCATAAAATACTTAATATTAATAATAATATACTACTAATACCTAATGTAGTATTAGCTATTTTTAAATTACGAATTTTCTTTTTATCAGATTTAGATTTATCTTTATAAACTTGTATTTCTTCTTTGAGAGATTGTGATTCTTTTTCTTGAAGTTTATTAAGACTTTCTAAAGCTGTAATTTTTTCTTTTAAGAGTGGATTTTCTATAGACAATTTCTCATGTTCTGAAAATATTAAAGCCACTACTTTAACAGTATCAATTTCTCCTGATTTTGTCTATATATCGTTTAATGTAATCGTCTGTGAAAATCCGATTAACGGAATCAGGCTGATGAATAATATCATTAACTACTTTTTCATAGTGTTTCTCATTTTTAATAATTTCCTTATCAACTGTTATTATAACAGTCTTTACACTATCTTTCTTCTTCTCTATCGAATCTAATTGAGATTCTATTTTCTTTAACCGAGATAAAATCTCATTATCAGAAGGTGGTGGAGAATTAGAAATTCCCCACCAATATACTCCTATTATTACTAAGATTAAAGAAGCACAAATTAAGATTGTTCTACTTTTTTCTGACATTGATAACGTTGTTTAGCCTTATCATAACCCTTGATATAAGTTCCAGGGTCTTTCTTGAAGTGTTCCATCTCTTTCTTTAAGAAAGCATCTACCAGTTCTGCACTGATAAATCCTTTCTGTGTAGTAACTAATACAGGAGAATTTACATCAATTTTCAAAGAACGACCAAGAGCAATCTTCTTTCCGATTTCTTCATTCCAACAGTTCTTATCATTAATATGTCCAACTGCTATTCCAAGAGATAAAATCTTTTCAACACCACGTGCTTTGAAGTTATATCCAATTAAAAATGTTCCTTCTTCAGGCTCCAAAGAAGATGCACACATAGTTACGGGACGTTCTACTCCTGCATAATCTACAAATTTGTCAACTAAATAAACACTTTTCTTAACTTTCATAAAATTTAAATTTTTTAAATTAAACAATTAATCCCCAGTATCAAATTTTTCTGGAAGACTTTCTCTACATAATTTTACAATCTCTCTATAGTTAGCTTGATAATCTTTTAGAAAATCAAACAAAGTAATATTCATTTCCTTATATTTAGAAGCAGTCCGATGTTTTGCAATTCTTAATAAAGCAGAACTTAAAGTTAATCCATATAACGGAGAATCTAATTCCATTTCAAATTTTCCGGTATCTCTTTTTTTAACCCTTTTATAAAAGGATAAGTTCCAAAGATGGGAATCATCTGAAACTGGTTCTAAAATAAAATCCTTTTCTTCAATTACCATAATATAAAATAATTTGTTTATCCTTTATAACAGAACAAATATCAAGTTTTCTTGTAAAATAATCTACAACTTTTGGCATAAAATTAGTCACTATAATAGGTTGTTGAGTAATTAAAGATATTACTTTTTCTGAATCTTTATAGTTAATTTCTGTTAAATATTCTGAAATAATCAATAAATATTCTTCTATGGTTGGAGGATTGTCTTTACTTATTGCTTTATTTAAAATTTCGATAATTTTATCCTTACTCATAATTTAAAGATTCATTTTGTGCTAAGAAATCACATCTATTATTCCATAAAGTATCCGTTTCATTATCTTTTTGATGTCCATATATATGACGACATTTAATAGGATTCTTTACAATGTTTCTCACACGGTTTAACTGTGCTTTAATTTTATTAATTAATTCTCGATTCTTTTTAGGATTCCATTTTTCATTAAATATACATCCTAAAGCATATTCTGAATCAGACACTATTTCTAAAGAATCAATAGGCTTTTTAATAGAAGCTAATGCTATACCTATTGCTAATAATTCCATACGATTATTAGTTACATTCTTATATCCTTTAGAATATTCAAATACTTTTTCCCCATTCTTTAGCCATACTATTCCAATTCCTCCATTTGTATTTTTACGACAACTTCCGTCAGTATAAATTACCCAATCATTCATCCCATTGCATCTTCTAAATCTCCTATATCACCACCTAATCCTAAATTATCTGGTTCCCAATTTTCTGGAATAAACCAAACATTTTCAACAGGGTCATAATAACATTCTTCTGGATAATCTGGATTATCCATATAGTCCTGAATTTCAGGCCATCCAACCATAATGTATTTCATAATTTATCTTTTGTTCTCATAAAGTTTTAATTTTATCTATTATAGGTTTTTGAACAGCATGAAGTTCTTCATAAGTCAATTCACCCATGTTATATAATTCCACATTTTCTTGTAATTCTTTATTTAATTGTTCTTTTAATTCAGTCATTTTTTATTAAAAATTTATCATTCCAACTATCTGTCCAACTATTCTTCTTTTCATTCCATATTGTCCAGGGCCAACTTTCTCTAGCTTTTCTTATATCAGGTTTATCACTTCCATATGAAGTATTACCATAATAATAAAGATACCAAAGAGCTTGTTCCCAATAATCTTCATCTTTTGAAAATTGGAATTGATGTAAGCCCCAGAACCAGTATAGGTTCAATTTCCAAATATGTACCCAAATATAAGGACATTGTTCAAATCTCGGAGAGTTATACTTATCTTTCCAACCAACATCTTGACTTACTATATGAATCAAAGCTGGTTTTGAATACCAATGATTTGGTTGTCCAAATTTAAAATAACACTTTAAAGGCTTGAATACACCTTTAAGTTTATTCATAGTTCTAAAAGGATTTATTAAATCAATATAAATCCAATTTTTAAATCTATATAGTATCATAACAACAAAAAAGGCGAACCTTAATTAGTCCGCCAAATTATAAAGTATTTACGTTTTCCATAGAATGAAGTATACCATAATGTAACAGTACCTCTTTCGTATTCTATATTTATTTCAAACGCAAATATTAACCACAATATTATAAATAAAATAATAGCAATCATGTTATATAGTATAAATCATTTCTATTTTTTAATAATCTTTCTAATTCTTCTTCTTCCATACGATAATCGTTATGTGAGAAATATATCTAGTGTTTAACGTAATCCCATTTTAAATATCCTAACCATTTTGGAATACGTCCAAGTTTTCCTTTTGCACAATGTTCTTTTATTTCAGATAATGTCATGATATAGTAAGTGTTATATTATTTTTATCTTTTAAAAGTTCTTTATATAACTTAATAAAAGTATTTTTAGAATCTGTAACCATTCCTACTTTAGTATTTAATCCAACTAAAATACACCCGCTACTATCAGAAGCAAGGTTTCCGCAATGAATGAGTACTCCTGCAAATCCTTTAACATCAAGTAATCTCGGAACTCTTCCTTTATTGGCATTTTTCTAATAAAAAGAACGTTTGCTATATTTAGGACTAACTACATTTAAAGTAATTTTATAAGTTCCAGTTGGAATCGCTGTTTCATTTGGAACTTTTATTTTTAATATTTCTTCATCAGTCATTGACTAATCAAGACCTCTATCTTTATCTTCTATAGTATTACAGAAGAATTTTCCATCAATATACAAATTTCCTATTGTATAAGTATCTCGTTTAGCAATTCGTTTTAATGTTAGTTTCATTTTCGTAAGTATTTAATGTCTAAATTATTTTCCCAATGAGGTAATCCGTCTGAATCAAAATTATAAGTATCTGAACATTCTTTTAAACTATACATAGGTTCTAGACCTAATTTAACTCTTAATTTATTTATTCTTCTAAACAATCTATTTGCTAATCTCTTATCTTTCTTATTAGAAAAATAACAAACCCAACTAATCTTTGGATGTTTAGCTATACTTCTGCTCATAATCATTTAGATTTTAAATAGTAGGGGCGACGAGACTCGAACTAAGGAGGAATAAAAGAAGTTAACTTGTAGCTCCATAATTTTAATTCTAACAGTTATAACTATGAATACATATAGTTATTTTAGTTTAAACTAAAAAGAAATATTTACTAATTATATTGTAATTTCATCAATTGAAATTCTTTCTTCATATTTCCAAATATATCCGTAGGCTTGAGATACATTTCCATTACAACAATTATTTATATGAGAAGTTCCAGTTTTTATATCTTTATTCTCATTCTATAAAAACCATTCTCTTATTTCATTTGCACTATAAAAATATCTTAAAAATTTTCCAGATAAAGAATACTATCCATATTTTTTAGAATTTCCATTACGAATTGTTTCTATTCCTAGTTGTTTTAGTACTTTACCTACTGTATCCTATCCAAATCCTATAAATTCAGAGATTTCTTTTAAATTATATCCTTCATTGTAAATTTTAAGTATTAATTGAGGATTATAAGTTTTCTTTTCTTTGTTAAAAGATTTAAATTCCTATGGATTTTTATTATATTCTTTTAATTCATACTTAGTGCTTGGGAGATTGTAATTTTTGCACCATTTTTTAATAGCGTTATCAGTTACTCCATACATTCTTCCAATTTCACGAAAAGATTGAGTCTAGATCAATTCTAATAACTTTTCTCGTTCCGGTCTCTCAACTTTTCTTTGTGATTTAGAAGCACATTCAACACATTTTGCACCTTTAGTAGAAACTTCTCTTCCACAATCAGGACAATAATATTTAACTCTTTCTTTATGTAATTCTAATACATTAGTATCTTTTTCTTTTTTGTCTGATTCTTTATATCCCTCTTTTTTCTCACGGACTGTATTACGTTCCTTAAACTTAATATAAGAATCTTTTAGTTTCTATGTATAAGAAAACATATTAGTAATTAAATAATCTTCTGCTTTATTATAATTAGTTTGTCCATTTGTCGGAGGTTCTAATCTTAATGTTTTAGAAGTTTTACATTCATCTACAGGAACAACATAAACTTTTCCATTAAAATAAGTAGCAAAATAATCTATTTCTTTATTAGAATATGTATATCTAATAGTTTCTTTAGTATTAGTAGTTTGACAAGTAGTACTAAAACTAAATGCATCTTCCCTTATTTTTCCATGGTCATTAACATAATTAGAACATTTACATTGGATTCTATAAAGATGTTCTCCATCATCTGCTATAAAATCATACTTTGCTCCATTTCCATATGGAATTGAACATTCAAAACCTAGCTAAATAAAAGATGTAATACACTATAACTCATTTGAGTTACCCAACATTTGTGTATAATCCATAAGTTAGATAAATTAAATAATTATTATAACTATCTACTAAGTCGGGAAGCCAGAATTCGAATCCAGTCCGCAATCTCCCAAAGATTTCATGCTACCATTAAACACCACATCCCGAAAAATAACCCTCTCAACGTATCCCACGAGCAGTTTGATGGTCTATAGATGCCATAGTTGAGCACTCTTTCTAGTGTATTCTCTACACGACTGCTAAGTGTTTAGGATTATTTTATACTGTAACCCATAGCAGAGTTGAACTGCTCTCTTCAGGTTGAAAACCTGACGTCCTAACCGATAGACTAATGGGCTATTAAGTGATCCTGAGGGAGCTCCAATCTCTAACCTGCTAATTAGTTAATAAAGATTAGACTATTTTTCCCTCAGATTTATCACTTTCCTATTTTAGTTTCTTCGTCATATTTATGATAACGATAGTAACTTCTTGCTCCGTTTTTATTTTTAGATTTGTAGGTATCTAATTGTGAATCACAATTTGGACATATACATCTTAAATTATCTCTTCTATTGTTAGCAGCATTACCATCAATATGATCAATTATAAATACAAGAGGTTTTTTATTCCATTCTGGTTTCATTCCACAAATTGCACAAACTCCATTTTGTTCTTTGATAATATCTTCCTTGAAATTCCTTGGGGAATAATTTGCTCTCATAATAGATTCATCACCATCTAACAAGAGTTGGTATTTTTGTTTGTGTTGATACTCGTGCTGACACGAATGACTACAAAATTTTCCAGTAGTTCCCTGGTATTTTTTAAATTCTTTTCCACAATTTTTACAAATTACTTTCTCTCCAGTTCCTTCATTAAAAGTTTCATTAGGATTAATTATTCTACGTTGTGGGAGTTCTATTCCTATCCTTTTAGCTACTTTTTTAATGTTTGCTCCAGAACAACCATATCTTCTACCTATTTCTTCATAACTGACTTTCTCTACATTTATAAGTCTTTCAAGTTCTTCTTTTTCAGATTCCCATTTTGACATATTTTTAAACGAAGGGGTTTTAATCTTCGTACTACAAATATATAATTATGGTTCGAAAAATCAAACTTAAACTTTGAATTTAACAAATTTTAATAGTACTCCAGGCGGGACTCAAACCCACAACAGTATTCCTACTGAATGCTTTAGAAGAGCATGGCGGTCATTCAATTACGCTTTACTGGAGCAAATTAAGTCAGCTGCTCTATGCAGTTAAGCTACAGGACCATGTTTTAGTGCATCCTCTGGGAGTCGAACCCAGCTCGTTGGATTAAAAGTCCAAGATAATCGTCTGTTTCCAGCACTTACCGATATACGAAGGATGCAAAAGCTCATAGCTCAGGTGATAGAGCTATGAACGTATAGCAGGATTACTCCTGCTTTAGATTATTGTACATTTACAACTACAACTCGATTGCTGTTATTACCTACAACACCATTACCTTTGCAAGAGACTACCTCAATGCCTTTATTTGCAAGATAATTGGCTACTGAATAAGCTCTCTTTTCGGAAAGAATGTAGTTATATTCATCAGTTCCTTCTGGAGAAGCATATCCATTAATAGTTACCTTACTATTAGCAGGTATCATATCAAGTGTATAGAAATCTACAATATCGTAACTATTCTGTGCAAAATAAACAACATATTCATCCTTTACAGTGTTAGTTACAGTAACTTCGTTAGTCTTAACAATAGTTGTTGGCTTCTTAGCAAGTTCATTTCTCAAGTAATTGATTTCATCATTCATAGCTCCGATATTGTACTTTTTAAATGAATGAGTTCCATTACTTGTTTTAAAATGATATGTATAACCAACATTTAAGAGAAGTTGTGCATGATTCTTATTAAACTTTACATTTGTAAATCCATTATCATTGAGATTCCAAAGCACAGCAGGCTCAACAAACAATGCATGTCCTTTACCAAGATTAAATAAACCTTGAACACCAGTTTTTGCAGACAATCCATCATAATCAGCTGCGTTTGCATTAAAAGTATGGAACCAACCAAATCCTGTTACAGTACTAAGATTAAATACTCGATTCTTGTAACCATAAACAAGACTATGAAGATTTACTTTTCCATTCAATCCGAGGTTAATCGCTCTAAAAGCAGTATGACGAAGGTCAAAATGACCACTATCGCTATTGCTACCAAGAAAGGTAATCCCTTCTACTTCAAGAGAATAAATAGGAGTAAAATCTTTTCCAACCTTCAATCCAAATTCAGGATTAATAGGAAACATTGAATTAAAAGAGAGAGGTGTACTTACACCTGCTGTAACACCTACATAAGTGTTATCAAAAGGTTTTTGCTCTTGCAAAGCAATCTGAGCATTTACATTTGTAGCAAATATTGCTACCATTAACATTACTAAAATTTTCTTCATAAATGATTAAAATTTTTTTTAAATTAAACATATCTTTTAATTTTATCTATATACATTTCATCTTCAGCATATCCAATACGAACAAGAAATGCATAATAATCTCCGCCTTTATATCTTGATGATATAAGACGCTTATAGTCAGCAATACATTTAGAATAGTCAGAATAACTTCTATAAGTATTACCTTTTCGTAATCCAAATAAATTGTTTTTGGTACGACATACATGACTAGTTAAGTTTCCAGTTTCATGAAGAGCTTGTGCATAAACTATTTCATGGTGTGGAATACCTTGTCTAATCAATTCTGCTCTCAAATTTTCCTTTGTGAGAGGAGGAACTTTGTAAGGAACTTTAACGTACAAAGTATCTACATTAATAGAATCCTTTTGTACTACTACATTAGTTACTGGTGTTTTCGGAGCTTTTGAAGAGTAGTGTTCACTATAAAAAGTACCTACAACAAAGCCTAAGACTAATAAACAAGCCTCTTTCCAATAAGTTCTTCTTTTCATAAATTAAAATTTTTTATTATCTAATAGTATAGATTCCAGAGTCGGAATCGAACCGACACACTCAGTTTTGCGGACTGATAGCTTAACCATTTGCTTATCTGGAGAGTTACGGGAGTGGGATTCGAACCCACGACCTCAAGCATATGAAACTTGCAAGCTACCTCTGCTCTATCCCGCGATATTTGGCCTCTAGCCAGATTCCAACTGACGACATACGGAGTACAAATCCGCTATTCTAGCAACTGAATTATAGAGGCACAAGAGGAGCCAGATTATGGCTCCAAATAACTTGGTTTAATTACCAATTAAAAGCATATTTAAAATTGTCTGGAAATGCTGGATTACTATTTTTAGCTTCTCCAGTTACTGCATCAATCCAGATTTGTTCGTTCACGTTGCCAAATATCCACTGAGGATTACAATCCTTCGGACCAATAGGCTTTCTCAAACAAACTTGACGTGAATGAGGCTTGGGAAGATTGACTTCTTGAACAAGAGTATATGCACTATCGAAAGGCACTTTAATTGCCTCATTATTCAATGGATAATCTTCAATCCAGAATCCGTGAATAGAATCCTTATAAATAGTTCCATCCTTAAGATGTTGGAACTTATGTACCCAAGTATCAAATGACTTTTCATCACCTGTAACAGTCTGGAAAACATTTACTATTTCTGCAATAGTTCCATCGTTCTCTTCATCCAAGAAATTTTCAAGTAAAATGTTTGACTCATACCACCTATAGGTCGGATTTGCCAAATACATTTCTTGACAATCCATAGAAATAATATTCGTTACATTCAATGTTGAATCAATTTCTATCTGTTCTTCTTTATTTCCTTTACAATTTGTACACGAGCAGAAAAGAACAAAGCTCATTAAAAGTGTTAAAATAAAACTTTTCTTCATTTTAAATAATTTAAGTTAAAAAAACTATCTACTAAAGTGGAGCTACTGGTAATCGAAACCAGATTTCTTGCTTGCAAAGCAAGTGTAATAGCCGTTATACGATAACCCCTTAGTAATAGTAATCTACATATATTTCCGCAATTAATTCTCGATAAAATTCATCTTCTTTCTCAACAGACTCTGCAAATAATTGCAACAGACCATTAAAATATTCATTTTCGTCCATAATTCAAAATTTTTAACATTTATTTGCTAATTCATTAAATTTTCTTTCAATGTCTGATATTTCAGAATCAATTTCTATTTTCTTCACTAATAATTCCGAATAACGAAGTAACAAGTCTCGAATTTCCATAATTATTAATTTAAAAATACTCTGTAGGTAGTCTACAGAGTTAATACTTGTGCATTTTGCCATTGATGCCTTTCAATCCGTTCAATCTTGTTGAGAACACAGGCTCCAGTCACTGATCGTATGCTTACGCAGGATGGTCAGACACATCCTTTAAAAGAATTATGTGTTAATTTTCTTTATGCTTTTCAAGATTTTCAACTTTCTTTAACCATTCATTTACTTCGTCCTCAGTTAAATATCCTTTAACATCTCCATCTGTATAGTCATAGTTAAGGCAAATTTCAAATTTATCACATTCGTCAACTCCATTAATTATTCCAGGAATTTCTTCATCAGCTTTAAGAACAGCTAATTCATAAGGACGCTCTTCATCAGAATAAGCGTGTTTTCCTGTTATAATACTAACACCATATCCATTTGGAAATAATACCATAGCATGTTTATCATACATGTCTGGTAACATATGTTTTCTAAATTTTAAATCTTTTAATGTCATATTTTTAAAGGATTAAAGTTTTAAGATATTGATTCTGCCAATATACAAAAGGTACTGTTCCGATAGCTACGATTCACATCACCATAGTACGTACGCACGCGGAAGGCATATAATTCAGAATATTTGCTTTTGCTCCAATACCAACCATTGATTGGAAAAAGTTTAAAATTACATATATATAAAAGAGCATTTATATATAAAATATATGAAAGAATTTCTTGTAAATCCTCTTTATCAAATAATTGAATATTAGAATTGTCTAATAAATAATGATTACAATGTTTTCCAATATATTTTGTTGATATATAATACTTATCTAATAAAATAATTTTATTTTCTTCGTGTTTAACAAAATTTTCTTTTAAAAGCAAGTCACAGATTTCTTTTAAGTCAGTTTCTTCATCACATATTTTATCAGTTATATATAATTCAGTTGAAGCAATTTCTTTTAAATCTGAAGAAATCCAAAATGGAGTGCCCTTAGGTATTATAGCTTTGAATCCTATTAGTTTAGTTAAATGAGTATAAGAATGTACTCCTTCTCCGTTTATTTCATGATAACCAGAAAGACTCGTATCTATAAATGATGTATTAAAAACAGTTAAATAAGAATTTAATTTTACTTCAACATCCCGATATGGAGTAAAATACTTTCCATCTTTTACTATTAACTCTTTATAAACTACTAAATCTTTATTTGCCACTAAAGGCTTTGTTCTGTTTGTAAATAAACACATAATCTTTATTTTTAAAATTAATTATTAATTGTTTGAAATTGTTTGAAAGTTTGTCATTTTGCAGAACCACCACCATCATCATAAGGCATTAAAATACAACCTTTAACTATAGGATTTTTAATTAATGATGAATCAAATTGTCTTGCTCCACCTTTGGTACTAATTCTTCTAACATAACTAGCATCAGTAGTTAATCTTGGTAATTCTAAGTCTGAATCTTCTGATACTTCTACAAGAGAATTTGGGTTTCTATAATCTGTTAAACATATAAGTGTATAAGGATTATCGTTCGATATTACAGGATATATTCTGAAAAAAGCAGGTGTACTATTTGATTCTGTTACAAAATTACGAAGAAAGGCAGAAACAACATTTCCTTTCATAGCTATAGCATAAACTCCATCTTCAAGTTCAACTTTTTCTTTATTTGGATTATCTATCCATTCTTGAACATCATAAATCTTATAATTACTAAGGTCAGAGGAAGAATTTGTATCTCCATAAACATATTTCCTACCTTCAAGATAGGGAGTCATTGTAGATAATTTCTACAATGTCATATCATAATCTGGAATCTCAATTTGTCTTTCAATCGAGATTCCATTTAAACCTGTATTTTTTCTTATAACGTTTCTTTTCATATTAATAATATTGTTGTAATTAATATTGGAATTAGTACACATATTATAACTGATGCAGTTTGATAACTCCAACCTATTTTTTGAAACTTTAGAAGGAATATTACTGAAATATCAAAAACTACATCACACCATTCTTTAAAGAATTTTCTCTTAGTTATAAATATGTATATCCAAAATAAAATAAATATAATACTTAATAATGGACTTATTAAAGTACACCAATAAAGAGGGAGTATTAAATAATAAAAAAGTACATTAACTTCATTATAAGTTAAATGAAATAGATTTGCAATTATGTGTAATAATGCAGCTACTATTCCAAATACTGTAAATATTAACAATAATCCAAATTTCTTAATCATAGAAATCACTTTCTTCATATTCAGGATGGTCTTTAATAAAATTTTTAATAAATTCACGTTCTGCACTTCTCGGTTCAGTAAAATTCTTACCTTTTTCAGTAATACATAATCCTGCTCCGAATAAAAGTATTGCAATTAATATACCAATTCCAAGTATCATAGTTATTATTTATTTAAGTTTTCATAATTAAATATCGGATATACTAAATTCTTTTGAGTTCTTGTAAAATCAAAAGGCATATCTAAACCAATTTCGTATGGAGTACTAAATCTAGCTCCTGGAACTTCTTCATTAGAAAATAAATTAAGAGAATTTCCTCTCAATCTATAGTTGATACTTCCTGGACCAGGTTTTTCTAATACACTAGCTTTAACTGCAAATGGATGCTCTAAAGTAAATGGTTTTGCTCCAACTATTCTCCCAACTTCTCTGTTAAACAGTGTGTTAAGGGTTTTAGATTGAGCCATTTTTCTTGCAGTATTTCTAACCCCTTTTTCTAAAGCATCAGATGCTTTGAAAATTGAATTTCCAATTTTGGTTCCAGTATTTTCTCCGAAACGAGTTATTGCTCTATCCATAAGTTTTCCACCAAGATTAGTTGAAGTAGAAAATATTTTATCACCTAACCATTCACCACCTTTACTAACTAACTGTTGATAAGGTTGTAAATCCCATACATCACGCATCATATATCTATTATAAGTATCTCCATTATGAGTGAATTGTCCATCATATCTAATTTGTACATTTCCTCCATTATTACCTATAAAATCACCATGGACATCAGAACCTTTCCTAGCCGCATATTTTATAGGCAGCTCTCCATGAAATTCTTTAAATAATCCAAATGTAGAATATGGACTTTCATCTATATTGTATCTGTAACTTCCATTCTAATTCTGTAAATAGAAAGGAGTTTCAGAATCGGGTATTCCTGCATATTTTGAAGTAGCCTATGCTCTGGCTACTGAAGATGGATTATCTGTTGTTCTTCTAGCACTTCTTTCAATTATACTTAACATCTAATCTCCAGTTTCTGGGTCAGTTGTAACCTTAGGATATTCTTTAGCGCCACCTTTTGCCAATGTCTTAGTAAAATATGGAACTCTAGCTAATTGATTATATCCATAGGATGTTCCAAATTCATTAGCAAATGTTCTTCTAACTGTAGGTAATATTGCTCTGTTAAATCCACTTGCAGCTACTGGGCCAGCAAGAGAACCTATTATTTGTCCAGCTTCTCTATTGCCGAAATTCTCTCCAATATTACCTCCAATTTTACTACCAATATAAGATGTTCCTAATCCAAATAAAGCTGTCTAAGGAGCAGCTGTAAATGTCCCAACTGTTACCATAGACATCGGTACATCTTTTCCTATAAATCTTCCAAATGATGGAGTTGCTCTCCATGAATCTGAAACATTTGTCATTTGTCCTAAGGCATTTGATAATCCATAATCACTAAATGCTTTATCTATTTTAGCTTGGTGTGCATCAGTTATTGTTCCTACATCTTGACCATTATCTTTATTTCTATCTATATTTAGTTTCTATGCTCGTCTATTAGCATCTCTTTCGGATACTGCTTTAGAAGCATGTTGATTAGCAATTCTTTGATTTGCTCTTTTCTGTTTACGTTTAACTTCTACGGTTGTAGAAGTATTGTTATTTACTTTAGTAGCATCAGAACTGGCAACACGTCTTTGAGCCATTTGTGATTCAATCTATGCTGCTAGTTCTGGTGAAAATCTATATCTTTTTTTCTAAGGTGTTAGCATATTTATTTATTATTGAGCTGGTCTAAAAAATTCTTTAACATCTGCAACAGTATTAGAAGTCCAAGTTCCATTTGAATTATAATTATTATAAACATCATTATTCGGATTTACAACTTCTTCAGCCATGTAACGCGTTGTAGGAGATACCTATTCAGAAGTTAATTCTCCATTTAAATATTTGCGAAGCTATCTTCTTTGTAAACTTCCCATATGGTATGGATTAAGTCCCTTGGTTCTAATATATTCTCTAGTCTGTCTTCTATTATAATGTCTTGGAACTTGTGGAACAGCTATTGGAGAAATTTCCATATTAGGTTGCGTTGCAAAATTAGCAGCAATCTCAGGACGTTGTGCAGTAACAACAACTTCAGGCAAAGTCTAATCAATTAAATTAGGTTTATTAGTAGAAGTTGCTTTAGGTTTAGAATTATTTTCTTTATTCTAATCCTTTTTAGATTTTAGTTTTTTGGACTAAACAACTGTATATCGTTTCTTCTTATCATCTTTAGCATCTTCTGTTTCAGTATCCCATGAAACAGTTGCCCCACCACCGCCAGAACGGCCTCCGCCGTAAGTGCCTCCTTTAGAAGGTTTTCCAGTAATCATACGTTTAAACCAACCTCCTAACTAATACTTAGCTATGTCTCTATTTTTAAATTGTTCAACAAGATTCTTAGAAATCAATCCGCCTTTCTTATAAATCAAAGGACGCCCATTTTCATAATATCTTGGAGAAACTATAAAAGGAGCTGTTGCCAAAGAAGGTCTAGCATTTAATGTCTAATTTCTAAGCTATTCAGTATAAGATGTTACAGGTGAAGCATTACGTCTAGCTTCTGCAAGTTCATTGTTTAAAGCCGTATTGTAGGAGTTCATAAATGCTTTCTAATTTGCTGAACCATTAACACCTAAGTCTCTTAATGTGTTGAGTACTTCGGCTAACCTTCCAGAATCTCTTCTTCCAAGATTTCCAGAGATTCCAAATTGATTCATTATTTGATAGAATGTATTTCGTCTTGTTTCATCGTCCATTCCTTCAAGAACATTGTTCCATAATTTATATTGGTCACTATTCTGGTTGTTATTTAACCAGGTGTAATATTCATCTACGTTTCGGAAACCTCCATCCTAATTTCGGAATCCTCTTATGCTTCCACGGTTAAAGTCTGTTAATCCTTCACCATAGAAACTTGGTCCTTCGTCTAATTTCTGCGCTGATGATTGTGTAGGAACAAATCCTCCACTTGTATTTCCTGCGTTATAAGTCCAATTCTAATTTACATTTTGAACTCTACTAGTTTCTGGAGTAGCATATCCTACATAAGTATTAGATAATGTTGGAGTATTTGGTGCTGAAGTTCCAGTTTGAGGCGAGGTAGTTGTTTGAACATTGTTTGTTTTGGTATTAACTTTTGTTCGCTTTCCCAACTAACTAGGAGTATTTTTATTACTTCTTTTAGCGGTAACAACTGCCCCCTCTCCCGAAAGATATTCACCTCCATCTATTATTCTATTATTAATAGTATTAGTAAGTCCATCAGAATTAGGTCTTACATTAGCTGTAGAATTTACGGTTTCAAAACTGTTTGCCACTATTCTGCCCCGTGGAGAAGTTCTATAAAAACGGACACCACTAGTTGTTACATAATTATGCGGCATTTTGGTTATTCCAGACGTCCCTCTTTGTCTATAATACCAATCATCTCCGCCTCTCCATGCTTCGTAATTAATACCATCTCGCCCCTTATAATATACTTTTCCAGCGTTCTAAAATTTCTATATCTTCTATCCCTATTTAAAACGCTATATAGGGTTATTACTTATAAGTTTATTCATATTTTTTAAAATTTAACGTTAAAATAAAAATATCTACTTTAATAAGTAAAATTATCTATTTTAACGTTAAATTCAAAATTTTTCTATTTATTGCATTTTAATAACAGAAACTACTTTTGTAGTTCCATCAACTCGATATATTTCGGAATCATTCGACTGATATTCAACAGAACAACTGCCAGGACTAACCCCAAAATGTCCGAGAGCGTTATTAACTTCTTCTCCTTTCATTACAGGTTCATCTATCATTCCACACTGATAAATTCCTGTTCTTGTATCAACAATTTGAAGATATATTTTCATTTGTATTCATTTAAAAGTTTGTTTTTTAATTGCCATTTTGGACAATAGTCTTTGTTATTCCATTCAAACCAGTTAGTCCATTTAATACCTTCATTAGACCAGTATTGATAACGTTTTTCCAAAGTTTAAAGTTTTAATATTTTGCCAACACAGTGTTAACACTACTCTTATCATCTCTATCAACCTTGTTAACATATGGATGTAAATAAAGAGCCTTATTAGAACCTATAATATCACTAGCCCAATGCCAATAACTTGGTATTAAATTCTGTTTATTTTTATATAAACAAGCATTTATATATATTCTATATTTAAAAATTTCTTCTAATTCATCTACTGAAAATAATTTAATACCAAATTTATTTAATACATGATAATTTGCTCCTTTTCCGATATATCTGGTATCAATATGATAATCATTAATGCTAACAACATTGTCAGAATATTCAACCTTTACATCTTTCAAAAGCAAATCACAAATGTATTCCAAATCAGTATCTCTAGAATATTCTTCCTCTGTTAAAATTAACTTAGTGGAAGCTATCTCCATTAAATCAGAAGAAACCCAGAACAGACTACCTTTCGGAATTATTGCTTTAAATCCTACACGGTTAGCTAAGTTTGTATAAGCATGTACTCCTTCTCCATCAATTGTATGCTGGCCATATAACATATCATAATTAGGATCATTAGGAATACTAGATTCCAACAAATTGCCAGTTATTGGAGTATCCCTAATAGGAGTAACCCACTCATCTCCTTTTAAAACTAAGTTTTTACAGACTATCAAATCTCTATCTGCAACTAAAGGCTTTTGTCTATTTGTAATTAAACACATTTTAAATCAATTTTTAAGTTATTTAAACATTTTTCTACCTCTCCAAAAGAGCTTGTGATACCATCTGGTTTTATAACCACAATGCTCTTCAAGATACTTTCTTACACAAGGTAATGGACAAATCCATAATAATTTTCTATCAACACCAAAAGGAGTATTCATTATAGGACAGGAATATAATTTTTCCCAATCTGATGCATTTCTATAGTAAGCATCTATAATTGCAAGTGCTTCCTCTTTTGCTTGTTCTATGGGACAATCATAGTCAGCAGTTTCTTTATAATGTTTGACTATATTTTCTACAGCAAGATTCTCTACGCCAATCTTCTTATAGTCTCTTTTAGCAATTGCAATATGTTGCTTTACATAAGTCTCAACATCATCCTCCCACTGTTGATGTGTCATTGCAATATCATAGAAATAAAACAACAACTTTGGATAATAGGCGATTGCCCATTTTCTTAAATCATCATAATCAAAGTATGAATTAACATACATTTTGTCTATTGCTGCCATTTTAGATACGATACTTCTCTGGCGGATTTAAATCTGTTCCTAATAGGTGCTTGGTTTCGTCATTATAGGGAATACATTGTTTCCATCGATTACCAACACATACATAACAAGTATAACTATCATAATCAGTATGTGAGAATAAATCTGCACTCCAGTTATCACTAAAAGAATCCCTTATTAACACCTTATCAAATGGCTTAAGCCCAAATGGAGCTTCTGGCTTCTTCTCAATTCCTAGAATTTTATATGCTCCATCATCCCACGCTCTGTGGTCTTTTGATGGCCAGAGTGTACATTCTCCGTATTCTGAATATAGTTCATTATAATATCCACATTTGGAAAAAGATCTAGTGTTTTGAAAAGCATCAATGCATCTTATTGGATATGCGCCATCAGAATTAGCACTATCAAGTTTTACTTCTCCAAAGTTATTACTCCAAAGCTTAGTTCCTTTTGGAGCGTGTTTTAAAATTTCTGCTATGTTTATCATACCTTTATTCTTTTAATTTTTCCACATTTTTTACAAATTAATGTTTGCTCGGTGCGTATTGGAATACTATTTGGAAACAAACGACTATCTTCATATACTTCAGTAGTTTCATGTACTATCCAATCATGATGACATGCTTTCTTAGCTAACCATTGTTTAATCAGATTCCACATTTATAATTTCTTTAATTCTTGAAGTAATTGTGTTAAATCAAAACCTATCCTATCATTTCTATCACAAACGATTGTTAATGACGCTAATTGTGCCTCAGTAGGTTTCCAAGTTATTCGGCCTTTAAGAGATTTTAGCCATTCGCCATATTTTACCCATTTGTCTGAAGTATTGATAAGAAGTGAACTTAACAATTCACTAAACATTTTCTCATCCTCTTCACTCCACTCCTTTTTAGGTTGAGGTCTAAAAGATTTAAATCCTTTGGGACAGTTTTCTAAGAACCACTTTGCTGCTTCTTTGTAGCCATAATCAGATAATTCGAAACGTCCATCTAAAACGTCCCATATATTATTCCAATTACTTTCATCCTCTTTACTCCAAGTAGACTTTTGTTCTGCTTCTTTTTTAGCCTTACATTCTCCATCAGCAAAACATTTACCAGTTTCCTGAAATCCTTTACAATTTTCTTGACAGAATGTATTGATTTTCTTCAGCTCTTTCTTTTCTGAATCCCATTCATAACCTGCTTCTTTCATTTCTTTGAATAAAAGTTCGTGTTGTTCTTTGGTTGCTGGGCGAATACTCACATTTTCTGTCCAGAAATATTTACTAGTTGAAACAATAAATTTATCTGATGTTGATAAACCACAATAAGAACCTACATGACAAAAATTACGGTTTCCATTATAAATAAATGGTTGGTTATATTTCGATACAAGTATATCTCCGTCTTTTGCATCCTGGAGGGTCCAAAGGCGCATATCTTCTACAAAAGAAAAAGAAAAGCCAATCCACCCACGATCTGTTACATATCCTTCCTTTTCAATCTTTGTAATTTGGGTCGGCTTATTATATATTCCGCCAATAATCCAATCACCTACTTTAAACTTAGCTTCAACATTATCATTAGTTTTCTGTTCGCCTTGTTTTTCAAGCCAGGCAATAGCATCTTCAACATGTACACCACAAACATTATCCTTACAATTAGCCCACATTTTCCTTAGATAGTTAAGAATGGCTATTCTTATTTTCTCATCCTTATCCTCTTTCTTTTTAAGTTCAGGGAAAAGGTCCTCAAGAACATGTCTTTGGTCATCATTTGAAAACTTATAAAGCCTTTTAGCTTCTTCTAATTTTTCTTTACAATTCATATATAATCTCATGATTCAATATGTTCTATAAGTTGATTAATAAAACTAAATACTGACCAATATTCTGATATTGTTTCGACTCTTGTTCCAGTCCAATCAGAATGTGTATGCATATTGTCGTAACAAAACTTTGCTAATTTATCTTTTTCCGCTTGTGTCATAATTAAATCAAATTTTCAAGTACATATTTCAATGCTGCTTCAACAGCTTCTTCGTAGGAGTCATAAAAATCCACTGGATGATTCCATCCCAAAGCTTCAGAGTAAGTGTCAATATTAAAATAGATATTCCCACTTGAAGAGATAACAGTATCAATGCTCATGTGAATGCCCTTCTCCCTCAACCATGCCACAGTCATTTGGTGAGTTGGTGCAGCATACCAAATTGGTGTTTTATTCCAATATGCACTGCCTTCTTGTAATTGGCCTTCTGAGTCGTAACTTGCAGCTGAACGCTCATTAAACTCCTTTTCTTTCAGTAGCTTTGCCACTTCAAATGAAACGTATGCTTCTTTAATCATAATCTTCCTTTTTACTTATTTTTTCTATCCAATCTATAAAGGCATATTGTGCTAATGTTAATTCTATATTTCTACCTTCTGGAGCTACTCTTACATGGTTTTTAATAAATTCTTCAAATGTCATATTACATTGAGTTTAGTTTGTCAATTATTATTTTAAATACTTTCTCTACTGGCTCCGAACCTTTACAAATATGTTTCATATTCTTCGCCCACTTTAGCAAAGTGTCTTTTCGGACATATTCTACCTCGTATTTTTTATTAGCGGGATTGTCAGTAGGTGTTATAGAATAGTGATTATCTCCAGCATTAAGAGTGCTGATAAAAATTTTGTCAGTCACCATATTATTCCTCCTTTCTTGCTTTTAATCCAAGTTTGTAAACATCTGTTTCTGTAGGTTTGTAAATGACAGGAATATGTGTTCGCAAACCAAGTTCATAGAAGTGATGTACCATATCAACGACATCGTCAAAATTTATCCTTACAACCCCATTTTCAAAGTATGATTTGGGAAAGTAATTATTGATCTCTTTCTCTAAGTCCACATCCGATTGCTCAAAAATTGCATCGGGATTATACTCTTTCGGATTCTCAAAGAATAAAAGAAGTTCCTTTACAATTATCTGTGCGTCAGTTATCGGTTTATTATTGTATGGTGTTTCTGAAAGAGCATTAAGAAAAGCTTTTGCCACTACAACAATATCATTAGATTGTTCTTGCTGGAGAGAGTAGATAAGTTTCAATACTGATAGATATGTATAGATTTCAATATCATATTTGCCTCCGCCAACCTTCGCATTCTTATCGGTAAGTTCTTCCCATTTCTCATAAATGAGTTCTTTCAGTTTTTCTGCGTCAATGTATTTCATATTATTTTTTTTTTGATAAACATCGTTGAGTTATTTTATATGACAACCACATTGTCACCAAAAGTGGAGAACATATTAATATAATAGGCCAAAATGCGGCAATTATTAGTGTACCAACTTGCTTGTCCTTTTCCTTCTGATTATCTGCTAAAGCACAACCTATACCAAGTCCTATAAAATATATTGTTAATATTATTATTTCAATCATATTTTTTTTTATACTTTTAAAACTTTAATCCAAGTTCATAGAAATGTTTAGCAAATTTATACAAATCTTTATCCAAATAAAAGGTGTTAAGGTAGGCTTCAACTTCTTTATTCAAGTCCACCTCTTTCACTTCAAGGATGTTAAGAAGATGTTTTATCCGATGTACTACATCAATAACACCTTCGGCATACCTTGACTTATCAGAGTTGTATTGGCAAATAGCATCTGCCGCTATACTATCTATCTCCGCCACTATGGGAGCTTTCGGTATATATTGTTCCATAACTTATTCCGAATAATGGTCTTCAATAATAATTTGGGTTTCGGTTAAGTCGGTAGACATGTGTTCTACTTCAAACCATTTGTCGAGAGGATATGTATCTGATGTGCAATGGTTGATATTACCATCTGGTTCACACCATATATAATCATCGTCAGCCCAATCAAACAGATACGATGTTTTATCATCGTATGCCGCAGTAAGATAGGCTTCTTCCTTAGTATTGGCGGCAACTAATATAAGTCCACCGCCGTATGACCATTGATTTTTACAACAAAATACTTTCATAACCTATTCCCCCATATATTTTTTGAAATCTTCAATAAACTCTTCCACTGACGTATATCTTGCCTGAATACCTGGTACTAAGATGTTTCTATAATCATCTAAGACTTTAGTATCTTCTAAACTTCCACGAAGATATTCAACCACCTTCTCAATAAAGGCATCAGTGCGGGTGTATTCAATAGCAGTATCATCATCAGGGTCTGGCACTTGATATAGATAAGTGCTATATATATTCTTACTTAGATACAATTTTTCTGGTGCTTCCATAACTTTATTCTTCTATTATTGGTTCGTAAGAGTTTATCTTAACACCTTCTATTTCTGTTATTATAGGGTGAAAGGATAAATAGATTGGCCTAACCCAGTCAATAGGTAAGTGCGGTTCATTAGGAAACAGTGGAGTCACTATCTTTCCAATAGGGGCATCCCCATGTTCTCTCAACATCTGTCCTATGCGACCATAAAGGTCACTAAGCATCATGTGGTGTGTCATAACCTATTTTCTTTTTAAGTTGTTCAACAATAGCATCAGCGTATCCAACGGCCACCTTTTCTATTGAAATGTTGTATTCATTATATGCAGTATTTACAAATTCTGGGTTACTAAGTAAACCTTGCATAGCAGCAATGGCAGCCCGTGTACGTACTTCTTCATAGCCGTCAGGCAGTATTTCCACATCCTCTATTTCAAGTTCCTCGGCGTTCCATGCTTCGTCACCGTCGCGTAGCACAGCTATGAGTGAACCAGACTGTACGTTGACGATTTCACCTGTTGCTTTAATTCTTGCTTTCATAACTTACTTTTCTTTTGGTTGTACGACCAATTCTTTCAACTCCTGCTCCCTGCGTTCAGCACAGAAGCGGCAGTTGCCTTTATGTATAATTGTACCATGTTGTTTCCAATGACTTTGCATTACAATATATTCACAACCTTGATACTCAATAGTTTTAAGTCTATAACCACCAACAAGTTCAATATTCTTTTTGTTATAAGCCTTTGATTGATAACACCCCACCATCATCAAGGTGGTGAGGGCTAATAGGATAATTGTTTTCATTTTTCTTTCCTTTCTTTATCTTCTATAAATTGATTCATACTCTTTCCCTCTACATAGCATTATGTATTTGTCTGGTTTATCTCCGAACCAATAATTATCACACATATAGCCTGCTATTGCATCCATGATCGATGGTGCAGACATAGAAAAATATCCTCCGTGTTTATTAAGTGTATCTTCGTGAATAACACGTTTTGATTTTCTTAATTTTCGGCAATTCCAACAAGATGGAGTATATGCTATTCTGTATTTTCTGTTTGACATGTTTCATAACCTTATTTTTTAATTTAATTCTTCATTATTTTCTGCAAATCGATATTTAAAAGATTTAAGCCATTCTACTATATCTTCTTTGTATAAACCTCTATAACTATTCTAAATACAATGCATTATCATTTCGATAGCAGATTTCATGTAATTTTCATCATTTTTATTCCAAATAGGCTTTAGTTCAATCTCTTTCAGTTCCAACTTTTCAGCATCCCATTCGTAGCCATCATCTTTCATACTTTTGAATAAGAGTTCACGCTGTTCTTTGGTTGCTGGAGTAGCATCATGACATCCGTAGTAATCATCATCATCTTGACTTGGAATTTCAAATATTCCATCACAAACAGAACAGTAACACTTACAATTTCCATTACCAATATACTTTTGAAAAATTGCGGTAACTACACCTAATTGAAGTACATCACCATCCTTTGCGTCTGTGGTAACATCCCAGAGGTGCGCATTTTCATCAATAGTACCATATTCCAATGACGTACTTAACCCATCTTGGTCAACCAATTCATATCCACAACCATTATAGTTGACTTTATAGCATTTGTCTCGCCAAACAATCCATTGCCCGTTTTTAAACTTTGGCTCAACCTTATCAATAGGTTTTTGCTCACCTTGCTTTTCAAGCCAAGCAAGGATATCTTTACGTTTGAGTTCACCGTAATAATCTCCATGACAAGTGTTAAAATAATCAATAAGAGTTTTCCTTATCCTCTCATCTTCTGACTCTGCGAGTTCGGGGAATGCTCTGTAAAAACAATTTTTAATAGATTGAATATTTACAACCTCTGCACTCGTTTCGGTAATTTCATTAAGAGCATCCAAATTATCCTTAATTACTTTTATTGCCTCATCATAGGCTTTTGCTTTTTCTTCGATTGTTTTCATATTTTTAAAATAATCATCAAAAATAGGGTTTTCCCAATAATCAATATTTTCAATGAGGTTATTAACTGATTCCATCATTTCTTCTTTAGAATTAAATGGTTCTTTACTTGTTAATAGAAATCCATGTGTTGGGTTTCCATCAGAACAACAACATTCAATTCTCCATTTGCCGTCAGAATAGTTTCTATTAACACATCTATAGAGTTTTCCTAATCGTATAAAATCATCACAATCAAAAAATATCATATATGGTTCTTTACAATGTCCACAACAACTTTCTGTTGTTTCAACATGTGATAAAGAGTTTAACTTATCGCAAAGTGTAATACATTCCTCATCCATATACCCATCATATCCATCATAAATTTTTGTCTTTTCTTGTATCATATCTATTATAATTTAAATAATTCTTCTTTAGTAACATTATATCCGCTATCAATATCAGTACAACTAATATCAAAAGGATTTTCAGTTTCCCTAATTTTTTTAATAAGATTCTCCTTTAGTTCATTAATACGTTCTTGCGTAAAGTATTTATCTTCAACAATTTGTTTACACAATTCATAAGATTCATCTTCAGGAAATGGTTTTGTATAGACAGTTATGTCTTCCATTTCTATGTCAAGATTTATTTTAAATCTAAAAACATCATTTGGCACATATTTCTTTTTGTAGTCCATAATTATAATATCTTTTGTTCATGAAGTTTATTAATCATTTCAACACAAGCATCAATAGCGTTGTCTGCCGTTACTGTAAAATCTTTGGTATGATTCTCATCTTCATACTCACACCACCAATTATCAAGATATTCAATTGGCTCTATTTTCCAACCGCCTCTTGACAAAGTGGTTGTTTCTTTTTTGTTATTCGGTAAAATGTCATACAATGCTGACAATGACCAACAAGGAATATTATCGTGTTGATTAATTGAGAAATCTTTTGGAAAATAAAACCATTGTAGTTGTCCATTATCTTCCTCAATATATTGCCAATGCATATCCGCACTTTCAAGTGGCAAGATTTCTGCCAACTTCTTTGACTGGTCAATATCTGTGTATGCTTTCATAACTTTTTATTTTCTTTTAACCAACAAATCATTTGAAATGCCGCATCAATCAGATTTTCCTTTTCACCTGTGTTAATCATATCTTTCCAAGAACTGCTTCCGTCTTCATAAATTTTATAATTCCCATAAGCAATTTGATGTAAATCCACATCTTTAGTCAATGCATATTTGCGAATGTGTATCTTATATGTGGTTTCTGTGTATTTACCTTTTACTGTAAATTCACTTGGTAGCATATCCATTAATGCTGCAAGACTCCAACAAGGAACCACTTTTGGTTCAAATTCGTCAATATCAATGTAATCATCTTTAGTATAATCAGGTTCATAACAATCCTTTTGAAGTTGATAAATATCATCCGCTTTACCCCATACAGGATTCCATACATTATTTACAAAAGTTAGACACATATCTGCACTTTCAAGTGGTAATATCTCTACCAGCTTATGACTTTGTTCTATATCTGTGTAACTCTTCATACTAAACCTCTTCTAAATCAATCATTTGAATTTTTTCACTATATCCAGTATCACCTTTAGAAATTCTTAAAGGAATATTGCCGTCTTTAGTTGACAATTCAAAGTCAATCATTTCGTAATCATCTAACCCATCACAAAAATATTCAAGTGCTTCATCTTTAGTAAGTACGAAGTCATCTTTAAAATCATCTTCAAGAACAAACTTATGATTGATCCATTCATGATTTTCGTTAGCGGTTGTAACTACTTTTTTGACACGAATACTTACAAGGTTGGGCATTGGATAATGATTTCTTTTCATGAAATCTTCTTTATTCCCATGCTCCCATTTTTGAAACCTGATTTTGAAATTATTATCACAACTATTAAAAAGGTTCCTCAATTCTTTTACAGTAATCATTTATTAAATAGTATTTTCTTCAATGAATTGTTTCTTTTCTTCATCTGTATAGTCATAGTTATCTATATCAGCAATCAGACTATCCCAAAGTTCATTGGTAACATCCAGTGTAGCCGAGTTCCACCAATCTCCAGCTCCAAACCATCCTCCTTGCTTTGTCCTTACATATACTCCAAGTTCGTCATTTTCTCCTTTATGAGTGATGACAAATTTATCGGAATGTGTTGAATAAAGCCAATAGCTACGTTTTGTTGCTTCAACATATTGTTCGAACAATTTAGGATATTTCTTTTTGAATTGAATGAATCCAAGCACTTCATCGACTTGAATAATGAAATGACGAGAAAATCTAATCTTCCCATCATCAAAACAATGATATTTCTTTCCCACCTCTGGAACAGGTTTCATATGTTTCTTATGACTATATAATACCGTTCGCTTTGGAAGTGGATACATATAATCTTTATTAAAATGTTTTTTCATAATGTTTCTATTTCTGATTTTAATTTTTTAATTTCATCATTAATTTCTTGACGAATCAATTTGTCGTGTTTATCAAGAATGTTTTTGATGGGATGTATATACCATTCTGCTAACGTTTTCCAGTTACAAAGTCCATTTTTGTAAGCATACCATAAATTACTACCTTTAAGTGATTTTTCCGCTTCTTCAAGTTCACTGATACGTTCATTTAGTTCTATAGCTTTTTTGTATTGTTCTTGAGTCATAATCTTTAAGTATTAGTAAAAAAATAGGGGCTTTGGAAATACACCAAAGCCCCCCACATAATCTCTGTAATATGAAAACTATAAAAGTAGTAGTGGAGGTGGGAGTTGAACCCACTATTTCCATCTTATAAGGATGGCGCTCATACCACATATTAGCATCTCCACTGTCAATCTATTGCTATAAAGCTTCTTTCTAAATCAGTGTCGGTAAGCGCTATCTCCGAGTTAATTTAGTCTGTTTTCCATTCAAAGGGCAGGCCTGTCTCCCTGTGGACCATGTCCAATAGATTTAAAAGCCGTCCGCGGACGGCCATGTCCATTCAAGAAAGAATGGCGGAGCAAATAGGAGCAGAGAAACAAACTCAAAAAAATAAATGAAATATAATGAATGAAAAGACAATGTAAGAGTTCGTCTCTCTAGCTCCTTAAAGAAAGAGTGGCTTCGAGCGGTTTTATCTCTACTTTATTATTGCCCCAAGAATCTTCTCTTGTTTCTACGTCAATTTCATGTACGTGACAATAACCCCGGTATCAAGCTTCACTCTTAAAAAAATTACCTATTTTCACAAATAAGTAACGTAGTTACTAACCTAAACAATTAAAACACTTATTCTTTTTACCTTATATTGTACCCCTAGTGGGACTCGAACCCACACGGACATTTTGTCCAACAGATTTTCTTACCACTCTATGTTACCATAGCCAAACAATTAAAGGAACTTTCGTGGAATTTGTACATTTGTACTATATGTTCCTCTCACTTCATACATTACTGCACCTTCTTCGAGTTGTTTGTTGTGGTCTGGACCATCTCTTTGCCTTGTTAAGATTCTAGCTAGATACATAATAGCTTTTTATTTCGACAACAGATAGGAATTGAACCTATGACTTCTCCTTCTGGAGCACTCTACCACTGAGTTACTGTTTCCTTTATTAGCTATTATATAAATCTTAATTTAGGCATCTCCCGTTTGGCCTCTACACGATTATAATTATCTCATACCCTTCCTTTGATATAGTAGCATTCTTCATAAGTATCACAGCTATTAAGCTAACTTACTTCTCGCATAATTATTTTCGCTCGGCATAGTCCTCACACCGTATTTGTTAGTGTTTAGATTTTTATGGGACCTTTCCACTCTTACCACATGTTTCAAGGTAATCTACTGCCCATCAGAAGGATTTTCACCGAATTTAGGGGATTATACATAGGGATTTCTCGCCTATGCACTCAAATTTTCATAAGTCTGTCTTCTATACCAATTCGAATATAGGGGTATATACTACTATTCTCACGAACTGTAGTACTTTGAACATAAAAAATTAGCTAGGGCTATTGGAATCGAACCAATTCTAAGAGAACCAAAATCTCTTGTGCGACCTTCACACCGAACCCCAAGTTGTAATCCTTACTTTCACAAGCTCGGATTACTAAATTATGTCTAACAATCAAAAATCACATGTTAAAAAATATTAAAGTTCAGTAATAATGAGAAATTTCTCATAAACCTCAGGAAGCTCTTTTTTCAGCTTGGTTTCATCGACACCGTCCTCACGGAGGATGCGATAACCCTGAGATTTTAGATATTCGATACATTCCTGTTCAAAAGCCTCGTCGCGTTTGGCAGGCTTCTTTTTTGATTGTTTTGCATCTTCGAAGAGTTGTCTAAAGACACCTTCAAAGACTGGAGTTTGAGAAAATCGGATTTCTTTCCCTGTGCCAACCTCTTTAATGTCGAAGAAGACTTTGTCTTTCTTCAGCATCAACTGATAGACATCCTTTCGAATACCTATCGATTGGCAAACTTCTTGCATCTTTTTAGCAGAATATATGTTTCTATCATTCTGCCTTCGCTCATTAAAACGAGCGGAGATTGATTTCCAGTCTGCTTTTCTCATCGGTTCCACAATATATGAATAGAATCCAAAGTTTCGATAGCTTCGGCATTTCCAGCCTGAGCAAGAAGTGACGTATGGAGATAATTCAAACACTCTTTAACTGTCTCACGAGTCAGTTGTTGACCCTGAAACATATTGAGAGTCGGTTTGAACTCCTCTGGTGTAACGTAGGGTGTAGAATCTTCCCAATAAATGGAGCAGATTCTGTTAAGTTTATCAGCTTTAATATATGGTCTATGCTTTGCCATATAATTACCCCAATCCTAAGGATTCTATTTAATGGATTGATTAAAATTCCGATTTCTATCAGCAATATCAACATTTTCACCAACAGTTACTATACTTCGCTGTATTCAATAGTTGACTAAGGAAAATTTGGAGTTACAAGACTTATTTCTAAGGACTTCACTCCAAAGTCTTTTTCTGTGTTAATAACTTTGATAAAATTACTTGATATACTGACACGAAGCTTCTTTCACATATACTCTTCCATTATTCTGCTCTGCAAAAGCACGAGCTTCGGTAAGAGAGCTAAAAGAAGCTATTCTGTGAAAATTGTAAACTACTCTGTACATAATTGTTCTTTGTTTAAAAGGTTAGTCACTTATGGCATCCAAGATGAGAGCTGTTGAAATAGCTCCCATAAATGCCATGATTATTGCTAGTGTTTCCGACTTTATTGTGAAAAGAGCCAGAAGAGATAACATGGTTCCGGCGATTAATATTACAAATCGCCAGAACCAAGTGATATACTTATTCATAATATATCCCATTCTCGGAGAGCATCTTCTGGAGAAAGTCCTGCATCAAGTTCTTGACGAATTTCTTTCTCCAGATTATACTTCCTTGATATTAATATTGCATCTTTTTTAGAAAGGTAAGCCATCGTCGTGTTTCCAAATGAATTTTGCATTGTCTGGGAACTTATCTCTCCATTTTGGGTCGATTTCCCCTTGATGCCACAAATTAGTGGACTCTATATAGAATCCATCATTGAATTGGATGCAGAATTTTGCTCCTGCAAATCCACGAAAGTGGCTTGTAGAATTTTCATCACCAATTAAATAATGATGACCATCTACTACCACTGCTGTATGAGGTGGAAGAGATACATCATGTTGTAGATGCATCTCCCAAAAATCATTGATGAAGTCCCTGTTCATATAACCACAATTCTGCTTGAGAAGATAATTCATAGAAATTAGACCTTAAATGTCTACGGTATTGCTGCATAATAAGCTCATAAATAAGCTTATTTTCATCAATACCAAAGCCATTTCCAGCCATAGTTTCATCCTTGTTTTGTGACCAGAATGGAATGTTGTTGGTTGACAATCCCCAGATGCCACCAAGATATACTTCTTCTGGAGTCATTTCAGGTATAGATTTTGTTCGGAACATGCCCCAAGGGCATGGTCCTAAGTTCGGATTCTGGAAACCTAGATTCCATGCATCTCTATGGATAGCAAGAAGCTGTCCAAGAGATGTGGCTTCCTTAAGTCTTTGCTCAAGGTGTGGGTACCATCCAACAAGAGCTTTAGACTTGTCCAGTTTTCGGAGATATTCTGCAAGCTTTTTTCTCCGAAAT